TTTCCCACTACGAGTCATTAAAGATCCTTGTCTTGCCTCTTCTTCTTTCAAAAACTGACTAAAAGACTTCATGTTTCTTTCTTACTTTTTTAGTTATTTATAAAAAAGAGGGTTGGTTAGACCCTCTGATGTGTTAGTTTGGGAAGTGAACTTATTTCACTACTCCAAGTCGTTTTGCATTAGCATCACCACCCAATGCGTTATATCTTTTTCTAGCTGCTTCCGCATCAGAATCTTCAAGAATACTTTCTCTCCACTCTTCACTCATATTTGCCATGATTTGAAGTGCTGCTTCTTCAGTATCGGCATAACCTTCATCGAGAAGATGACCTTTGATTAGGTCGAAAACATCAAATGATGATGAGATATTTCTAATCGACCCCATTGCTGCCATTTTTTTAATATCACCCTTTATCTGATCTGGAGCATATCCAGTTTGATAACCAAAAGTTCTCTGCATCAGAGGATTAAAGGTTCTTTGAGGAGCAGCAGGAGTGGTTGCTGGAGCGGTTGTAGTTGTAGGAGTAGCAGTCGGTCTTGCACCACCTTGTGTTGCTACTGGTGCTGCAGGTCTTGCAGGTGCAGGAGCAGGAGCAGCGGGTCTTGCTAGGGCAGGTGCTGCGGGTCTTACAGGTGCTTGTGCTGCAGGAGATGGTTGTACTCTAAGTGCTTTAGGAGAAGAACTAGTTTGGGTAGCATTTCTATTTCTTCCAGTGCCTCTCATACCTCCCATACCACCACCAGCAGGGCGAGTTGCTTGTGGAGCTGGTCTTGCTGCTGTTTGTGCTTGATCGCGCTTAGGTGCAGTCATTTGACCAGTAGTTGGTCTAACAATTTCATCCAAATATGCCTCATACATCTCTTCCCAAGTATAATCACTCAGGTCATAACCCTCTTCCACAAGCGAGTTGACCCACGATTCAACTTCTTCCCAGATTTGTTCTTCTGTGAGTTCTTGGGGAGCATAAACGGCACTGTATGCTTCCATCAAATTGGCAACGTCGTTTCCAGTAATTCTAGACATTTCGTTATTTTTTAGTTCTTTATAATTTTATTTATAAAAAAGAGGGTCTTTATGACCCTCAAAGTTATTTTTCAACCATTCTTTTTCATAATCATAATCACCAAAAAGAAACTCGTCAGATTCTGCTGCTTCTCTATAAGCATTCAGAATCTCTTCTTCACACCATTCATCATAGTTGGAATCCTGAGAAAGTATCTTTGGTAACATCTTGTTTAATCCCACCTACTATGTAGGACTCCACTTCCACTTCTTGTGGTGCCACTTGAAGACCTTTAGAATCTAACCAATGAGAAGTCCAAGGAAGGGGATTATTCTTTGCAGGAATATCATAAAGTGGTTTGAGTCCAATTGCTTTTATTCTACGATTCGCAATCCATTCAACATACTGTTGTAACAGTTTGTCATTCAGACCGATCATAGAACCATCCTTGAACAGATACTCTGCCCAAAGTTTCTCTTGATTGACAGCGTTCTCAAAGGTCTTGTAGACCCATTGCTCTTCTTCTTTACAGATTCTTGCCATCTCAGGGTCATCACCTTCCTTCCACTTATTCAGGATATTCTGAGTAATGACCAAGTGCTGATTCTCATCTCTAGCAATCAGAGAGATGATTTTTGCACTTCCTTCCATAAGTTTGAGTTCGCCAAAAGCAAAACTGCAAGCGAAACTGACATAAAAGCGAATACCTTCAAGAATATTAACGTTTGCAACTGCTCGGAACAGTTTACGTTTGAGTTCATATCTTGCCTCTTGTGCGTATGGGACTTGTTCTAATGCATGAACCCACTCATTTGAATTGTCATAATGATGAGCACTGTTGATGAAGTCATTATATGCCTGAGTAACACTCACGGCACGTTCTAAAATACGGTCATCTCTGAGAATAGTATCAAAAACTTCAGATGGGTCTGAATAAACATTTTTGATGATATATGTGTATGAGCGACTATGAATCATCTCCATAAATTCCCATACCTTCATACATGCTTCCAGTTCTGGAAGGGAGCAGTATGGAGCAAATGCCATACCAGGTCCTCTTCCCTGAACTGAGTCCAACATAATTTGATACTTCAGATTTGAAGTAAAAATATGTTTTTGTTCTGGGCGAAGTGTTTGATAATCTCCACGATCTTTTTGTAGAGAAATCTCTTCGGGTCTCCAAAAATATCCTAATTGCTGTTGAGTTAGTTTATCGAAAATTGGATATTTGTAAGAATCATATCTTTGGATTCCTAGTGGAGCACCAAAAAACATTGGTTGCTTTTTGGTATCTACTTCTTGAGAGTTAAAGACGGTCATTGATTCGACCATATTTTTCTCCTGCGAATTGGTTTTGAAACTAAAAGTCATAATTCTCCTTACTAAACTAACTCAACTGTAATATTTAACGAAACTAAATTGTGCAACTTTCACAAGATTCTTCATCGGCATTAGAAAGTTCTTGAAGAAGTGATTGAAGGTCTTGTTTTGGTTCTTCTACCACTTCATCAGACTTAATATCATAAGTGTTTTGATAATATGCTGTCTTGTGCCCTAATTTGAAGCAAGTTAACATATCCTGCGCCATTACGCTAACAGGGACTTCATTATCCGGATAATTCTCTGGGTTATAGGACCAGTTTCCACTAATCGCTTGATCGAAGAATTTTTGCATAACAGCAACAATATTGATGTAACCACGATTGCTAGGCATATCCCACAGAAGTGTATAATTGTTTTTAAGTGTTTGATACTGTGGAACAATTTGTTTGAGTGGTCCCTTCTTACTCTTTTTAGTGGACAGGTATCCGCGAGGAGGTTCGATTCCGTTTGTGGCATTTGACACAACGGAACTGCTCTCCGAAGGCATCTGTGCGGACAGTGTTGAGTTCCTAACTCCATATTGTAGAACTCGCTGCCTAAGACTCTCCCAATCATACTTCAACTCGTTTGGAACAATTTCATCTACATCCTTCTTGTATGTATCAATGGGAAGAACTCCTTGCGAGTACTTAGTCCGATAAGAATACTCACAAGCACCTTTCTCTTTCGCAAGATTGACTGTCGCATCAATCAGATAATATTGGAATGCTTCAGTCAGATCGTGTACTAGTTTCCACGCATTAGGATCATCATATTTTACGCCGTGCTTGGCGAGATAATGTGCTAGACCAATATAACCTACTCCAAGCGAGCGGCGATTTCTGGTGAAGTTCTCCGCTGCCTTTACGGGGTAATTTTGATAATCAATAATTTCATCCAAAGCACGAACTGAAAGATCACAAAGTTCCCTTATATCATCAAAGTGCTTCACTTTTCCAACATTTATTGCCGACAAAATGCAAGTTGCAATTTCTCCGTTATCATCGTCAATATGTTGAATTGGAGTCGTCGGTTCAGTAATCTCCATACAAAGATTACTCATATTAACCTTATCTAGATAAGAACTATGAGAATTGCAATGATCAATATTCATAATGTAAATACGACCAGTTTCTGCTCTCTCTTTTAAGAGATCCAAAAAGAGTTCTTGAGCACTGATAGTTTTTCTTGGAATAGACTCATCTCGTTCATAACAAACATATAACTCGTCAAATCCATCAGTGCCAAAAGCATCATACAACCCAGGAACATCGTGTGGAGAGAAGAGTGTGATTTCTTTGTTACTAATGAATCTTTCATAGAATAACTTGCTAATTTGAATACCATAGTCTAATTTACGAACACGATTATCTTCAGTTCCCTTATTATTTTTCAATACAAGAATATCTTTTATTTCTTGGTGCCAGATTGGAAAGAAGCAAGTAGCACTTCCACCGCGAATCCCGTTTTGTGTACAACATCTGACAGTTGCCTCAAACTTTTTGAGGAATGGGACAACACCCGTATGCTGAACTTCTCCACCTCTGATTTTAGAGTTGATTCCACGGATGCGACCTGCGTTGATACCAATTCCCGCTCTTTGAGAAACATAGCGACCAATTGCCATATCAGAGCTGAAGATGCTATCAAGGGTGTCATCAACATCAACAAGAACACAACTTGCAAATTGGCGAAGTGGGGTTCTAACACCCGCCATGATTGGTGTAGGAATGTTGATTTTGTGCTTTGAGATTGCGTCATAATACTTTTTAACGTAATCTAGACGGGTTTCTTTAGGATACTTTGAGAAGATAGTCGCAGCAATCAAAAGATACATAAACTGTGGCGTCTCATAAAGTTCACCAGTGCTACGATCCTGGACCAGATACTTATCAACTACTTGGCGGAGACCAGCATAAGTAAACAAATAATCTCTATCGTGCTGAATAAAAGACTCCAAACGCTCAAATTCTTCGTCATTGTATAAGTTAAGAATTTCGGCATCATAGACACCTCTACCAACGGCACGAAGGACGTGCTGCTTGACTGTGGGGCACTCGTGCATACGACCAAACAACTGCTTGCGGAGGGCGAACAGAAGCAGGCGTGCGGCAACGAATTGATAGTTAGGATGGTCCAGGTCAATCAAATCCGAAGCAGAACGAATCAGAATCTCCTGGATTTCTGCCGTCGTAATGCCATCATAGAATTGAATACCCGATTTCATCTCAACTTGACTTGCAGAGACCCCTGCAAGATCCTTACACGCTTCTTCCACCATTACATGGAGTTTATTCAACTCCAATACTTCAGTGGCACCATTTCTTTTAATAACTTTTGTACCGTTACTCATATTTTCTTCCAATTGTTAAACTTGATTTTTGCTTCTAAACCAGAGTAGATATTTGATTTTAACACATCCATAACATTAAGTCCAGCAAGCACCATATCGTTAATGTCCTTTTGCTGAATGGTTGTAGGCCAAATAACTATTTTGTCACCTCTATTAATGGTTTTTGATATTCGGTTGACGATTTCTCGATTACGTGGTTCGTTATCAAAAACGTAAATATAATTGCACCAACCAAACGACCTAATATCAATGTCGGACCCACACATAGCAACAGCATTTTGTATAAACGTGGAATCGAAGGGTCCCTCAACGATGTAAATGGATTTTGAAATATCAATTTGGTCCAATCCATAAATTTTTGGTGCGTCATCAGAAAGCATCACAGTGATATATTTAACAGAGTTTGAACCTAGTGCTCTTCCTTGAAATCCAATTAGATTACTATCAGTATCATACATTGGTATAATAATGCGACTTTCATCCATACCAATATTATCAAAAGTGTGTTTTTGAGTGTTAGACCACTGTTTGAATTTGTCAGCAAAATAAAACTTTTCTGGATTGAGTTTTCTTTTTTCCAAATATTCTTTAGCAACTGGATTAGTGGATGCCTTAGGTAAATCTAACTTCTTCTTGAAAACTGGTTTAGTAAACTCAAACTTCGGTTCTTCTACTACAAAGTTTTTACCAGTATGCCCTTCCTTAAATTTTTCTAAAGTATATTGCTTATGAAGAAATGGATCTAATTCCTTAAGAAAATTATTGAAAGATAAACTAGCACCACAGTTATGACACTTAAAGTTAGTGTTATTCTTTACAGGGTATAAATATCCCCTTGCCTTACTTTTATTGCGTTGAGAGTCACCACAAATAGGGCAACGGAAGTTGTAGAGATCTGCCTTAACTCTCTTAAATTTTTGTAGTCGTGATGAAACGAGTCCAATATACTTGGAGTCAATCAGATCCATTATAAGGTGCTATTACTTCGCTCTTTCTATTCTAACAGGTTGTGGGTCAGGAGTCAAGAAATCTACTACAAGATGTGATTGAGAAATTGCAAATGTTACCACCGCAAAAACTCCAACAACAATCCAGCGATACTTTACAAATTCTTCTACTTTAATTTCTAATTTTTCAATTCTTTTTGATACCTCTTCATGCTGTTGTTTATTTTCGACTTTTAGTTCCTCAATAAGTCTACTAATATGATCATCAGATTTGTTACATTGTTCTATTTTTTCTTCGTGAACTGCAAGCATTTTACTGATGTTTTGACTTGTTTTTCCCATCAATTGAATTGCTTCATCAATTCTTCTCATCATCATTTCATACGATGACAAACGCTCTTCTAAAACAGCAATTTTGGTGTCCGATGAGGTGTTTTGATTAAACATGATTGGAAGAATATGAGTTTGCTACCTTAATTACATAACAAATCTACTAATATTTATTTTTTAATATATTTCTTCTTAGTATTTATTAATGCTGACTTATAAGGTGGTGGCAATCTTCTGGCAACTTTACTTCTACCATCAAACAAAGGTTTATCATATCCAGCAGTCGGTCCAGGATCAAATCCCTGAGCACTACCACCAAATCCAGCCTTACCTGCAGCACTTGCAGTTGTCATTGCCATTTCTTCACGTATATCTCTAACAATAGAAATAAGTTTATCTATTTTATCCATTTTACCCATTAAATTTTTTCCAATAATGTGAGACAGTCTTGATCTTCTTGGATTGTATTGATAAAAGTTTTTGGATATTCTGGTATACGATTCAAAAAAATTAAAAAACTTTTAATTATAGACCAATGAGATTGATCTAAATTATAAAACAATAAAGGAATAGTAGCATCATTAAAAATATTAAACAACACTATAAGATGATTTAATATTAAATGGACTTTTAAATCGCTAATATTTTTGGTTTTTTTATAGCGATTTAAAAGTCTCTTAACATATTTAAACCTTTTTAAATCATTATCAAAATCCTCTTTCGTTATTGATTGAGGATTATCATAATTCTTTATAGCAAATATTAAATAATTATCTTTATTCAGTTCATCAAATCTCATAATTTATAAATTTATCAAGCGTATGTAATTGTTCCTACACCAGAAGTCACTGAAGTATCACCAGAAGCAATTACAACCTTATACTCTCTACCATCATCCTTGTCACTGTCATTTGCAACGGTAAGAACAGTAGTTGCAGAACCAGAGTAATCTCCACTATCAGAAAGTGCTGTAGTATCCTCATACCACTGATAGGTAAGTGGAGCATATGTTGGATTGACTGAAACTGCCACAGTAAATGTAGCATTTCCATCAGTTGCAACTCCAACTGCATCTACCACATCAGTAGTGATAGTAATCGTTGGATCTGGGAATCTTGTGTCGTCATTAGCATCAGTTCCTGCGGAAGCACTAATATTTCCAGCAACTAATACTTCAGACTTAACTCTTAAGTTTCCGTGGGTATCAACATAAGTAGTAACTCCAACCCATCCACTGTGAGAAACTGCATAAGCAGCTGCCTTTCCACCAACAGTAATTGTTGCTGCAGCACCAACTTCTTCTGCGCTTACGCCAAAAACACCAGTAAAGTATGGATTAGCAGAGTATCCAGAAGTTTTTGATTCTGGTGCTTTATAAGTAGAATCACCAAGTGTATAAATTGGTTCTTCAGAAATGTTGTATGTAGAACCAGAAACAGTTGTTAATCCACTTACAAATCCAGCGGTAGAAGCAATTGATAATGTGGTTGATGTAACACCAGTGACAACTGCATATCCATAAGTCGCACCAGCACCAACGGTAATCACATCACCAGCGGAAACTGCAGAAGTAAATGTAACTACGCCAGTCGTACCAGTAATTGAATTTGTTCCAAGATTAACATTGACGGTTCCAGCAGAATAAACTGAGTCTTTATTGCCCCAAAGAGCCATGTTTCTTACCCTATAATTTCTTTATATTGATATTTATAAAAAAAAGAGACCTTATAAAAAGATCTCTTTTATCTAAAATATTTATTTTATTTTTCAGGTTTAAATAATAATTCCTTAACAGTAGCAAGAATCATGTTATCAATACTATTATCTGTAGTATTAACATATTTTTCAAGAAGTTCAATTACAAGATTTTTAACTGATGGGTGTGTTGCAATTCTAATTAATAAAGGTTTTACAACCGCTACAATTAAATCCATAATGTCCTCCGTGTGAAGAGTATCTTAATTTATTTAGCAATCAACCGAGTCTACGTCTTCTTTCTTCGTCTCTTTCTTCTCTTTCTCTTGCTGCTACTTGTGCCGCTTGTCTTTGTTTTTTTGCTGCAAGTCTATCTGCAGTTGTCTCTTCTTTTTTCTTAGGACGATCTCTTTCAGGAACACCTCTCTCTGCTTCATGTTGAGCAAGGGTTTTTCCACTTTTAGTCATAAGACCTTTAGCACTTGGCATTGTTCTCAAAACTTCCATAGCACGATCTCTTTCAGGTCTTGGTTGACCCTTTCTTGCTCTTGTCCTTTCATCAAGAACTTCACCTTCTGGTTCATAAGACATTTTGAGTCCCATTGCTCTCAATTTATTTTTAAAGTTTCTAACTTTAGTTGGCATTGATCTTGGATCATCTTCGTTAGATTTATTATCAGACTCACAGTTCTCCTCGTTCATCGCTTGCTTTCGAATAGTTGCAAAATAAATTTGAGTGCCTTTCTCTTTACCATACTGATCAATCATATTCTTCTTCATTTCTGAGTCATCATATTTTGACTTTAATTTCTTCTCTTTCTTTTTTTCAGTTTCAGTCATTTCTTTTTCATTCAGTAACCCTAAAAATTTAGAGTATGATGAACTTTCATTCATACCATTACCATTATCACTCTTGTGATAAACTACAACTTTATTTTTTTTACCCTTTTTCACATTGATTGTATTTTCATCATTAATTTCACCAAGATATTCCTCTTTTACACTTGAAGTATCTTTGCCATCTGGAGTTCCACCTCTTCTTTTTTGAATTGCATTATGAACAACTCCACGATATTCTTTAGCAGGACTTTCTTTCTTACCATCACCGTCCCAATCTTTACCTGCAGTTGCTGCTGCAGTTCTTTCTCCTCTTTTCTTTTCACCTTCATATGGTTCACCATATTCAGTCATTTCAACTGATTCAATATTTGGATTTGAACGAAGTTGATTAATTTTTTCACGAGTTGCAAATCTTACATATGACACCCCACTTATATCAGTGACTCTAACCTTATATTTTTTATCTCCTTTATTGTAATTTGATTGCTCTTCTAACTCAGACTTGAGTTGATCGTAATTAATATCATCAGATTTTGGTTCAACAAAAACATTATACAATGCTTTTGCAACAGAAGAAGATGCTAATTCAGAAACACCTTCCAAATATGTTTCAGTAACGATTCCACCTTTACCAAAGAGTTTTTCTCTTACCATTGATTTTTCTTGTTCTGACATAGAACTGTTTTGCATATACTGAGTATATGCCGCCCTTAAAGGAATATTTTCTCTTCTTGCACGATATTTGATATCATAAACAGCTTGCCTAACTCTTTTTTCTGGTGTTTTTTCTTGTCCATCATCACGATCTCTATCACTACCTTTTGATAAAGATGCCTGAGGAAACTTTCTTGCAGGTAAATCTTCAGCAATATGCTTTTTCATGAGAAAACTTTTTACTTTACTTTTTTCTATTTCTATTTATGAAATTCTTTATATTAGATACTCCCATTACATCCATTACATTCTTCCTATAACCATCAGTTCCAATTAAAGTATTTCTTTTCCCAGAAACTCTCATTTTTCTAGACATACTCTTTTCTGTATATGATTCAGAGACATCTTTAATCCAAGACTTAAACATCATTCCATCTTCAGTGACACAAATTAAATAATTTGTTCCTCTGCGAATTATATTGCCAGAAAGACCCGTATTTAAATTTTGAACAATATCTCCTACTCTAAAAATATTTTCAGAAACATAATTTTCTCTTAAAGATTGTAAATCAAATTTCGGAGCAATCTCCCAAAGATTATATCCTTCTTGCTGTATTTCCTCTATTCCCATTCCTTGACGAACTAAATCAAATAATTGAATAATTTCTTTTCTAGGAATTGAAGGTGGAATTAAATTTCTAAAGGTAACAAAATCTCCTTCAGCAGCGGCAAGTCTCATTCTTGAAGAAGTTATTCCGCTAATCTCCTTATCATCAGCATCAATTTCTCCTACAGGGAAAACTTCAACTGTATCAAATTGATATAATTGTCCATTATAAGTATTAGACAAATTTTCAAATTCTTTTACTCTAGTATTTCCACAAATTATTCTTATTCCAGAATATCCATCATTGTGCGCTTTTTTTAAAGTATCAAAGATTGTAATTTGATTTGAATCATTTACAATTCTCTCTCCATGATTTGGAAATAATTTCCTCATGAAAAATATTTTAGTATCAGGATCCAACGGATTTTTCTTAGAATCAAAACTTCTTGATGGAACAATTATATAATCTCCTCCTTCTTCTGCGGCAATTTGTGCTGCAGTATCCATAAGTTCTTGATGAGCAACTGTTGGTGGATTAAATCTACCAAAAACAATATTTAAAACACCTTTTGTTTTTTCTACAGGTATAAAACTCTGAGGTATTTGCTCTTGTGGAATTTCCTCTTGTGGAATTTGTTCTTGAGGTATTTCTTCCTGGGGAACTTGTGGAGTTTGTTGTACTATTGCTGAATCATTGTAATTAGGAGAAGCAATTTGCTTTTCTCTTGGAGTTTGTGCTGGATCTTTTCCAGGTATTCTTTGTCTTTTATTGTAGTATTGAAGACCACCACCAACTGTCTTGGCTTCAAATTCGCCAGTTGCTCTATTATACCAACCACCATGTCCATCACCTACAAGACCTAATCTTTTTGCTTGTTGAGATGCAGAGGTTGCTTCTGTAATAAATGTTGAAAATAATTTCATTACTTTATATGAGTATTCTTCTACACACAATATAAAGTATTTAGTAATATGGAGATAAGGAGACTCGAACTCCTGACCCCCTGCGTGCAAAGCAGGTGCTCTACCAACTGAGCTATATCCCCAAAAAAGAATTATATTACCTAATAGGCATTAAGTCAAATAATTCTGGATGAAGTTTACCATATTTTCTCATTATTTCCCCTGCTTTTGCGTTTGCAAAATTTTCTTCAGGACTTCCTGGATGAGACTTTATAGTTCCTTTTTCTAAAAGTTGTTTATAATGTATTACTTCGTGCGAAAGTGTTCGCAAAATATCAATCGGATGACGATTGATAGTGCTTAAATATATAACTTTTTCTTCGGTTATATATCCAAAAGCAGAAACTTTTTTAGCAAAATCGGCATCATCAATTAATATGATTGGAATATCAAATGAAATTCTAAGTTCTCTTTTTAAATAAATTAAAAATGTTTTTAAAATAGAATCAAATTGTATTTTTGTAGTTGGTCTACCTTTTCTTTTTCCAATCAAAGACATTTTTTAAAATATTTATTCTGGATTAACAATTGATCCAATTTTATCATCAAGATCATAAATTACGTTACGAATATCAGAAATGCGTGGAGGAATGTTTCCCTCATTATAAGTATATCCTAATTGCGATTCAAATAAAACTTGACGAACTGCGGCAGCGCAGCGAACATCCATTTTAATCGTTACTTGTTTTTCTTTAGTCATACTTCCTCCAGATAGTATTTCATATGCTTAAGGGTATTTCTACCCTCTTTAGTATTAACGATCATTTGGTGATCTATTTTCGGAATAAAATGCGTCAAAAGCACCTTCAGGATAACGCTTTAAAAGTTTTTGAATGTTTCTAGCAACTACTTCATCGAGGGTAATATCTAGTGCTATGCACGCTTGAGCAACATACCACATAATATCACCCAGTTCAATAATTAAATGCTCCCTGTTATCTTCGTTCCACGGTTTAGATTGAAACACGAGTTTTTTTACTATCTCCATAAACTCACCACCTTCGGCATTAATACCAACAGCAGCAGTCAGAAGACGCTCAATGTTAGCACCCTTTTCATCAAGGGCAACCAAACGGTCAGAAAGAGCAAGAAAGTCTTTGGATGCATCAGAAGTTACAGCATCCACAAACTCTGCATACTTATCAAAATCAACGTGTTTTGCGGTTTCAGTCATAGTATATTCAGTGTATCCGTTTTCTAATGTTTTTTTAGTGATTGAAATGGTCATTAAAATTTAAATCCTTCGAATGACTTTTTAGGTTTCTTTTCTTCATAATCATACTCTTCTTCTTGTCCATTGTCAAGGATATCGTTTTGAGCAGATTGTTCGCAATCGTAAAGACGCATCTTAGCCCTATCAATTCCAACGACAAAGCGTTTATAAATGGTCGGGTCATTATAACGATTCTTAAGTTGTTTTACAAGAATCTGTCCCAACCCCTCCAACTCTTCTGTGCTAATAAGGGCAAACATAAGATCAGCAGTAGCAGGGAGACCAAAGGATTCAGAAGTATCAGTAAGTTCAACGTCAGAACTACCATAACCTGAACGAGTGGTCTGAGTAGCGGAGACAATTGGGACATTAAACTCAACCGCAAGTCCCCGAAGTTCCTCAGCAATTGCTTTGACAAATGTATAAGAATTGATATTGCTGTTTCCGCGATACCTAGAGGAAGAACAAATATTAAGGTAATCGATGAAAATAATATCAGGTCTAAATGACTTCTTAAGTGCAAGTTCATTAAGAAGTGCCTTAAAGTGTCCACTATGAGCAGAAGCAGTTGGGTATTCCTTAATTATAAGAGTTCCCTGAGTTTTCTTTGCAAGATTAGTTACCTTACTTTCAAACATCTGCTTTGGCAATTCTGCCATATCTTGAATAGGAACATTCAAGAGATTTGCGTCAATTCTTTCAGCAATTCTTTCCTCCGCCATTTCAAGAGTGATGTACAGAACGTTCCTGCCTTGCAATAGGACGGAAGAAGCCACATGGCACATAAAGAGACTCTTTCCGACACCCGTACCAGCCAAAGCGATATTGAGAGTCTTATTAGGTAAACCACCTTTGGTAATTTTGTTAAAATATTCAAGATCAAATTCAATTTTTTCTTCCTTTCTGTGATAGGACTCATATCGTTCCTCATAGTCTAACAGATAATCATGACCAATGTGGGTATCAAAAGATACTGCAAGAGCATCGGAAAGAATACTGGGAATGCTATCACGGTTTTTCTTTTCATCTTTACCATCTGCAATATGGATTGACTCCATGAGAGCAAGATAGATAGCACGATCACGACACCACTTTTCAGTTGTATCAACCAACCAATTAAACTCAGAGGGTTCATCGTCAAGATAACTAATAATTTGAGTGATTTCTTTGAAAGAAGTTTCATTAATATCATGGCGTTTTTCTACCTCAATACAAAGAACTTCTTTCGTTGCTGGTTGATTGTATTCTTGCACAAACTTGAGTATCTCTTCAAATACTACTTTTTGATTTTGATCTTCAAAATATTCAGATTTAATAAAAGGAATTACTTTTCTTACATATTGTTCATTGTGTAAAAGGTTTCTAAGGACTAGAAACTCAACTTTCTCCATAATTCATCTCCACATAATATATGTCTGGATAATTTTTATTTTTTGCTCTATATCTTAGTTGTCTTAAAGTCAATCCTCCAGATTCTCCATTTCTTACACATTTAGATGCATCTTCCCATATTTTACCATAAACTGATATGGACTTTGAATTGTAATTTTTTACAGACCTTTTTCTTTCACTTATAAGTTTAGAACTTTCTTTTGAATTTATTTTTCCTAATTGATTTAATAAGATACTTTGTTTTCTTTTTCTTTTTTTATAATCTTCATTTTGATGAGACTGTTTCCATTTGTCCGATTTCAGTCTAGCAGTTGTTAATTTGCTTTGATCTCGCTTACATCTTGCAACTTGATCTTCATAAATTTTAATTAATTCACCTTCTGTTAAATTTCCACCAAGAAGTTGGAAAGCATACAAATCTGATATGTTTTTATAAACTAACCAACGACGATGATGAACCTCTTGATGAAGTTTTCTTGGAAGTTTAACTAAATTACTTGAATCATCAGTTCCGCCTTCATATTTTGGAATAATGTGATGTGTATCTATAAACATTTTTTAAGTGTGGTTACTAACCATACTTATTTATTATTTCTCGACCCATAAGAAAATTCATTTCTAGCAATTTCATCAAGCTTTTGCATTACATCATCAGTAAAATATTTTTCAGGTTCAGATAAAATTTGTTTTGCATAAATTTTCTTACCATCAATTTCGTAACGTCCAGCAACATTTTTCCAAAGACCACCAAGTTCACCAAGTTCTAATAATCCATAATATCTATCAAGACCACGCTCATCATAGTAAAGACGGACTTCAACTTCTTTATTCTCTTTACTTAAACGAGACTTGAGACTCTTTGCCTTAATAATGTTTCCGACAACTTCTGTTCCGTCTTTTTCCTTTTTCTTTCCAAGACTAATAATGGTAGAAGCAGCGTACTTAAGACCACTACCACCACCCATTTCTTGTGTAGGAACATATGAACCAATAACTTGATATACATGATTAGTTACAATAAGTGGCACATTTGCTTGACCTAATTTAAGAGTTAACATTCGGAACGCACCTTTGACCAATTGAGATTTGGTCATATCACGAACTTGTTTGTCATTTAGCGCATCGGTGATTTCTTTCTCAGTCGAAAGCATACCCAGAGAGTCTAGTACAAAAATACAAGGTTTTCTCTCTTCCAGAGGTTTCTTCATATAAAGATCCACTGCTTTCAGTGCTTTACCACGGAAATCTTCAATGGTTACAACATTTACAACTACGGTTCTAGAAGTATCAACACCTCTAGATTCTAGAAGAGATTTAGTGATAGCAGCCTCAGTATCAAAGTAGAGACAGTAACCATCGGGATGAGTATCAAGAAAGTTCTTAACCACTGCGAGAGAGAAAAAAGTCTTTCCAGTAGAAGACTCTCCAGCAATAGCAGTAATCTTATTCCCAGATACACCACCAAATATGCTACCTGAAACCAGTGCATTAAAAATGTATGAACCCGTATCAACATAAGTTTCCGTTTCGTCAATATCAGATGCTAACTTTGTAAAGTCATCACCGATTTCTTTTACAATATCTTTAAGAAAATCCATCACACTACCATCCCGTATTGTTCACGAAGTATTTTTTTATAGGGTAAACCTTGTTCTTTGAGTTCTTTTACAAGTTTAAGTTTTTGATATAATGCAGAATCTCCACCAAGATGCATGGCATTTATAATTGTATTCAGTTCTTCATCATTAATAGGTAAATCCATTAGGCAAAAAAGGAGTCAAGGTTTGTTGTTTTTTCTACAGACCATCCGATACAATCAAGAATTGCTCTGAGTGGTTCTACAAAACTTTTCTCAAATTGTAACTCATAATCAATGTATTTGTCAAGGTTAAGTTCTTTAGGAAACTCTTGAATAAATGAAATAATATTCTCGTGTATGCTATTTGGTTTTTTCAGATAAATGAATTTCACCTTTTCACCATTATTAATAAGTGAATACTTGTTGGTAAGTTTTTTCTCTTTTATATAATGATTAAACAAAAGTGCTCCACGAATGTGAACTGGTGTTCCCTTTGCATAAATTGACGAAGATGATTGATATTTTTGAACACCAGATGCTGTCCTTGGAAATGCAATTTGTTCGGGTGGAAGCTGCTTAAATTGCTTTCGTGAGTTTTCAATAAAGTCAATGACTTCATCCTCAGTTCCACTCATCATCAACTTAAGAGCATCCTTAATCATCTTGCGACAAGGTGCAGGTGTGGAAGACTTGACTGCTTCGATACCCATCATCTTGAGTTTAGGTTCTTCATAACGAACACCTTCACTATCCCAGACATTCAGAATGTATCGTTTCTTGGCAGTCCAGATTCCACGATCAGCAATATTCTCTCGTTTCATCTGCATCTTTTGGTCATAGGCATTTACATACGAAGCCAATTCTTGGTAGCAACCTTCAATATACTTTTCAAGTTCCACTTTACAGACCTTATCAAGGAACGAAACAATGCCTTGAGTAGTTTTCTCTCTTCCTTTGTATATACAGTCAACCAAAGGACCCATATTAAGGTAAACAGAATCAGTATCTGAAGCAATAACATAATCTATGTCGTGTGTCTTAAGAAGTTTATTTAGATATTGATTGAGTTTATTTTCAATCCAACGAATTGCAACCTGTCCAGAAAGTGTAATTGCCTCAGCGTTTGCTAGTTTATAATAACGGAAATACTGATTGCCAATAGCACCATAAGCAGAGTTAAGTTGAATCTTCCTCGCCATTTGGATGTTGTTACAACGTGCAATCTCCTTTTCCAACTCCTTTGTCTTTTTCTTTTCATATTCTTGTTTAGCAGCAAGCATTTTCTTCTTATAGATTGTACGATCCTTATAAATTTTATCCATCAATTCTGGGAGAAATCCCCTAATATCCTTACGATACATTGCACCATTAGCACATACTGCATAATCTTTATACATTTCAAATGTAATTTCCTGATTTAAAATTTTATCCACAGTAACGGTTGGATGTTTTTCTTCTATAAGAGTTTCAGGACTTACATTAAATTGCATAATTAAATGAGGGTATAGAGAATTGAGGTCAAAATTAACAACCCAATCATACATTCCAGGAACAGGTTCTTTTACATATGCCCCAGCATACTTAGAATCTTTTTCAGATCTTTCTTTTGGTGGAATTACAATATTTCTTTTCTTTAAATAATTGTAGATAATAGTATCCCACATTCTAACTTGAGAAAAAACATCTTCATAATTTGCTTTAGCATCATATGCCATCGTAATAGCAAGTTCAATCAATTTCATCTTGTCTTCCATTCGGTCAACAAGTTCCACGTCTTTGATGTTGTACTCTACAAACTTTTGCCAACCCTTTGTATAGAAGTCCTTAAAGGTATCAAACTCAGAGTGATCTAGTTTCTTTTGTCCAAGTTCTACTTCAGCAATATAGTCAAGACGATAAGATTCTTGTGCTTTATAAGTAAATTTTTTATAAAGATCAAGATAGTCTAACTGTGATATGCCACCAATATCATAACAAATATGCTTGCGTCCAGAAATATAAGTTTCATCTTCGGTCACTAATCCCCAAGGTGATAAACGCTTCATGAGTTTTTCACCAAGAACACGATCAATACGTCGCACGAGGTATGGAATATCATACAGTTTACTGTTCCATCCCGTTACAACTTCTGGGGTATTAGTTTCAATCATCCACCAATGAATAAAATCATTCAGAAGATCATATTCGGACGAGAAAGAACGGTACGAAACATTTTTTTGATTATTTTGAAAAGAACCCTTTCCCCAAGTATGAATTTGTTTTGAAGAATAATCTTGAACGGTGATTAAGAGAACTTCTTCTGCTGCAGACTCTACGTCAGGGAAACCATTCTCAGAGGCAACCTCAATATCAATTGTAGTTACCTTAATCTTGTTGATATCGAATTTAAGTTCTTCTTCAGGATAAATGTCAGAAATGTATTGATAAATGTACTGCGTATTTCCAAAGATTTTAAAGTTTTCTACGTTCTCATATTTTTTAACAAATTCCCTACAGTCACGCACAGAACCAGGTTGTACTGCTTCTACATATTCACCATTTAAAGTTTGATATTTAGTTTTTTTATTAGAAGGGACAAAAAGAGTCGGGTAAAACTTTTCGCGGGTCATGAAATGGTTTCCATTTTCATAACCACGGACGAGAAAGTTGTCCCCGACCATCTGAACGTTAGTATAAAAACGAAGAGACATTAGGCAGTTAATTCAAGATACTTTTCAATAACTTCTGGAGTTGGATCTGCAATCGTTAAAATATCTTCAGATCTAATCATAAGTTCTTTTTGGTTAGATGCTTCTATCCATGGTTCAAGATAAAATTCATCAGATGATTCGCTTTTTTTCCATAAGCAAGGATTAGTTAACTTGCAATTTGGATCACCTAATTGTGCATCTATTTCAACAACTTCTGATATTAAAACCGTGTCAACATTCAGCAATAGACACTTCACATTCTTTTCCATTTACTTTTTCCTCATACATTTCTTTTAAAGAATTAATAGGTTCTACTATGGTAATAACCCAATCTGGAGTGACAATAATTTCTTTATCTTCCGATAAAATAATCCATGGAGATAAGGTTACACTAACAACATTGTCAGAATCTTCACCAACATTCTCAGTTAAAAGAACAGGAGAATTCAAAATAACTTTATGCGGATTAGAAAATAAGTATCCAAATGGTTTTTCTTCAGAAACTAGTTCTTTTGCATCAGAAATAATATAATCTCCAGACTTTAGTAATGCTAATTTAGTTGCCATGTTTAGATAATTTCCTCATACCATTGTACCAAAGAAAATGGGAGGTGTCAACTGAATTTTGCCAGTTGCCTCCCTGCGCCGACGATATTCAGTACTATTTAGAGATAGTCCCTACGTGCATGATGTTCTGGAACTATTTTCCCAAGTACGATCCGTAGAAGTCCGTCTTCGAATACAACCTCCCCGACTTCTGTGTCGTCGGATAAAGTCCACGCTCGTTTAAAACTTCTGCTAGCCACTCCCTTGTGGATAAACGTCCTATCCGATTCGGTATCTGCCTTTTGTCCTTCGACAAAAAGTTTTCCATACTCTGTGTATACATTTACCTCTCCTTTTTTGAATCCTGCAAGTGCTAATTCTAGATGAGATTCGACGTTATTTATTTGAATAAGGTTATATGGGGGATAATTTGTCGTTGTTTCATGAAGATTAAATAGACGATCAAAGTACTCGTCCATTCCAATACTGTTACGAGTGATCTTGTCCAGAAGAGTAGGCAGATCAGTAGTAGTATACCTTGTAAGGTTAGTCATTATGGTATCTCCTTTAAAAGCGAGTTTGTGTTTTGTGGACCCTTTCGGCATCCGTATATAATTATATCAGATCATAAAAAAAGACGGGTAGGAAACCCGCCCGTTTTTATTCGGTTTCCACTTCTTTCAAGTGAACTTTCAAAGCATTTTTCCATTGCTGTTCGGTATACCCACAAGCAATAAAAAATCTGCGAACCATTTCTAGAAATTGATTTTCATTTAGATATGGATCATCACATCTAATTTCTACATCTTCGTCGGGAAGAGCAAACTTTGCATTGGAATTATTATGCCAAGCCGCACCTTCATTTTAATGACGAAAACGAAACTCAAAACTTCCCGAAGACATCACTCAGCATCCTCAACTTTTTTCTTTTTAGCACCAATATTATACTTAGTTTCCAGAATCCAGTCTCCTTTATCCTTATAAGCAAGAACTTTAATTTGATTCAGAGGAGCAATGTCCCGAATCTTGGTTACATCAACAATCTCAATCAGACCCCAATCGGCAAGAAGTTGGGCAATGCGATTGCGACGTTGCACATCATTCACAGTCAGGTTTGCGTGCTTACCGTCAAGAGCAAACAATTCCTTGAAATGTACAAGGAAGTAACGACCTTGTTTGTGAAGAATATGACACGATTGATAGATTTTCTTTTCCTTTCTTGAAGCAACTCCGATACGGGTCAAAGTCTCACGAACCTTCAAAAAATCATCAGGTTCGTTTAGAATCACTTCAACCATTTGGTCGGGCGTCCACTTCACTTCAGGTTCTTGAACGACACTCATTTTGTTCCTCCAGTTTCAAATTTCGATTTAATAAAAGTAAGTTGTTCTTTAGTAAGAATCCTCAAAGCCTGTTTTGCCTTTTCATTACTATAACCATAGTATTGTTTGACACAATCAAGATCTTTGATTTTATCTTGTCGGAGCCAGGGAGAAAATCTCTTCTTTTTCCTCAGACTATTTAGTAAAAAATCATATTGCATCTTCTTAGGAAGAAAATGATATTGATTCATTTCATTTACAAACATAATTGAATCAATGTGTCCGGAAAAACACCTATTGATGATGTAAGGGGGATATTCCTTTTCTAGTAAAGGATCTTCATCAATCAGATTTTGTTTTGTTTGATTAATACTATTCAACCAATCTTTCAGTTCCATATCATCTAATAATCTCTAAATCAATTCCAGGTTTCCATAACTCCAATTCACTTCTAAGTTTGCTATCTTGAAGCAACTTATTGTATCTTCGTGTTGCCTTGATCTTCCACCAATCGATTACTTCTTGAGGTTCATATCCAAACTTAGAAATATAATATCTCTTTTTTTCAGTCAGAGATTTTGCATGTTCAATACATTGTTTGAACTCATGTAACTTTGAAGCATCTTGAAGAGATTTTATGATAATTGAAATCATCTTTGTCTGAATCTTCAATTTTTTAGAAGACTTATCTGCAGAGATCAATCGCTCCCCACCATTGGCATTATTATTAAACCACCAAAACATTTCACGAAAATAATCATCATGAAATAATGGAAGAAAATTACTTTCAGTATCTCCTATATGTCTAATATAAGGTTTAAGACCATCATACATGGATACTCCTTTTGTTGTACCGTATAATGAAGTTGTCTCAAAGTATTGTAAATCAGTTCCATACTTTAAATCAAATTGTCTTTTGAGTTCATTAGAAGATGCTAGAAGGGCAAGAAGTTTTCCCCCAAGGTAATTATATCCAAATGGTTGAACTGGAACAATATTGAATCCCATTACAAACTCATGATTAATTTTTGATAAAGGTAAAACTTCACCAAAATAATCATTTCTTGGTTTCGAATTAATTGTTGGTGAACCGAAACGAATTACACCAATGATTTTTTCTGTAGTGTCCTCGGTAACAATCCATTTAATCGTTCTTCCTGGAATTGCTTCTTCAATTGCATTGGAAGCAGTTATGTTTAAAATCTCAGAATATAAATCTTGATTGTACTTTGATTTTGGTTTAGAACTGGTATCAACCTCATGAATTGTGAATGACATATCATTTGGATTTATGTCAAAATTAGAAAACATTTCATCTTCTGGGCCAAATAACTTTCCAGAAGAATTAGATATTCTACTTTGTTTTACATATCTTAAATAATCATCAATTCGCTTAAATTTGGAGTAGTAATCAATAAATTGATCTGCTGCCCATATTGCATCTTTTTCAGATAATAAACTCATACCACTAAAAACTGGGTCTCATATTCAAGAAGTTGCTCTGGTACATTAATAATATTAGATTCCATAACAACAGAATCTTTCCATTTAGCACCTATTCTATTATATAATACAATTCCAAGATGATTGTACTTTAGGTTTGTTGGAACATGTACTTTATACACACATCCATCATTCTCAGTTAATTGACTTAACAAATTATTTTCTTTTTTAGTTACAGTAATTGTAGAGCAAGATAACCAAAAGAGTTTTTCAAATTCTTCATAATTTTCCAAAAATTTATCGGGATTATCCATTACCATTCTACCAATAAATTGAGGAGAAAGGCAGTGATCATGTGTCCTTTCTTTAGGATTATTAATAGCATTTTCGCTGATAAATCCAGTATGATTTACACCAGCACAATCAAAAACATTAATATAAAAAGTTCTTGTAATAGGTCGATAATAATCTTCTTTACCCCAATTATTTAAATTAGATTTTAAATTATTAAAAGCAGTCTCACAATATGCTTTCCAATTTTTTTTGTATTTTTTAGTCATTGTTTTCATAATCAGGTTTGTTGTACTTAAGGTACTCAAAAAAAGTCAATTTCATTTCTTTCTGAGTCATACCACAATGCTTTGCGGCAGCAGGAAGAGTCATTTTAGCACGAAAGAGACCTTCATTTGCCTCTTTTACATTCTCGGGAGTTGTTTTAACTGGATATTCGTATAGAGTTGTTCTATTTATCTTATAGGGATTCATTTAAATTCAACCTCACACATCATTTCAGTCAGAGCAGCAAGAAGATTAATCTCTTGATCGGCAACAAAGGATCCCTGATACATATACTTCGCAATAATCAAAATCGCAGAAGGAATTGTAGAAGGAACTAAAGATTCATAACACGAATCATAAACACGACGCAAAATAAGATTAGCATCATTGTCAATATTTGCTACTACCCACTTTCTCACTTCTGCAAAGTTCTTATCTTTCATATTCTTGATAAGATCATCTACTGCAATGTCTGAAAAAGATGCAAGAATTCCCGCGTCAATTTGTCCTCCCGTAGCATATCTTTGGCATTCGTTGAGAACTCTTCTAAAATCTGGGAAGTGTTTTGAGACCAGTTCTGCAACGACCTTTTGATCATATTCGATCCTCTCCGCATCCAAGATGTTTTGTAGACGCTTGAAGAAGGATCCTGCCAACTGCGCTTTTTGTTTCCCTTTGATCGTAAAGTCGATGACGGCACATCGGGAGTGAAGGGGTTCAATGATTTTATTTTTGTAATTGCAGGTGAAGATGAAGCGGCAGTTGTTATAAAATGCCTCAATATTTGCCCGTAGTAGGAGTTGAACGTCGTTGCCTGTGTTATCTGCTTCATCGATGATGATGACTTTGTGTTTAGAAGATCCCATAAGTGATACGGTCGAAGCAAAGTTCTTCGCTTGGTTCCGTACAGTATCCAGGAAACGCCCTTCGTCGGATCCGTTGATGATATAAAAGTCTGCTCCCAATTCATTACATAATGCTTTTGCAATAGTTGTTTTACCGATACCAGGAGGTCCTGCGAGAAGAAGATTTGGAATCTCACCCTTCTCCACAAACTCCTTGAATGTTTTTTTAGTATCATCGGGAAGGATACAGTCATCAATTACTTGAGGACGATACCGTTCCACCCAAAGAAAGTCACTTGTCATAATCAACCTCCAATTGATTGGCGAAATTGATTACTAACATTGCATGAATATTTTGCTTCTGTAAAAATATTTTCAGGAATCTCATCTGTTTCATGATGAATCATGAGTTTTTTGTAGATAGAATGAAAAACTTCATACTCTTGAACTTCACGATCTTCTCCAGGAACATAATCTGAATGTTCAGATTCCTCTCCATTATCACGAAAAGTTTCATACATACTATCTTGATATGCTATGTTGTTCTCATAATTAAGATACATTATTACATTTTCTAGGACAATTAATTCTTTGGGAGAAAAAACTTCCATTAATTTGGGATTCCATTCACAATACATAAATTTCATAATTTAATTAAATCCAATCAGGTTTTCGTTGCGGCATACGAAGATAATTAGATGCAACCCAAGGTTTGCTGCTAATGTACATCTTGTAAGCAGTAAAAGTGTCAATGCTTGTGTCAAATTTAAACTCATCTGGCATCGCACGGGCAAATGGTGTTACTTCTGTAATCTTCCCTTTTGGAAAGATATAATAGGTGTGTACAAGAGTATTATAACACGAATGGGTTTTACCATATCGCAAATGATACTCATCACACAAATTCATCCCCCACTTGATTAACCAATAAGCATTGTGGATACTATCCATTGCCCATTTGGTACAGGGATGATTTCTAAACGCCCCCTTTTCAGTCTTGTAAGGAGTGTTGTCTTTTTTATAGAGAGGACCATAATTATGACCCCACTTTTCTGATGCCACAATAGAAAGCATTTGACAGCATTCTAACGGCATCTTGACGATGTGTTTGTCTGGAAGTACGATTGCACTTTCAGCAGGCCATGGTGATGTAACAAATATATTCAAAGTTAATCCCTCAAAGTTTTTTAATAATTTAAAAGTAGTTCCAACTAAATGTTCATTAGAAGCAATACTTTTTAAGAACGTACTTTACTTTATTAGGTTTAGTTTCCATCCAATATGCTTCTCTTTCTATATTGGCAACAGCGGAACCAAAATTTTTTACCGAAACCTTTAAATCTTTTTCTAAATTTTTAGAAAGATTCATTGTAGATGGTGAAATTCCAAATGCTTTTATTTCTCTCATATTTTGTTTACATGCCTGAGCAACATGAACAGATTCATGAAATAAAACCATATTGAAGTTGTAATTAGGATTTGGTTTTGAAAGAATCTTATCAGTACAAAATACCATAGTTTTTGATCGATTATCATACCACCCAAATATGTCATGTTTCCGACATATTGGAGTATTTTCAACTACCCCAATTTTTTTGGAAATCATGTTATAAATTTCCATTCCTTGGGGAGAAAGATAAAGAAGAAAGTCCATCAACCAAAAGTAGAATCAGGCTCTAGAGCAATATAATACTTTAAATTGTACTTAGAATTCGTGAACTGTGACAGTAATTTTTCTGACACAACTACATCATAAGCACCAGGAATAATCTTAATGTTTTCAACCTTAAAGTTGAAGGTAAATTCAGAATCAGTTTCACCAACAATGATAGCGTATTCATTAGAGGTGTCATTTTTTTTATCGCGCACCACCAATTTAATAACGCCCGCTTCTCCAATAGCAGAAAGATCAGGAAGTTGATAAACTGCTGCTGCTTTTACCAATTTCTCCAGAGAAGTGCTATCCAATTGAAAGCAAACATCCTTAGAAGGAAGATTAATCTCTTTCTCTGGAGGAGAAATAATCACATTAGGATCTGCAAAGAAATACTTCACACGTCGTTTACCTTCTTTGATACTCAAATGAGAATCTTCTTTGAAATCCAAATCAGGATCATTATGAAGACTCAAACCATTCAGAAATTGATTGAGATCGTAAATGGCAAAATCGCGGGGAAAATCTTCAGTAATTTCTGCTTCTGCCAAAATATTTTTAGCAACAGAAATAGTACGAAGTTTAGTACCTTGCTTTACAAGAATAGAATTATTAATTCCAGCAAAGTTCTTCAGAATAGTTAAAGTGTTATCAGAGAGTTTCATAGTTTTGTCTTTAAGTTTCACTTGTTTTCAATAAGATTAAGATGATTGATCAAAAGAATAGTATAGTGAAGAACTTTGAACAAATCAGCACGGGGAGTTCCCTTTGTATCGTATCGATCAATGTATTTGGTCACATTACCAGCACAGAAACCTTCCCGACGATTATGTTTGATTTTATCTAGGGTTTGCTCTTTACCACCTCCAGTACGATCAACATAATGTTGCCGATAAGTGCTGGCAATATATTCTTCAAGTTGCTTGAGAATTTTATCTTCGTTATATTTCCAAAAACCGTTTTTGTTTGTATCTTCAGGCATGTTCAAATTAAAGGTAATAGTATCAGAAGCAAAGAAAGGATTTCCAGTCAAACTATATCCATCATCATACCAGAAGTTTTGAGAATGATCTACCATTTCACCAGGAAGACGAGAACTTGTAAAAGAAATAGTATCTGAACTAGCACTACCAAAGATGGTTTGTGGGGGAATATAATCCGAATAATTTGTTTCTAAATTTTCAGAAGACATAATTTTTCATAGTAAAGTTAACAAAAAGAGGTACATCTACCTCCTTATATTCTATCAGTTTGTTTGTTGTTCGTCAATGGGCATTTGAAAATCAACATCCACTTTGTCATACAATTCAAGAAAGGATTGCTTGGTTTCGTCGTCAAATCGATTGACGCAAACTTGGATTGCCTTTGCCTTGTCTTGGAAGATGCTGTAGGCACGGATGATGTGAACCAGACGACGGGTGCTGATGATTTCCTCAATACCACCATCGTAGAAGGTCTTGCGGATAATGTCTGCCCAGTCCACCAGACGCTTACAGAAGTCGCGGTCTTCAACACCCAAGTCCAGAGCAACCCCTTCAAGGATCTTCTGCTCGGTTGCAGGGGCAGGATAGGACTGCTCAAAGGTCACAGGAAAACGCTCCAGGAATGCCTCATTGAGCACATTGGTGCCGATGAATCGCCCATCATCACTACCCTTACCTTTCGTGTTGGCAGTAGCAAATACGTTGAAACCTTCAGCAGGTTTTACAAACTTACCAATCTTCTTAAGGAAAACACCTTTACCTTCTAGCACGGATTGTAGACAAAGGATTTTGTTAGAGGCAAGGTCAATCTCATCCAGCAGAAGGATTGCACCTCGCTGGAGTGCTTCGATGACTGGACCATTATGCCAAACAGTAGCACCATCCACAAGACGGAAACCACCGATCAGATCGTCTTCATCAGTTTCAATAGTAATATTGACACGAATCAGTTCACGCTTAAGTTGAGCACACGCTTGTTCAACACTGAACGTTTTACCATTACCCGAAAGACCCGTAATGAACGTCGGATAAAAAAGATTGGACTGAATAATTTTCTTAATATCGTTAAAGTTACCAAACTTGACGAAGGTATCATCTTTATCAGGAATGAGGTTTTGCTCAACTGTAGGGAGAACAGAAGGTGCTTGATAAGAACGCTCAATCTCTTCAACACGTTCTTGAGTCACTTCCAGGTTCCAACGTCCACGATCAGTTTTAAACTTTTCAAGGCGATTAGTGACAGTGGGATAAGAAATGCCTTTGGAGGCACAATATCCACGAACATCACCAGAAGAGAACTCTGTACCAAACAAAGATTTGAGGTCGGAGATGAGTTGTTCGTCGGTCACAGAAATTTTACGAGGCATGATGTAGTTAGGCGTATTTCATTTGAACTCCCATATTATACCAATAAAAAAGGAGCAACCAAGTGCCCCATGTGACGGTTTGGAAAGTGGTTTTTATCTACCACTTGCTCTGCGTCTGCGAGCACGATAGTCGGTAGGTTGATCATCTTCTTCTCTTCTTCTAAGAGCACTACCTGGAGCAAACTCATTTCCTCCTACACGACTATCATTACTTCTATTTGTTGCCTTTTCAATTCCTCTTTTAGTAGCAACAGTTAATCTTCCAGCATCCATTTCAGACTCTCTCTTCTTTTTTTTATCAGATAATTTCTGAGAAAATCTTCTTCTTTCTATCTGATCAGGATTTTCATGTTCATGATAATCAGAATCTACGGTTGCACCTGGTCTTTTTTTAGATCTTTTTTCTCCCGTTGGAGATGTGACTGACATAATAGGATGTTTTCTTTCAACAATACTCTGTCTCCACTCTTCACTCATATTTGCCATAATCGCAAGTGCTTCCTCATTAGTATCAGCATAACCTTCAGCAACCAGATGCTCAAGAATAATATCAAAAATATCACCTCCAAACTCTTCATTTGCAAGTGATTTTAAACCATGCTTCTTAACATGTTCTCCAGCACGACGACCTGCTTCGTGAGTTACTGCTGCTGCCTTTGCAACTGTTTTACCAGTTTCTCTAGCAAGTTCCATTGCTTTACGATGACGCTCCATACCAGCAAGAACTTGTCTTGCAATCGCATCACGAATTGGTCTTTTCTTTGGTTGTTGTGCCTTTGCTTCAGTATCAGCACCTTTTGATTCTGGTTCTTTTTTTTCAGTTTCAGATCTTTCTTGTGCTGCTGCCTTTGCTTTTTTCTTTGCCTCTTCTTTTGCGGCAATTTTTGCTTTTACTTCTTCATATGAAGGGCCACCTTTTCTTTTTTTAGCAGATCTCGCTTCAGTCAAAACTGTAAGATCTTCAGAAAGACCATGAACAAATTCTACAAAATTATCAAGACCAACTTTTTCAATTAAAATATTAACACCATCTTCATTGAGACCATAAGTATAAAAATATTCTGTTGCAACTTCTACAATATCCTCATCAAAGATAGTGTTATTATATTCATCTGCTTGCTCTCTAAGATTTTCATCATAAACCGCTTGATAAAGCAGTTCAAAATCCTTTACCTGTTGTGTGTTCATTTTTTTTATTTTAGTATAATTTTATTTATTTTTTGAATACTTCTTATTTTTTTTAGGGTTTACTGAGAAATATGAAATAGGTTTTACTGAAAGTTCTGGAGCAGTTTCTGCCACAGGTTCTGAAACAGTTTCTACCACAGGTTCTAATGTTGATACTTGGAATAAATCTGTAAATCTACTCATTAATCCTAATAGAATTTTATAAAATTATTTATCAAGCAACGAGTTCTACAAACTCACTAAGAATACGCTTATTCATTTTTTTAGTCTTTAAACTCTTAACAAAAGCAGATTTGATTTGTGCTTTTGTTGCATCCTCAACAACGGAAAATTCAGATTCTTGAGAAAGAGCACTTGCAGAAAGACCAAAATAAGAATGATACCCAGACTTTTTGATGGTAAATGCTTTCTCTTTTTTCCAAGAGTTCATCACCTTATCATACTCATTACCATAATACCCATAGTAACGGCGAATAAAGTGTCCAGCATCACGAGATTCAAGAACACGAATACCAATAAAGTTGATGTCAGTAAATTTGTCCCGCAGATTGCGAAGAAGAACATCAGTAAAATTAGGATATTCAACGTCACATGAGTAAGTCATTCCAGTCTTACGATCTCGCAAGAAAGAATTAGGCCCAATATGAGAAGTTCCAAGATACGGGTCATCTTCCCAACGACGCTGAACTTCACGATGATACTTAAGCATACATCCTTCACCATCAGTCAGCACAACACATTGAACTTTTTGCAATTTATTTTCTTTTTGAAACTTTGGTAGAATTTGATGAAGTGAAATAAGTGCTTCATTTAAAGGAGTGCCCGAAAGAGTTAATCCAACAGGAGCACTATAATAACAATGAGAATTATATCTAAAAGATTCTGCAAGGCGATAAATGTTTTTCATTTGATCCTCTAAGGTTTTACCATTCACTTTACTAGTAAGAAGGTTCATCAAAGAAAACCATTCGCCAACTTGAACTAATCCATCCTTCTTTTTATAAGAAAGTTGGCGCATATTTGCTTTACCATTTTCATCATACTTCACCAGAGGATAATCAGTAGTAAAAGCATAAACCTCAAAAGGAATAGAAACCTTTTTACAGAACCAAACAAGATTAAAAAGTTGCTTGACAGTATCTGCCATCACATTTGACATAGATCCAGACCAATCAAGAATAAACACCAGTCCATGGTTCTTACCATCAGAAAAAGTAGTTACTTTCTTAAACAGATCTTCATTATACTTGTAAGTATGAAGTTTAGAACAATCAAGAACACCAGTACGTGCGGTAGAGGCACGAGCATAAGAGTCTGCTGCTTTACGACATTCAAACTCTTTCACAAGATAATTAACTTCCTTTTGAGCAGAACGCTTAAATTCTGCAAATTGCTTATCAACTGCACCAAAAATATCTTGAAAATTCCATCCCTGAACCTCAAGGTAATTATCCCAATACTGTTTACAACTAGAATGAATTTCTTCGTTTGGAACAATTACTTGATCAAGATTAAGTTGAGGCAATTCAAGATAAACATTCTCACATGAGTCAGGATTAACAAGATCCTTCAGTGCCTCTTCCAGAGAGTCCATAGTTTTAACCTCTGGATCCTCATCCTTTTCTCCACCCTCTTGAGTGTTTTTAGGTTGTTGCTGATCATTTTTCTCGGCAGTTCCACCATACGATCCAGGTTCGGCAGGTTGCTCCTGTTGATCATTCTCACCTTCCTGCTGATCAGTAAAATCAGAGGCAGGTTGCTGATTCGCACCACTATCTTGCGATTCCAGATTATCAATCTTAGTCTTGGTTTCTTCCTGCTGCTTTTGCTTACAATACTTATACAGTGCTTCTGCCGCAATCAGAACATCACCAAAAGTCTCACTATCAGCAATCAGATTAATAATTTCAGTCTCTTCACCCCTCTCAACAGGAATATCTACATAGTTACCAATCTTAAACCACAGGTTAGCACGATCGGCAAGATTATAGGTTTCGATTTTGTCGTCTTTGATTTGAAAGAAATCTTGATCTGCAAGTTCTTTATAACCATTGAAGAAAGTCTTTGCCAGACCAGCATAACGACGTTTCATCAGTTTCTCAATGCGAGCATCCTCAACCACATTTACAAACTGTGGAGGAATCTTATGCTCCTTCAACCAATCCTCATCAGGAGTATAAAGTGCGTGACCCACCTCGTGACCCACCAGAAGGTCATACACGGTGTTGCTTGCCTTTTCCCACATCGGCAGTGTCAAAACACGAGTGTGGACATTGAAACAAGCAGTCTCTACTTTCTTGTGCTCTACCACCAAATCCTCAGTGGCAAGCAGTTTAGCGAGTTGGGACTTAATTTCGTGGCGGACAGTCATAGGTTTGTTTCAGATGCCCTCATTATACAAAAAAAGAGGGTGGTGAAACCCTCTAGTGTGCCAGTTTGAAAAGTGGTTCAGTTTGGACGACGCTTTTGCATCATTTCTTTATTTTTCTTTTCACCAACGCCAAGAACTGCTTTTGTGACACCCTTTATAGCATGTCCTACGGGATCTGCAAGATTTTTTTGGAAGTTTTTAGCACCCTCTTCTGGAGATGTGCGTGGATTTGAAAGTAATCTTCCCGCAAGTTTTGATGCCCCAACACTCAGACCCATACCCTCAACAATACTTTGCTTCCACTCTTCACTCATTGCACTTATAATTTTTTCTGCAGATTTCTCATCAGATGCAAATCCTTCACCAAGAAGATAATCAATCAAATATTCTTCATTATGTCTATAAGAAACTCTTGGATTAACTTCGTGCTCAGAACCACGACCTCTACTACCAGTCATTCGATGTTGAGAAAAAGTATCTCCCACTCTATCATCTCCTCTTTCCTTTCTTGCCATCCTTCTTTTCTTTTCAAATTCATGTCTTTTTTTAGCACTCATTTTTTTCTTAGGAATAGGTAGTCCCGTAATACCCTCTTCGGTTTCGTCTTTTGCCATCTTACTAATACTTTTTTAGATATTTATAAAAAAGAAGCGCCCCTTGAGAGGCGCTTCTTGAGTGCTTGGCGTCGTGCCTTTGCTTGTCGGAGTGCTTGCGGTTTGAGTTTACGCTTCTGCTCCTTTTTAGAGTGATGTTGCCAGTTTGGAAGTTTCATTTGTTCGTTGTTTATGATTCTACTTTATATGAGAATCCTCCTTCGTGCGAAGGGGGTGTGCCAGTTTATTTATTGCCCCATCTTTTGAGTGCTGCTTGCCTCATTTTTTCCTTTGCTTCAGGAGAATGAGATTTACCTTTCATGGGATTATTTTCACTCATTTTTAAACTCATATTTTTTTTAAACTCTTCATTATGATTTTTTCCATACATTCCATTTTTTTCTCCAGAATTTTTTCTCCTTGGATCATTTTTCATTTTCTCAATGGTTTCGGGTGAATGTTTTTTACCCAGCATAGGCGGTGTTTTTTGTTTTAGTTTTTCTATTGTTTCTGGAGAATGTTTCCAACCAGAATTTATAGTCATCCCCCCACCACCAGGAGAAACATTTAATAAGTTAGAATTTTCACAAATATATTTTATTTCCAAATTTTCAATATAAGAAGCATCTTCACTTTGTTCCAAAATAGATAATTCAAAATTTTCAACTCCATATTTTCTAATAGAGTTATAAAATTTGGGACAATCATTTTTCTTCTTTTCGGTTTTATAAGCATATTGATGTTTTTTCCAACGTTCTTCTGGTTTAAGAGAAGTTATGCCAATATATTTTTGTCCCGTAATTTTATTTTCAATACAATATAAACTATACACTGAACTAAATGAGAACTGAACTATGATTATTTATAAAATATTACATTTCAGTCTTATAAGAAAAACCAGATTTTTTTTCAAACTTTAGTGTACGGTCAAATTTTTCTTGAAGATCTGATTTATGTGAAATTACAAATACATTAGTGTCTTTAACAACATACCTAATAATTTTTAAGAACTCATCGGCACCAAATCCATCAAGAGATCCATCAAAAACTTCATCAAATATAAGGATATTGCAATTTACAGAATTTTTTAGTTTTGCTATTTCACGCCAAGCAAAAATCAAAGCAAGATCTATACGTGCTTTTTCACCCTCACTGAAAGAACTATAAGAAAAGTCTTCGTGAATAGGTGATTTCACAGTTTCTGTAAATTCTTCATTCAAATGAAAATTAATATAAAAATCCATCATTTGAAGATAACGGTTCACCTGCTGATTTATGAACGGAAGATACTTCTTAATGATCTTCGTTTTTACACCATCATCCTTAAGTAAGGAATAGGCAAAATCGTAATGTACGATTTGTTGTTTTTTATCTGAGAGATCTTCGATTGTCTTTTGGAGATTTTCCTTAAATTCTTCTAATTTCTCGTGTTCAGTATTTCGGTTTGCAAGATTCTTGGCAATTGTTTGAATTTCATGTTCAAGATCTCGGATTTGTCTCTGGTTGAGGGAAATCCTAGTATTATTTTGAGAAATGCCATGCGTTAGTTTCGTAATCTCCTTGGATAGAGCAATGAATTGACGCTCTCTCTCCTGTTCGAACTTGATAGTGTTTTCGAGTTCTTCGTAACCTTCCTTAAGTTCCTTTGCCTTATTTTGAGCGTCTGTAATTCTATTTAACCGAAACTCTTCCTCGATTGTTTGTGTGCAAGTAGGGCATACCGTATTCCCTGTAAAAAACTTATGCTCTTTGGTAATCACAGATACCTTCTGTGATATTTTACCCTTAAGATTGTTTAGTTTTACTAACTTATCACCAGCACCAACAACTTCTTCCTGTTCTTTCGTATAAGCAAAAATCTGCTCTTCGGTACGAGCATTTTCAGTCATATAAACACCAACTTCAACATCTAACTTGGTAATCTTTTCCTTATTGGCATTTATATTGGCATTTCCTCTATTCTCAAGTTCTTCAATGAAACTTTCTTGCATACTAATTTTATCTTTGAGATTATCTTTTTTTAAATTTAAAGATTTAATCTCTTCCTTTTGTTCTTTAATCTTTTCCTTCACAATACTGCCCATCGCAGAAAAAACGCGAATATCCAAAAGGTCTTCAATTACTTCACGACGATTCGAAGAAGTAAGTTGCATAAATGGTACAAAATTACTGCTACCCAATATCACAATTTGAGTAAAAGATTTATAATTTACTTTAAGAATATTTTCTTCTAAGATTTTTTGATTGGCACGATCATCTGACTCTTTATGAAGAAGAACTCCATTCACTTCAATGTCAAAAATATTTGGTTTAATTCCACGACGAACCAAATATTTTTTATTATTGACTGAGAATTCAATTTCAACTATACAATCTTTTTCATTTACACTATTTACAAGTTGTGGTTTTGTGATTCCCCTAAAACTTTTATTGAAAAGAACAAATGTAAGAGCATCCAACATAGTGGACTTTCCTGCTCCATTTGTACCAATTATAAGATTTGTATTACTTTTTTGAAAGTCAATTTCAGTAAATTGATTACCAGATGAGAGAAAATTTTTATATTTGATCTTATGAAATAACAACATTTTTAGGAGGAATTACAATATCATTGGGAGTAATTATAGAATACTTGTAATTATACATTTTACAAGTTTTGATGGCAAGTTCAGCATCAACTTCAACAACATCCATTTCAGCATCTTCTTGATCTTCTAACATTAAAGCATATCGAGTAGCATCATCTTCTTCTTCAAAAAGAAATAAAACCTTATGTCCATATTGATCTTGGACAGCATATGCTCCATCATCTTTTCTATCTTTAAGAGTTAGAAGAAACATTTTACTCTACTTGCGATGCTTGCTGATAAAGATCTTGAATGATCGTTTTAATAACATTTTTATCAAAATTAAATTCAGAATCATCTATATAGCGATTTAATACAGAAAGAGTATTTTCATCTTCGTCCACTTGAAAATCTCCACTTTCCTGAATTTCAAAGTTTTCAATAATTTTTAGTTCTTGGACACCAACATTATAAAGTTTATCTATAAATTTTTCAAAATCTTTTGGTTTAGATTTTTTACGAACAATCACTTTGACAATTTTGTTTTGATACTCTGTTGTATCAAATAATTGATGTGGAGTATCTTCATAATAAATGTTATAGAATAATTTATAAGGATTGTTGATTGGAGTATGTTCTAATGTTTCCGTATCAAAAATATGGAAACCACGAGTATCATTCACATCAGTCCAATACATTTCATATGGATTTCCTAAGTAAAAGATTGTCCCGTTAGTCGATCGAGTGTGATAGTGTCCCGAGTAGACCCTATCGAACTTCTCAAATAATTCGCTCTCCAAACCATGTTCCATGATGAGTTGTCGATTAACTCTAAATCCTTGGCATTCAAGGTGCCCCATCGCACACTTGCAAGTTGTCTTTTCAATAAGTTTAAAAGTAAGTTCTTCATTTTCTTGATTAATCCAGGGTAAAAATAAAATATTCAATCCACCGATATTTACTTCAGTTGGTTTACTATAAGTTTTAATATTTGAATAAGTTTGAAGAAGAAGTTCTGGAGAGTTTACGTTATTAGTATTCTTATAATAAGTATCATGATTACCAATAATCATATAGACTTTATACTTTTTAAGAGGATCAAATACAACTCTTTTTGCCCATTCAAGACTTTGATAGTCAATCGATTTCCGACTATCAAATGCATCTCCCATATGAATCACTGCCTCTACATTATTTTCTTCTAATGCAGGGAAAAACACATTATTGTAAAATAATTCAAAATAATCGTGAATATATTTTGAACCTTTACGAGCACCGTAGTGAGTATCAGTGATAATTGCTACCTTCATTTATTGCGATATTGAATGGCATCCTTGATACTATTATACTCCGAACTGTGCCCAGAAAGCAAGCTGTCATCAATCATCATAACCTCATCAAAACCAGTCTTTTCAATAATCTTTGTTTTTATTTCTAACTGGCGTTTTTCCTTTCCTATTCTTCTCAAAAATGCGTAGTGAATAATTTGAGTAAAATATGAAAATGGATTGGTTGACTTTTCTGGATCAAAGTTGTGAATGTATTGAACACAATTTTCTATTCCATCAGAGATCATATCCTCACGAAACATATAATTTACAAAGTTTGGTTTATATGAAAGATGAGTAGCAATCTTCAAAAAACATTCTCCAATATAATTTGGAATTGGTGGTTTACCTTCCCAATGCTTTCCTCTATCTTCTCTAGTGGGAGATCTATTATTTTTTTTAATAAAAGATTCTTCTACTTTTTTCCTATAAACAACTAAAGATTCTAACAATTCTTTGTTATTGACATAATGTTCAGACTTGGTTTTACCTCTAGACATAAAAATAATTTATATTAAGTTTAAAAATTGTTATGTCCATTATAGCACATAATTAAAAGGCTTGACAAACAGTATAAAACTTAGTAGACTACCTTTGTCTCGGTTGAAGATGAGAGTTTAGTTTTCTTTAATACCATTAAAGATTCTTTCGAGTTTCTTACGAGCATCTTCAACGGAAGATAAGTATCCCATTTTAGGAGATGGTTTAACACAACCACTAGGTTCATACAATTCAATCGAATTATCATCTTCATTAATATAATTGTTATAAAGACCAATCATTCTTTTATCTTTAGTTTCAGTCATAGTAATAATCTTATCAAGTTTTACAATAAAGAAATCATCATCTGACATTTCCATCCAAGGTTTTACTTTAATGTATGATCCTTGAGAACTTGTAACCATTTTCATTATGATAGGATCTTGAAGAATTATAATAGGATCCCCATCATTATCATCAGTCATTACAAGGGACATGATTTCTTCCCCTGATACTAATTTTATAATTGCGTAGAATTCTTCTCCCATTAGTTTTTAAGTGGTATATTTACAATATCATAATTAAAGTTTTCTTCATTATAGACTTTGATTCTTTCAATTAAGTGATTAAGTGTATAATTCTTTCTTGACTTATAACTGATATCATCGGCAATGTCATATAGAGTTGCTTTTGTTTTATTATTTCCTTTTCTTAAGACTCTTCCGATTGATTGGAGGTTTCTGATTCTTGATTTACTAGGGGAAGCAAAGATAACATTATGTAAATTTCGGATGTTAACACCAGTAGAAAAAGTACCGTAAGAAGCAACGATGATTGCATTGTTTTCTTTTTCAGTGATTTCTCTTACCTTCTCACGATTTTCAGTATCAACGCCACCATGCACAAAGAATACATGGCGGTCATCAGTAATACTCTTATTTATTAATTCATATAAGGGTTGTCCGTGACCTTCAACACGAGCAAAGAGAATCAAAGTGTTTCCCTTTAAATCAAGAGCAAGATTCTTGATAAACTTATTTCTTTTTTCGTGATTGATAATATACTGGACTTCATCTTCAAAAGTCTCAAAACGATTTGGTGGGTGTTTCAATAAAAGAATGTTAATGTCTAATGTAGCAACATGACCTTTCTTCATTAACTCATCAGTTTTAATAATCTTGTAAGAAGGACCGAATAAACCCTCTAAAACCCACTTATGAGTTTGACTTCCATCAAGTGTTCCTGTGAATCCAAAACGATATTTACAATCAGAAAGTTTTGTCATTATAGATACTAATGACTTTGATTTAAACTGGTGTGCTTCATCTCCTACGACCACATTAAATCTTGAAAAGTATTGGCGGGGGAGTTTGTAGATGGACTGCCAGGTAGTGATAATTACCTGAGAATCCGTTTCTCTTTCTTTCCCAGCATAAATCTTGTGGCAATATGACCCCACATCAAACCCATAATCTTCAAAATCTTTATACATCTGCTCTACAAGGGATGTCGTTGGGACAACTACGAGAATATTTTGTCCTTTCTCAACGTAATATCTCACAATCGAGTATATCATCAAAGACTTTCCAGAAGCAGTTGGAGATATCAACAACTTTCTATTATGTCTTAATGCGTCGTATACTCCCTCAACTTGGTAATCGCGGGGAGCGTACTTACAGATAGAATTCATATAATCTTTTACACCTTCCTTTGAGATGTGCTCATTGACCTCAAAAGGAAGACCGTAATACTTATTGTTTAGAAACTCATAAGTGTATTCGTGTTGCTCACAAAATCTTATGAGTTTATCTAATAGACCAACGTATATTTCTTGCGTATTAATATTGAACAGGTGAATGTAACCATCCCACCACTTATTCTTGTAGGCAGGTGCGAATTTAGCATTTGGAACTTCAAATTGAAATGCGTCTCTTAACTCATAGTAGACGTGTGGCTCTGCTTCAACTTGAAGAAATACCTCATTCTTCTTTGAAATAATCAAATGTGACATTCATAACATATCAGTTATGATTATTTATTTCTGTTAATTAAACCCTGCTTGGAAACGGTGCCATTCCAGTGCGTTTTTTATTTGAAACGTCCTATTTGATATACACTTAATAATCTCTTCAAGAAACTTCAGCATAATGTCATAATATCTAATTTTAAGATCAACTTTATTCAGTTTCTCATCGGCATCCATATGCCTCTGTAAGGCATCCTTTTCTCTAACTTTATACGGAAATGGTTCTTCGACGTAAACCTCTGCTGGTGCCTTTCCAGTGTAATAATTGTAGCGTTCTAGTTTAACTCTATTGTAAGTTTCTCTTGCTTTTTCTCTAAGTAGAGTAATTGTATTGTATATGGTATAATATTTGGAGTGAAGTTGCGGAATCTTTAAAGATTCATCATGTAAATTATCAGGATCTATGACAGAATCTCTCTCCCACATTTCCTGAATTTGTTCAAGATTCATAAAGGCCTATTTTGCATATTTAAGATATTATAGACAGTATACTTGAAAGATACCTCTGCTGTAAAGTATTGTATATCAGTTGCTGTTGCATTAAAATCTAAAGAAGTTAATGAAACTGGAAATAAGTCTTTGAACTTTACCTGTGCTTTTGGATTATAATTGCTATTCAATATAATTAATGTACCATCACTAAAAAAGTTTAAAGGATCTCTTATACCATCTTCATTTAATTGATTCGCGTACTGTTCGGTAGTTTCTGGAAATCCAAGAGAAGTTAACCATTTATGTATCGTTGTATAGTTAACTAATTCTTCGTCAACTAAAAATCTTAAAGTTAAATCGGAATAAGTAAGTTGATCACCGGGAACATCAATTTGCTTTAAGTATGACGATTGTATTTGTGTCTCTAAAGATATTTCTGGAATCTTTGCTGAATTGCAGAAAAATGAAACTTTTGGATATTTTGCTAAAGAAAACTCAAATCCTACTGGAGATAAAAAGTTTCTATTTTGTAATTGTTTATTAAAAGGAGAAGTTGCCATTATTTTTTATAAAGGGGAAAACATTGTACTTCCAACAAGTCTTTTTACAAATTTATCCGAATAAGATGAATTTGGTTTTGGAGTTTGTTTTTTTGGTTTTGATAAACTCATAGGAGGTGGACCAGCAGGTCTCATTGCAGATTGTATATTTTTTTGCACTCCCGCATCACTAAGTTTAAATACGCTATTTGGACTTATTGGATCTCCTACTGCCTCATTAATAAATTGTTTGAATGTCTTCATTCTTTTTATTTTTATTTAGATAAAAAAAGACCCCCTTTCGGGGGTCTGATAGATATGTGAATCGAGATCACATGAGGTTGCTGATTGCAACTCTTCTGTAGTAAGCGTTCTTATTACGGGTAAGAGCACCTTGTCCAACATCTGCACCTTCAGCGAATGGGTTAGCAACAAGACCATATCTGGTCTTAAAGCCGATCTTAGGCTGGAAGGTGTTCTCACCAACGGCACGAACCATTTGGAGAGGAACATATGGGCAGTAGAAGAGTCCTGCGTCATAAGGATTAGCACCCTTATAACCAACTACGTAGTACTGACCACCAGAAGCGCCAGGGTTTGAACCACCAGCATAAGGATCGATATAAACACGATACTTACCTTGGAGAACACCAGCGAAGGTATTACCAGTCTCATCAACCTGAAGGTTAGCGTTGAGTGCAGGGGTGTAGTCGAGAACGCCTGCCATGGTGAGTGCAGAAGCAACATCAGCAGAGCAAAGGATCATGTTACCCTTTCCTCTACGAGTTGTGTTTGCAATAGCATTTGCATCACGCTCGATTTGGAAGATCAGACCCTTGAACTTCTCAACAGACCAACGACCATTGGAGTCAACGTCGAGGTCAAAAGTACCTGCAGTAGCAACGTTGTGCTGAGCACCAGGTCTAGCAACGTTGTAGATGGTACGGATGATTTCGCGGTTGATTTCAGCAAGAATCTCAGTTGAGAGAATATTTGCTAATTCAGCCTCAGCATTCAGACCATGAATTGCCTTCAGGTCTTGTGCGAGTTCGAGTGAGTACTCAGCTTTCAGTGCGCGTGACTTAGCAGTTACGGTGACTTTCTCGATTGAGAATGCCATCTGGTTGAATGCACCAGAACCGTCTCCAAGATCTTCTGCACTGTCAGTACGCATACCCTGACCTACGTTGTAGGTAGTTGCGTCAGTTGGAGGAACAGTACCATCAAGGATTCCAGGATTGCTACCTGATTGTGCGGTAGTACCCATACCAACGCTAGCACCAGTGAATCCACTGGTAACGTTGAAGGATCCACTCTGACCAGAGAATGCAGAATTTGCTTCATTGTAGAACGCTTCAGTTCCACTCTGGTCATTATAGCGGGAACGCATTGCGAAGATGAGTCCAGTAGGACCGTTCATTGGTTGAACACCACACAGGTCATAAGCGACCAGGTTGGGCATTGCGCGACGGATCAGGGAGATCAGAACAGGGTCGAAACCTGCGGTAGGACCAGCACTGAATCCTTGTGCGCTACCACCAAAACCAGCAGCACCAGTAGTAGAAGCGGTGAAGTTGGTTGGTGATTCGTGAAGAAACTCGCGTGCTTCACGGAGTTCTTTTTCTTGGTTTTCGAGCAGGATAGCGGTTACAGCTCTACGATGTGAATCTTTGATTTCATCGAGTCCTGAGTAGTCCAGGATAGGTGCCCACTTCTCCTGCAAATATTCTGCGTTGAACATTTGCATTGGATTTTACCTCTTTTAAAAAATTTAGTTTGATTGTTTATGATTTAAAAATCACTTCTTGGCGACTCTACTGAGAGTCTGAAGATATGCTCCCATCATTGGTGATACAGATTCAGTTAAATCTGAACCATAAGAAGTCTCTTCAGATAATGTCTCGGAGTCATCTCTTTGAGTACCAGCAGGTCTGGTTGGGAAATATGATTCCCTCAGAGTTACCAGTTTCTCACGATAGTTTTCTTCACTATCAAACTCAACATTTTCTGCAAGAGAAGCGAGTTTGTCCTTCTGAGAAAGTGCGAGACCCTCAGCGACATCTGCAAAGATTACATCAGCAACCGACTCTGCTAATCTTCTATTCAGAGCAATATTTCTTTCAATTTGCTCGTTGAGTTTTTCTTCCATTTCATCAAGTTTATCTACCATACTCTCGATTACATCATATCTATCTTCAGGGATTGAAACATAATGATCTTCAAAAAGACCTTTCATTCCTTGGAGGAATGATTCTGTCATTTCGGTCTTAAGACCGTGCTCAACTGCGAGTGCATTCTCTTGAATCCACTCGTCAGCAACATACTCAAGATAAGCGTCTAAACGCTCAGTAAGTTCTTGTTTGATGAACTCAACTTCTTCAACAAGAGCATTTTCATAAGTCTCTTGAAGTTGTTCTTTAATTTCAGAAACTTTTGAACGAATAGCAGTCTCAAAAATAGTACGTGCTTTTTCTTGAAACTCCTCAGAAAGCTCTTCACCAGCAAGAAGAGCATTGACATCTTCTTCGATATCAAATTCTTCTTCTACTACTTCTTCTTCGTCGTCACCTTCTTCTGTGACTTCTTCTTCTGCTACTTCTTCTTCACCACCCTCTTCTGCAACTACCTCTTCCTCTTCTTCGGAAATAGTTTCAGATTCTTCATCAACAGTTTCTTCTTTAACTGCTGCTGCTTTTGCATTAACAACATCCTTTACTTGAGCAAGAGTTGTTGCTGGATCTTTAATTTTTGCAGAATCGTCGTCTGGACGATAGTTATCTGGAGTAGGGCCACCTAAATCTTCCCATGCACCAGTCTGCCCAGGTGTTGCGACACCGGAAGCATTTCCAGATTGCATTGGTTCTGCAGGTTTTGCGCCTTTGGTTACTACGTTTTCCATTTCTTGTAAATTTTTACCAACGGACATTTGTTTTAGATCGTTTATTATAATCTATATTTATTTATAATTTATAAATTTGAAAGAAACTCTTGGAACAATAAAACCTTATTTTCTTGAAAAGTTCTTTCATCAACTAAAGTATTAATTCTACGCTTTGTTGATTCGGCAAGTCTTTCACGAAGAATTCCACCTTCCCAAATCCACTCTTTACCTTCCATAATTCCTTGAACAAAAGCATCAGGAGCAGAAGGATCGGCAACGATATCAGCAGCAGTTGCTAACATGAAATCTTCGCCAACAACTTTATGACCTTCATTAGTCATTTTAAGTGATCCTACTCCACGAGAAGAAACACCAAGGCAAACACCTTCACCAATTAATGATTGGGCAATTTTACCCATTGGTGTATCAAGAAGTTGTGCCTTACCTCTAAAATTATTTCCCTCACACTGAAGAGAAACAATTTTATGAGAAACACGATCAAGATTTACAGTTGGACCATCTGGGTGACCAAGTTCACCTAAAGCACGTCCTTTATTGACAAAAGATTCTGTATATCTCTTTACTTCACGGGAGAGTGTTTCCATAGGATACATTCTTCCATTACGATTACAAATGTCTCCCTGAAGGAAGATTCCCTCAATAAACATTTTTTTAGAATTACCCTTTCCTTCGGTAATAAATTTAACTTCTGATACTTCTTCCGTGATTAATTTCATGGTTTTAATTTGTAAATCCTACTTTTGTTCCTCTAACTAAAGCACTATCTGCAAAAACACAATGACTTGCAACTTTTACAAGTTGTTCAACAGAACCACCTGGCATAGTGATAGAACCGATACCTGTTCCTCCTTGAGTTTCAACAACTGATACAACATGAGAAGAAGTATCTGTATTTACAAGACGAACTACAGTTGCAGAACTAAAACTAGTTGCAGTCCCAGTTAATATTGGCAGTGCAATCTCATCACCTAAAATTTTTGTTGTCATTATTCCTCTTCCTGATCTTGATTATCATCATATTCAAGTTCATCTTCACTCTCAACATCTTCCACTTCAAACATAGCATTTGCAACATAAGGACGAATTTGGTCAATTTTTTCTGTTGATTTTGCAAAAAGTGCTGCTTTAATGCCGTCAGAAATTTCTGCAGGAGAAGAATCTGTCGCAATCAAATCGATAATGTTTTCCATAAAGTTATTTTATTATTATATTGATATTTATATTTTTCCACCTTTTGGTTTAATTTCAGGTGGTTGAACCATAGATGCATCAATTCCTGGTTCTTCTGGAACTTCTCCAAGAGGTGCTTCCTCTGCTCCAGTCATGCCCTGTTTTGGTGAAACTCCTTCACCTTCTTGTGGAATGGGATTTCCCATTTCATCAACTGGAGCATTTGGATCTGGTAAAATGCCCCTCTGAATTTCATCTTGAATTTGCAAATCAATTTCAATAATTTCTGAATCAGTTTGACGAAGTACTCTTTTTCTTACATATTCTGTTGAATAATATTTTCCAATATAAGGTTCTATAGTGGTTGCAAGAGTCAATCTATTAGTTAACATTTCCGACTCTTTTAATTCAGCAAACTGATTATCATAAAGAAAATCATATTGAATATGATCTTCCATTTTTTCCCAGTCTTCTGGTGATACTATATTTTTTAATAATAATTGAGTGCGAAGCATGTCACTAAACATGCTTGCAAATCTTTTTCTAAGTCTTCCTACAAACTTTGCAAATTTTAATTCGTCTCTGAGAATTTCAGATGATCTACCTAGGTTAAAACCAGTGTCTCCAGTAATTCTTGATTCTGGAACATTTAATGAACGATAAAGTTTCTTTTGAAAATAATTAACATCTGATAATTCTCCAAGATTTTGACCTCCAGGTAAAGTAGTGATTTCTGTGCCTCTACCACCCTCTCTTCTTGGAAGCCAAAAATCTTCAAGCATACTCATGAATTTACGATCATCACGAACTTCACCAGTATTAGCATCGTAAACAAGTTTGTTACGATAGCGACTCATGACCTCTTTTAGATATTGCTCAGCCTTTACTTTAGGAAGATTTCCAACATCAATATAAAAAATACGACGTTCTGGTGCTCTTGACAATCTATAGATAACCAAAGAATCTTCAATCATTCTTAATTGATTGAGTGCCTTGATTGCTTTATGAAGATAAGATAAAATAGTTCCCTTGTTTCTATCAACTAAACCTGATGTACAGTATGTAATTGAATCTTTAGTTATTTTAATTCCTTTTTGTGGTCTACTGTTATATGAAGTTAATGAATAACTTGACGATGGAGTGTAGATATAATATTCTTCTATTTCTGGAAACTTAACATCTTCCTGCCCTGCTAAAAATCTTGTTGATTGCTGATTTTTTACTTTCTTTTCTTGCTTAACATGCTTTATTCGCATGGAATCAATATAACGTATTTCCTGTATTCCATCTTCTGGTCTTTTTACATCAATAACTTTCAGGTAAAATAATCTTCCATCAACATACCAATTCCTAAAAATTTCATGACATTTTCTATCAAAATCCATCATTTCTTTAATGGATTTAAATTCTTTACGCATAATCTCTTTCAACTTGTCACTTGCATTCAAGTTTGAAAGTTCTATTTCTACAGGAGAATCATATAAGTCACTTACCAATGCTTCATTTACAACATCTTCTATGGCATTGTCACACTCTGGATGCAATGCCATTTCTCTATATCTTTTAATTAAATCGTACTCTGTACGATAAACACCTTCAATATCAACATACTGACCATAAAAACCACTTTGTATATAATGATCAACCCCGTCCTCATTTGAAGGAGGTACGGGGGATACTATAGACTTAGATTTTTTTTCGCTATCCTCAATTGAAAAACCAAAAAGTTTCGCCATTTTATAAATTTAACTGCTTATTATGTATTATTTATCAATTGATATTTGTTCCACCAGATACGGGAGAATTACCCTTGAGTGCTTCCCACCAAAGAACTTGCATTTCTACAGTAAATTCTTGAATATTGGCATTGTCTGCGGAAACAGGAATTGCTGCAACGGAAGTTGGGAAAAGATCATATAAATGATATGCTCTTAAAGTTTTTCCGTCACGATCTAATTGATAGACAAATGCATCTGCAGTATATGAAGCTGGATCTGTTGCACCAGTTCCATCAGAAACTCTATTGATTTTGTTGACCCAGTTTTCAAATGCTGAGCGAATGCTAAAGTCAGTGTCGTTAACAATTGTAATTGTCCAACTTTCAAAAGATCTGTCACCAGCAACTTTTAATGTACGACCTCTAAAAGGCACATCGATCATTGCAACTTGAGATGCTGGTAAGTTAGCAGCTTTAATTAAAAATCTAGATTTTTCTAAAACTGCATTTTCAACTTTTGCAATATCCGGAAAAGAAATTACAACTTCAAATAGATTACTTCTTGCACCACCTCCAGTTAACTGACTTTTGAAGTCAGTAATTTTTCTAAGAGGAGGTGGATTAAATTGTGTTCTTGTTGCCATTTGATTTAACCTCTAAATTAGAAATTGCCGATTACTTCTTCAAAAGCGACACCAGTTCTGGTGGCAATGAAGGTCAGACCAATGAAGTTTATTGACTTCGCTGGTTTGATGTAAATATCTGCAACAAACTCGTTAGCATCAATAATTGCAGGAGTGTTGTTAGTTTCATCGCAGACTACAACATAATCAAAGATACCTCTCTTAGATTGGACATCTCTTAAGAATGGTTCAACAATATTAACAAAGTTTGTTCTGGTTAATTCGTCATTAAACTCAAAGAGTTGATCCTTTGCTGCTGCAGAAATTGCATTTTCAAGGTAAACGAACAATCTACGAACATTAATTCTATCAAATGCAGATGCTTTTCCGTATCCAGTTTTATCTCCAAAGAGAATGATACCATCTCCAGGAGATAAAATCACAGAATTAATTCTGTTTGTATAAAGACGATCTCTTTGAATTTTTCCTGGATTATATGCAAGTTTAACTGCATTCAAGATTGCTCCTCTGGTAGTTCCTGCTGGAGAATACCATGGGAAATTGTTAATATCATTTCTTGCACAACAACCAGCAATGTCTCCATTTAAAGGAACATATCTGAATGTGCTATTGAATCTATCATACATGTACTTATAACCACTATCGAAAATGGCATAAGTTGATGATGCGACTGGAGCGTAGAAACTAACTACATTTTCAGTAACTGTATCAACATCTCTGATTGTTTCAGCAATCTGTGATGATGTATCAGTAATTGCAGCACCTCTGTATGGTGAGATGAAAGCAATTGCATCTTTTCTCAATTCTGCAACAGAAATTAGTTTATTTGCAAGTGCTTGAGCATCTTCTTTAGCATAACCTGCAGATCCCATCAGAAGAAAATCAATATCAGTTTCTTCCTCATTAATAAATGCATCATATCCTGAGATTATTTCTCCAAGTGTAGCAGATAACGAACCAGCGGTATCTATAGTGGAATTTCCATCATAGTTCTTTCCTCCACTGAGTGACAGATCTAAAGCACCACCACCAGCAAAAATAACATCTTGTGCCTCTTGATCCCAACCAGTATCGGTTGCAAGTTCAAATCCTTCACCAAATCCTGTAGTTACAATACCTGCTGGAGAAGATCCTGCAAAAATGTATTGTGAACCAGTGGTTAAATACTTTCTCCAGTAAGAAGGACTTCCAGAAGAGTAGAGAGCATCTTTTGCCTTTGAAAGACCTACATGCTTTTCTAATATTGTTCCAGAATTTCCAGTAATCTTTCCTTCATCATCAATTACTACAATATGCAGTTCGTCAAATCTAGAATTTCTTTCTGCAGCAAATTCAGAAGTACTTGGTCTTGGTGTCAGTGAATTCCAAGAAACTTGTGTTCCTGATGAAAGAGTAACTTTTTGTTGATCAAACCAATCTAATTCTACTGAATAAGATCTCGATGTAAACGCCATAGATACATTAGTTGTATGTATACCTACAGTACCATTATCAGCAAAATTATATACACCTAATGGTTGATAATCAACATTAGTTGCAGTTCCTGCAGCAGATACATGATTAATAACTTTAACGTTAATTTGACTCGCGCCAACTTCAGTAATCACACCTTTTAAATAACCATCTAAAACAGAAGTGGTTCCTGCTCCAGGTAAAGTATTAGAAATTGCTTGAGTTATTCCATATCCAACTGATACACCGTCAGTATTAAATCCAGTTAAAATTTGATCTGCTTGAGCATCAATTATTGAAACCTTGATTCCATTTGCCCAAGATCCTGGGTTTTGTGCAAGTACAGTTACATCTGTAATTGGATTATCTAAGTAACCTAACTCAGTATAATGACCTAAACTTTTTACCTTAATCTCTACGGAACCAGATCTTGCATTTTTTAAGTCAGAACTATCAGTTCTAACAACTTGCATTGTTCCACCATATGCCAGATAAGAAGAAGCGACCATCCAATGCTCATAGTGCTTATCTGTAGAATATGGTTTTCCAAAGGTGTTCAGTAAATCATTTTCATTTTCAACTAAAGTTGGTTCATCTACAGGTCCTTTTGCAAATGGTGATGCGATTGCACCCACAGAAGCTGATACTGGATCTATTCTTCCAACAGTTAAATCAACCTCTCTTATTAAAATTCCAGGAGATGCTAAATTAAGTGGCATCTTTATTCTCCTACAAGTCCAGAATTATCTAAAAATATTTATAATTTTGTCCGCTTTAAGACCTACATGTAATCCCACATATATGATCTGTCTCCGTATTCATCTACATTCCAGACTTCCATCGCATGATTACTTTTATCTGTTCCTGCCCAAATCCATTTATCCTCACTATTTTTATCAATGATTGGTTCAAAATCATCCAAACCATCAGAAATGAATCCAAATGGAGACATATCTTGCTCTATTTGATTTTTTTGCTCTTCATAAATTCTTTTACGAACATCATTATTAGTCATTTCTTTGAAGTAAGGTTGTGCAACTAACCAGGAAAAAATGACAAGACACATTGCCAAGTCATCATTACAACCCTCTTCTGCCTCAAATGAATTATGTCTCTGTGCAAATGTTGTAAGTTCTGATATAATATCATAGTCAATTGTTATCAGTTTATCATCTTCCATTAATGTTTTGAGATTAGAACATCCCAGTTTTTTAACTGCAGATGTCATTCTTATTCCAAGTTGAGATTTTTTACCACTAAATCCAGTCCCAACAATTTGTCCAGCACGTCCTCTCATAGAACACATAAGAACGTTATCATATTCTAAGTCGAAATGTAAAATATTAGCAACTTGATCTCCAATATCATTAACTTCAACTAATAACCAAGCATTATTATAACCTCTTGCCACTTCATTAATTATACTTGGAAATAACATTGGTTTTATTTCATTATTTCTATACTTTGCAACTACTTTATATGGAAAATTTGTAATATCGAAAACGACAAACGCAGAATAATCATTACTCATACCGCGAGCAACGTCAACAGTCATTAGATAATTATTATCCTTTTTTGGATGTTCATAAATGTCCAACCCAGCATTTCTCTTAATTGGATCCTCATAAACTAGATTTCTGAGTTTTGCTGGATTGATAAGGGTATTTGTAGAACCCAAGAACTCGCAGTTAAATTCCACATTAAACTGCTGCTCAGAAGTGTTAGCAATCGTCTGCTCCTTCCAGGCAGCGTCTCTACCAGGTACTTCCGACCAATGGACATCTGTAGGTACGTATTCATTCTTGCCCCGTTCAGCGTCATGCCACATGCGGTAGAAATGGTTCATACCGCGTGGAGTAGAAACGATAATTACTTTCGTACTCTGTCCAGAAGAAATAGTAGGATAAACAGAGGCAAAGAAGTCATCAGCAATGTGATTCGGGATGAAAGCGAACTCGTCAAGAAAGATGACATTATAGGATCCACCTCGGACAGCAGATGAAGAAGTAGAGTTAGATGAAATTTTGGATCCATTTTCTAATTCTAAACTACCTTTATTCCATGATATAATTCCTTGTTGCATCCATTTTGGTAGATTTTCATAAGCAAGTTGCAATCTACCAAGAAGATCTCTAGCAGTAGATGCTTTGTTTGCTAAGATTGCGATGTTAACATTATCGTTGAAAACTGCATAATGTAAAAGATATGAAACTACTGTAGTACTTTTCCCCGTCTGACGAGGCATCTTACAAATGTTAAAACGATTATTATGAAAATTTTCAATCAGTTTTTCTTGAAATGGATACATTTCAAATGGAACAAGACCATGATCGAGAGAAACAATCTTGATATAGTTTCTGGCAAAATATACTGGATCTTCTTTACATTTTAAAAACTCAATAACTTGCTTTTCTGTAAACTCAATTGGGGTATTTGCTTTTTTGAGCAGAGGATTGCCCAAATAGATATTATCAGACATAATATATCTCCTTATGTTAAATCATAAAAACTAATAGAACCGATACAATCCGCAGAACCACTGACTGCTCTGACTGCTAGAGTTAAAATATCACTCACCTTTGCTTGAGTTCTTCCAAGTTGCAAGTCCCAGTTATAGTTACTCTCAATATTTAAAGGAGTATCTGATTTATTTGCAGAAGAAACAAAGTCATTCAATATAAAACTTCCACCAGTCATTGTGGTTGCATCAGTATTGAATTGTGCATTTGGGGTATTTACTGCAGTCCAAGTTAAAGTTCCTACATTGGATAGAGTTGCATTTCTTATCAAAGCAACCTCTAAAACTGCAGTAGATGCAGAACTTCCCAAAAATGCAAAAGATTTTGGAAGGATGATTGAATCTTCTCTTCCTGGAGTGAGACGAATACTTAATAAAGGAACAAAAGAAGTTCCCGAAACCGAAACTGTGGTTGTTCTTCTAGCAATATCTCTTTTTACTAATCTCTCATAACCACCATTTGATTGAACAGATACACAAATCTGTTTCATAGTAGAAGCAGATGTTGTAATTCCTGTGTTTAGAATTTCATATCTAACTGGAAGTGTCGCAGTAGTCATATAAGTGGAATCAATACGATTTGCGTGATTAAATTGATGAACTGGAATAAATTTTCCATCAATTGCAAATCCTACTCTAACTGAACCTACACCCAACCATTCATATTCAGTAAAAAGAATTTGTGCTTTAGATATATCTAACTCAATACCACTTGGATTACTTGTGCTAAATCCAGTTCCATCAAGAGTATCCAAATTCCACTCCGATTGCGGAACTGTGATAGTGGTTCCTACTCCAGAAGTTGCAGTCCTCTTAATAATGTTGAGTTGGGAACCATTTAGTTCAAGCATTACACCATTCTCTGATGATGCATATCCTGCTCTTTGAACTAGATTTTCCTTTGCAGGATTGAATACAAATGTTTGAAGAACTTGTAAGGATTTTCCTGGTTGATATGAGAATACTCTTTTGCTTTCACGAATGTAAGAACATCCTGCAGTAGTTCCAATACCTAATGTTGCGGTACTTTGTGCGGTGATGATTCCTACAGTAGAACCAGATCCAATGACGACATCACTGAAATCACCATCCTGCGAATATCTGTGAGACGAATCAAAAAGTGTAAAAGGTTGTGATACTTTTAATCTTCCAAAAAGATCCCCACTAAATCCTTGCCCTAGGTCATCATAAATATTTCCGTACCTATCAGCACGCATATAAACTTCAAAAAGACTTCTTTCTTGATTTAGATAGTCTTGTGTATTCTTATTCCATTGTGCCATTATTAATCAGTCCAAGTTAATCTTTCTGGTTGATATCTTTGTGCGCTTTTAATCCTAGAAGTATTTACCTCACCAGGATAAATGTTATGAACAATTGCACCAGGATATTCTCCTTGAATTTGCTCTGCAAGTTCATTTCTGGTGAGCATTTTTCCTTCTACTTCTAAACGATACATTTTTCCTTCCCAGACAACATCAGCAAAAAAAGACTCGCTTGCTTGCTCTGGTTGCGAAGACCCTATATTTAAAGTCCCATTGAAATCTCCATTAATGGTGATGCTTTCTGATAAAAACTGTTGAAAACTTTTCATTAGTTGCACCTCCAACGGCGTAATGCTTTGTTAATTCTTGAATCTGGATCTCTTGCAGTTTTTGCAGAAGTCAGTTTTGATTTCATCCCAGACATACGACGACAAAATGAAGCACGACGCTTTGCTCTCTTACCTTTTGGTTTCTTCTCAGTTACTGCAGTTTGAAGTTTTGAACCTGGATTTTCACGACGATAAGCATTTACTGCTGCTTGACTTAAACCATCGGTTTTATCTTTACGATTTACTTTTTGCCAATCTTCGGATAATCCAAAATCTTCTCTCCAATTAGAAAATTCTTCTTTTTTTACACAGTTTGGATATCTTTTTCCAAACATTGTCTTCATACCTTTTTTCTTATATCCAGGCCAACACTTTTCATCAAGTTGATTACCTTCTGGTTGATAATGTGCTTGCTGAAGTTTGGGGAGTTTTGGTTCTTTATCACCATGTTTTTTGGGAGATTTACCTTCAGGATAAGAAATAACCGCTCCTCCAAGACCAGAACCAGATTTTATTTTTACAGATCCACCAACTTGTTGCTCATCAATTCTTTGCAATTTTCCTGCTTGTTTAAGAGCAATTATTCTTTGAGTTGGAGTCATTTTTCCCTTTCTTTTCATAATTTTTTGTACTGCAATATCGAAAGGTTTTTTATCGGACATAGAATCTGTGTCAGCAACTTGCTCACTCATTTCACCACTGTCAACATAATCTGCTGCAGAATCAAGATAATCTGCCGCTTTAGTAATTTTTGATTGAACCCATGCTTCAATATTTCCTTCACCTTTCATTTTTTTACGAAGTCTTCTTGCTGCAGAAATGATGGTAGAAATTTCAGATCTTGCCATTGAATACTCATGATCTTTTGATTCTGGCATAGTTCCTGGATGTGGAGTGTTAGGTGTATAATCTTTCAGTTTAATTGGCATTGAAAACATGTCCCAATATTTTGAACCATACTTACATTCATTTCTAGTTTCTTCTTTTTTACATTTTGGACAATACCTAATCATTTCTACAGATTCTCCCCAATTTGAAGCACCAACTTTACGACACTTAACTAATGCTCCAGATGCATAAGCACTTGGCCAAACACTATATCTCGACTTAACCTTGTGGTAACAAGCATCTTTTGTTCCGCTACCTTTTCCAGGTTTGTCTTTTCTTGCTTCGGTAAGTTCCATTGATTCTTTAATTCCTGGTTCTGCCTTAATATAATTAGGATCTTTTTTTCCTTTAGCGAAAGTTTTAACCATTGTTGGTTTTGCTGCTCCAGACTTTAACTGTTGATTTTTATCTTTTTGTCTTTTACGGCGAACAGAAGATCTAATTAAAGATTCACCCTTTTTACCCTTTTTCTTTAATGATTTAAGTCTTCCACTACTAAAACACTTTGGTGTCTTAGTTTCACCAGGTTCATTTGCACATGGGGAACCGTCTGCCTGAACCCATCCAGGCTTTCCATCCTTTGATTTAGAACCTTTAAACCAATGATGAAGAGTTCCCTCGTTCATTCTATATTAAAATATTATTCTTTATTATTTAGAAAACCTTGCTTTAACAATTTTGATAGTTCAGAAGTAGACCCTACAAATACTGCATTGTTTGTAACATTATTTGTTGTTTTTATTGATTCTTCTTCAATATCCTTTAATTTCTTTTGCAAGTCTATCAGTTTATCTGTAACATCACCAACACTTTTAATTAATTGTCCAGCAACTTCATATGCTCTTGGTTGATCACTTTCTGAAGCAAGTTCCATAATTCCATCAATTGCTTCTTGCCCCTTTTCAATTAAAGAATAAAGATTTGCTCTTGTATATTCATAATCTCTTTTTATATCAACAGAAGATGACGAAAATTCTTTCACTTCATTGTTAACTACAATTGCATCAGAATTATTACATACTTGAATTTCGCTAGATGTATTTAATACATCATCTAATTTATCAAAATTTTTAGGTTTCATAATAATCAAAGATCCGTTTGTTGAACTGGACTATAAACTTTAGCGTCTCCAAAGAACTCCCAATTTTCATTGAATCCAAAATCATCATCAGGATCTGCATTAATTGGATCTGGTGTAACTGTATATCTCATTTCCCTTTTCGCAGTCTGAGTATCAGTAGATGAATACATATCCACTTGTACTTTACGAATGAGACCATCAGTGCTATCAGATATTGGACCGAAGAGATAAGTTTTTGCAGTAAATTGTAAAGTGTATAAAAGAATTCTTCTGGTAGAAAAATCACCTTCATAATCATCTCTAAAAGAAATATCATCCAAAACTATTGGTATATCTTTCTTTTCTCCAATAGTATCAATCATATCTACCGTTACTGTAAACGCTGGTTGAAAAAATGGCAAAATTTGTTCGATAATTTGAAGTACATCATCATTTAATTTTGCCATTATGTTCAGTTCAAATCCTATATTATAAGGAACTGGCATAAAAACTTTTTTTATATTATTTCCATCAGAAGCTTTGAATGACTGTGAAATACCAGATTTTCTTGAGGCATCATATTTTATAGAGTTCATTTCAAAAGACATTCTAGGTAAAGTTATTGCAACTGGTTTATTTAAATCTGCCTGTTGCTCTAAACGTGCCAAAAATTTTTGAGTCGGACCATATGCTAAAGGAACTCTAATATCACTATAATCATTTCCATCACCATCTTTATGTTGTATGGTTATGTTATTAAATAGATTACCAAAAGAAATAATTGTTTTTCTAATATTCTGGTGATAAAAATATGTTCCTAGCATTAATAATTACCGAATAAATTGGATTCTGAAAAATCAACAATAGAATCTGACTCTTGTTGAATTTCATCGTTTTGTTCATATTTATCATATAAATCAGATACTTGGTACTTTTGAAGTGGATATCTTGCTGAAGATATTGATCCAACTATGATTTCACCTGGTATAAAGTCACCACTTACTGTACCGACCTTTAAAGTGTTAGTAGTACTGTCCCAAGTTTTTACTCTACTCTTGGCACCAGATGTTTCCCCAGTAACTACTTCATTAAATATATAAGTATTTATTCCTACAAGTAGTGGTGGATTTGCTATTGATATTGTTGGATTTGATGTATAACCAATTCCAGCATCAGAAATTAATATTCTACTAATTTGACCATCAGCATTTACAATAGTTCTTGCCGCTGCAGTGATTGCAGCACCAACAGTTGGCGCAGAAAATCCTATTGATGGAGAAGTAACGTATCCAGATCCATTATCAGTTATTGTTATACTCCCAATTCCAGAATATGTTTTTTCAATAACTGCTCTTGCAGTTGCTCCAATACCAGTAGATCCTGAGATTATTACTGTAGGTTCTACAGTATATCCTACACCAGGATTTACTAGTAAAATTTCTTTTACGGAACAGAAATTTCCTATACAAGAAGTAATTGCAACTGCCTCTGCATTTACACCGCCTGAAGGAGCCGTACTAATTGATACTGTGGGTGTTGTAGTATAATTATATCCATCGTTAATCAAATTTATTTTTCTAACATATCCAGTTACGATAGAAGTTTCTGCGGTTGCTTGTGTTCCAGAAGGAAATAATTTAAGAGTTGTGATATATCCTTGATTTTCTAAAGTTCTATCAATTTCTTCAACAGTTGTATTTACATTATCCCATCCACCAATATTATCAGAGTATTCGAACAGTTCACATTTCAATTCATAAACATAAGTTTTTCCTAACTGATAAAATGGTTGTTCGTGCTCAACAAACTTTATTTCAAATAATCTTTTACCTAATGGAAAATAAATTAAATCGCCTTCTCTTGGTCTAGTAGATACTATTATTTCATCTGGATCCATATCAGTTAAGAATGGTGCAATAAAATCCTCAAATCTTTCTTTAGATATAATTAATGTTAATTCATCCTTCAAATTCATTCCAAATTTTGATAAAATATCTCCAGATCCAGTATACCCATCAAAATTACTTACGTAGGCTTCTATTGAAAAGTTATCATCAAATTTTGATGCACTAACTTCTCTTATTATTGTTTCCTTTCTAATAAATTTTTGGGGTAAATATGATACTTCTACACCAAAAATCTTAAGTTGTTCATTGATCAACTGTTGAATTAAATCTTGTTCAGAATCTGAACCTTGAAGAAAAAATGGATTTAATGCCATAATTATCCTATGAAATCATATGGGGGAAGTTCGTATTCGGAGGCCATTCTTTGCTTTAAATCATCCAATTCTCTTTGTCCATCATCATATAGTTCTCTTCCATTCAATTCAATACCACCAGGTAATTTAACACCTCTAAACTTAATTAAATTTTGTCCCCACTGTCTTTTTATTAAAGATGTTAAGTATTGTTTTAAGAAACTATCATTATATACTTTAGTAAAATCATTGGGATTTAAAATTCTATAACAATCAATAACTATAAAATTGCCAGCAGATTGTGCTCCCCAATCAATATCTAAATACATTCTATTTTGTCTTTTATTAAATCTTATTTGCTTATCTGTTGTCAATAAAAAATCTATATCCTCAAGATATGATTTAACCATTGCATATTGTAATAGTTCAACTGAATTAAAATAATATAAGTCGTTTAAAAACAATTGATATTTTATACTAAACATACCACCAGATATCGAACTGGTATCAAATTTAAATACTTTTTCTATTCCAATTACAGAATCTGGTACTTGAATATAATTAGAGGTCTCGTAAAAATTAAAAGCACCAATACTTGATGTTCCAGTAGTAGTTGTTATTCCAGTGCCATTAGTTTCTTTTGCTCTACCTCTATCAATATCTTCTTGTGTTATTTGATATTTTAAGTACATTCTCTCAACACCATCAAAATGGCGCTCATTAAAATACTGAAGAGCATCATCAACTAAATCATCAATTTGATCATCATCTACGTTAATTTCCAATACTGGTGCTCCAAGTCTTCTGAGACAATAATCAATTAATTCTTGTCTTGTTGATGGTTTTGCCATAGCATTAACTATCTCTTGTTATACTTTTTGAAACTAACGCAGAACCCTCTATAACTTTTGTTTTTTCACCAGTTCCATTATTTGTTATTATAATATCATACATATATCTTCCAGATTTTAAACTGGTAGTAGAAGATGGTTCTAATTCAATTTTTATAACTCCTGTAGAAGGCGGAGAAACTGCAGTAGCAATGAAATTAACGTATGAGTTACTTTGTGGGTGCTTTCTTAATTGAGATTTAATATCATAATTTGTAAGATTAAGTGCAGACCCATTTTCATTAGCTAAAGTAAAAGTCTGGGTAAAAGAAGTCCCACTATTGATGCTTAAATTAACTACATATGGTGATGCCATCTACCATCAAAAATACGCCTATGGACTATTTATGTTAATTAAATAATGATATTACTTCTTGCTGTTTTAAATATAATTTAAAATACAATTTAGAAAAAGTCCTTAGTTCATCAGCACTTAATTCGTCAATTACTCTACAATGTTTTTCGTATTCGAATAATTTGTTAATATCACTAAGTTCAATGTCTTCTGGTTTCATTTAATAACTCCCGTAATAGAGATTTAATTTCTTGAACTTCACCTTTTAGATTTTGAATTTCTTTTTTTGTATTCATTCTATTTGAAACACTATTTAAATAATGTTCATATGCTACATTATCACAATTCACTATGGCACCCGTTTTTTCATCTCTAAAAAGATTAGGGTGCCCTTCAACTGATATTAAATGATCCATTATGCTAATGCAATTGCTCTTAAATCTCTAAATCTGGGATATTTATCTTGTCTTGTACCTGACATCACGATTTTAATAGTAAATCCAATAAATGGACCAACATTTGCTGCAGTATACTGATACTCTAAGAATTGATTTTCCAAACTACTTGGAACAAACGTATCCGATAATCCACTATTTTTACTTTCATCAACAACATCAAAGTAACCATCAAGATTATTGTCAATTGTCAAATTATTATATCCAGGGAACAAGTTAAATGATGGTAATGATTCATTTGATTCTGGTCTTACTAACGAATACAAAACTCTGAAATCTGAAGATGGATGTTTGTATGCGGATAATAAAACTCTTAGACTGTTTGAAGGTTGTGATAATCTAATAGTTCTAGAAACGTAAATCGCTGCATGAGGATCATCTGTAAGACCATTTACTCTACCATCGTTCACATAATTGGAAACTGGATTATTCAATCTTGCATTATGGAATTCTATGAATGTATCATCCAAGAAAACCATTGGTGAAAGATTATAATTATCTGATGATAAAGTTAATGCTGTTATTAGAGATTTATTTCTAGGTAATGCATCCAAATATTCGTCAGAATTAACCTTAGACGAAATCATTCTAATACTATTCAATTTATTTGCCTGATTAATTTGAACATTTTCATAACCAAGATCAGTAAATGAAATTTCATTTCCATTTGCACTAGTACCAGTTATTGTTCTCATCTGTGCAGTAACTTCAGTTGTCGCTCCAGGTATGATAGTATTGTAGAACGGTATTGTGGTGTCATAAATGATATTTTCCGATGCATATGCTGTAGATCCTCCAACATTCTTTTCAGAATTAAATGATAACATTGGATATGGATCTGCATCACTAGATCTATCATATCCAAAATTATTTGAACCATCTAAACCATCCTTATCAATTTCCAAATAATAACTGTCCAGTTCAATTCCAGAATCAACAATATTATGAGTTTTGTTAATTCTTCTAAGAGAAACACCACTAAGTTCATATTTACGAATAATTGAATTTTCTGGATGATTAATTGCAATAGTATTATCAATACCTCTTTCTAAACCTTCCAGAGATGATGATTGGACAGTGGTATATTTAATTATTTCGTTGTTAATTATTAAATATCCAGGATTTGATGCACTAACTGCAGATCCTTCAAAAGTTTGAAAATACGTGGCATCTACAGAAGGTATATTTAGTGTAGAATCTGTTCTTAGAAGTTGAGATGATAAAATTACTCCAGGTGTATCTGGTGTAATACCACTTAGTTCAACTATGTTATTTGCTGCATACATTCCATGATTGAAATGATTTACTTTCATGTAATTTCCTTCAGAGTATGAACCATAAGTCTCAGACGATTGAATAATGGTAGAACCTAAAGTAACTCTAGTATTGGAATCATTATAATAGACTAATTCTGCACTTCCATTTGTAAATGTATTTCCTTGAACACCACTTAAATACAAAGTATCAATAGCATCATTATTTCCTGTTATTGTTATTAAAGCATTTTGACCTTTACTCAAATTAGAAGATCCTGTAATATTTGAAGTTACAATTCCAACTACATCACCAATTGAATATCCATTTCCAGGTTGATTAATGGTCGTAGATGTAATAGTTCCATTTGAACCTGCAGTAACTTCTAATTTTAAACCAGAACCATTTCCAGTAACATTAAATGTTTCTACAGTAGAAATTCCAACAGAATAGTTTCTTCCACCAGTACTAATAGCAACGGATGATACTGAACATCCCGTACCAACAATATTTCCATATATGAAGGTTTTGGATGTTTCACCCACCTTTCTACCTACAGTTAAGATAGTATCCACTTGTGTACTATCATATACTGTTGTTATCCCTACTTTAAGTTTTCTTGGCAATGTTGTAATCGGATTGTTTATCAGATTTCTAACATATCCATTACTCTTACTTAATGTTGGGTTTTGGAAATATGCAATGCCATTTAAAGAATTGAATTTAGCTTTATATAGTTTAAATTTCAAGTCTTCATATTGATCATCAGTCCATATTGATCCATTTTGAGACTTAAACAAACTTCCAATAGCAAACTGTTTTGTATATCTAACACTTTCAACATCTGGAAGATTTAATGTATTAACTGTTGTCTCTCCCATTCTAGCAACCCAAAGTTCATATTGATCACTTTGTGGTGCCAATATTACTATTGCATATTCTAATCCAGGTGGTAAAAATATTGGATATGGGAATGTAACTTTAGTTGCAACTGAACCATCAGTTGAAGTTTGTATATCGTTCGGTCTTAGAGTTACTGGATCACCAATAATTGTTAATGTTGGTGTTCCAAATTCAACTGTTCTTATTTGCACAGTAACAGTTGCATTTCCTGGATCTTTTTTAGCAAAGAAAAGATCAACCGAAGTTAAAAATGCACCATTAATGTCATCATTGAATGAATTTAAACCCCTACTAGATCCAACAAGGAATGTTTGTGCTAAAGGATCAGCATGTCTTTGTTGTTGTAGTATCCTTGTTACATTTGTTATATTTTGCGTAATATTTTGCGTAACATTTTGCGTAATATTTTGCGTAATATTTTGAGTTACATTAACTACAGGTTCTGGAAGATTTATTGTTGAAATGTTTTCATTTCTAACGGCATTTAATGTTCTTGTTCTTATATTATTTGTAGTAGTTAATGAAGCATTTATAGTGTGAATTCTAATTATATTTTGATATGTTTGTACAGTTCCCTCAGATAAGTAACTGGTTTCTGCTGATGATATATCAGTTCCATTTAATAATCCATTTTCATTTATTTGACTTGAAGATAATTTAAATGTTTTGTTACCTGTAGGAACTCTTATGACTGGTGGTGGTAATGTATTTGGATCTCTAATAAAGAAAGTTCCAATTAAATCACCATAATTATCTGTAATTAATCTTAAATCTTTAACATATGCTGCGGCACCACTAGTTTCTCCGATTAAAATTGCTCTACGAACTAAGTAACCAGAATATAATCCTTGTGCTTCTTCCGATAGTGAAAATGTATCAATGTTTAATACTGTAGATGATTCACTATATGCTGTTGGTAAAATTTCTGATTTTGAATATGGATTTACATCGTATGTTTTTGATGGATTATTAAAAGGCCCAGATTTATGATTTGGTTGTGCAAGTCTAAATGTTATAATTGGAACACCATTATCAAATCCAACTATATTTTCCCCAACAGTAAAACTACCATCAGTTCCTGGATTTTGTAGTTGTACATCACTAGTTACTTCGATTAATTTTGGAGTAAAATCAATTGTAGAAATACCATCTAGGAATGAATAATATTGAGTAAATGCTCTTAAATTAGATACAGAAAACTCAGTATTTCTTGATCTCATGAAAGTATCAAATTCACTTTCAATAAATGATCTTTCTGTTGATCTTGAAGTGCCACTGTCAGAAGAAGTAAATGTTTCTTGAGAAACTGTACCATCACTTAAACTTAATTCTGTCCAAGTGTCTCTTACTTGACCAACACCCAATCCACCAGATCCAGTTCCTGTAGTATTATCAACATTATTTAAAGTAATCCTCTCAGTATTGACTTTACTTTCTAAATTCAGACTATTATTGTGTGTAATAACTCTATCGGGAAGTTCAACAGTCCTTATCCAAGTATCTCTAAATGGATTTAATCTAACATCACCAACATATTGAATAACGTGGAATGGATTTACATTTTCAACTCTTGTTGCCAATGGTTGTTCTATCCAATCAACACTTTCATAATCCAAAGTAATTACTTGTCCCGTCTTTTTAACTCTATTATCTAATAGTTCAAAATTTTGAGATAAATCTAACTCATAATCCGCAGAATTTGCTAATGGTATAATTTGATTTTTTAAACTATTTTTTGATATTAATGGAGTTAATTCATTGTTATCTGAAATTTCTGCTAGAGAATTTCCTAAATCAATAAAATTATCATTTCTAAAAGAATCGGCAAAAAATCCTGTTTTGAATCTGTTTATACCATCAGCATCCTGTATCTGCAATGTTTGTGTGTCTAATTCTAATAGTGATAATGAAGTTACAACCTCTAAATTTTCTACTCTATCTTCAATCTTTCCAATATCTCTCATAGTATATCTTCTATTATCAACTAAAGATACTTTTGCATCACTAGTATCATAAAGATATGGTGGTAATGAAATAGATGCTATTTCTAACAAATCTCCTGACTTATAAGGTTCTTTTGGATTAGTTGATGATATTCCTTTTTCAACAACAAAAGATCCATAACTATCCAAATATACTTTATCAATTCTTCCAAGATAGAAATTGTAGTTTACTAAACTAGACTCATTTGGGGTAAATATTACTTTTGGACCGTTTCCAAAATTTCTTGATGAAAAATCAAAAGGTGAAGATGATGATCCACTAAAGTATGATACTCTTGGTCTAAAGTCCAATGTGTCAGAGGATCTAATATTTAAAAATCCTATGTTTGGTATATCTTTACCATAATTTTCATCATTGTAACTTAATATGCTAAATAAGTCTCCCGAATCTGTTGAAGAAACATCATAATGATCAATAACTATAGTGAGTTTTTTAGTTGGTTCTTGTTCGTTTGAATTTCTTATTATTTTTGAATAATCATAATATTGGTTTTTTTGTCCTTTATCTAATTTAAAAATATTGGTAATATTTTTATATCTTCCAAATGACACTGATTCTATTGGTGATGTAATATTAGATTGTTCAAATGATACTTCTTCACCAACTTGGAATTTATTGCCATTTAAATATACAATCTCAACACTATTTGGATAAAGAGGATCTTTTTTAACAATTCTTGCTATAGAATTGCTTGTTTTACCTGTTATATTTTCCCCAACTATTGAATTATTATAAACTCCATATAGAGAAGAAAAGTTTAATCTGTCAAAAGTTGGAAGAGATGAATCCAAAGATTCATAAACTGCCAAAACTCTAATTACATCTGGATATCTTAAACAAATTTCATTATCTTGAACTCTTAATCCATAATATCTATTAAAAGTTAATCCATCGTTAATAGATGATCCAGAATTAGATCCAGATTGTTCATATTTTGATAACTCAACATTAACTAAAGTACTCTTTTTATGAACTTTAGTTTTACTTTGTATACCAGTCTTTACAAATGTGCCATTAACAATATAGGTAGTCTTACCATTAGTTATGCCATTAAATGTAATTTGTGTATATTCGGGATTAAAAGTAACTTGGTCATCAGTTAAAGACTCTATAGTTCCATCGTCATAATGAATAGAATACTTCTCTGCATCAAAAGTGTCAAATTTTATAGATCCAGAATTTCCCGGTAAAGTAAAATCTCCTGTTGATAATGTTAATGATCCTCCAGATATTGTATTAGAAGATACTGATTGTGCAGAAAATGTTAATTGTGAGTTACTAAGATCTATACTAGAAATATTTGTATTAGGTAATACTGAATATAAATATCCAGAATTTTGATCTCTTATTACAGAATTGCCAACTATGAATCTAGATTGTAGATTTGAATCTGTAATGTCACCATTATTTACATTAGATACTGAAGATACACTTGATAATGTAAAAGTTGTTCCATCAGCAGATACATTAGTAACACTATTATAAGTTTCTGTACTAAATCCAACTCTAGAATATTTTACTATTGTATCAGTCGATATTCCACTAAAAGGTTTATTTGCAGTTCTTACTACCCCATCAGATCCTATAGTAATTTGATCTTGACCACTAAAACCAACTGGAATAAAGGATTCTAAAACAGAATCTGCTAAAAATGCAGGACTTCCAGAAGAATAAACAGATTTAATATCTGATGATTTATAAGACCTTACACCTAAAATCGATCTAGATTGTAAAGTTATACCATTAATAGAAATATTTTCATTAACTAAAAATGTTCCAGATGTTTGTCTTACAACTGCAAGATTATTACTAGTTCCTGCAGAAACAACATATCCAGTAGCACCACTGCTATTTCCTGTAATAATTGATCCTGCTGGTAATTCTGTTGCAGTTAATGAATTATTTAAAGTTAAATGTGTATAAAACTGAATATCATAAAGATATAAATCCCATTTTGTCCTTGCTCCTTCATAAGCAGCATCAGTAAGTTTACATAAATAAATTCTTGCAGATCCCAATTCAACTCCACCTGGAGTTGAAGTTGCACCATTTCTTCTCCTACTGTAAAAATAGACTGTAGATCTATTTACAGGAGCTCCGTAAATATTATTGATTCTTAAAATATTACCCATCTTAAAGGGTACTAAAGCACCAGTAACTGTTTGAGTATCTCTTGGTTTTTCAATATCTAAAATAGTTGTGCTGGTTTTTTCAACGTCATATCCTTTTACATATGCTTTGCCAGGACTTATAGTAACACACATTAAATCATCTGAAGGTGTATTTCCTCCAGTTGTAGTATTACCATCAAAGTAAATTCCATTATTACCTAATAAATTATTTAATGAATTATTGATAGAAATATTAAAGGGTGTTACTGTGTAATTACCAGATTCATCATAAGTTCTCTGGGCAAGATAGTCTTTTATTAAATTGTAATCAGTTTTGTTCTCTATTCTTTTAAGAAATCCATTTTCAACTCTTAGTAATTCTATAAAATCAGTATCATTTATATCAGACAAAGATTTTTTTGTTAATGATAAATTTATTTTTAAACGATCTGCACCAGGTGCAACAAAGTTTGTAAATCCTTTTGCGTTATCAAATAAAGATTCATCTTCTTTTGTTGTTATAATATTCTCAGATACTCTTAACCCAACTCTATATGAAGAAATGTTATTATAATAATCTAATATTAAAGTTTGTTTATTTACATTTACAAAAGTTCCTCTAACAAAATATATACCATTATCAATTGAAACTGAAGATCCTAACACAGTTGCATTATCAGATATTAATGATGCAAAGGGAGTTCCATCAGATATTAATACGTTGTTTATTCCATAAGATACTGGTTGTGTTGATAATAAAGATTCTCCATCCGAAAAGACTGATTGATTGAAACTATTGTCAGAATCTAAGTACTTTACATAAATTGTAATATTTTCTACACCACTACTATTCGGAAAAACTACTTCTTTTACAATTGCTGATATCCCAGATACCTCTCCTCTAATTATCTGACCAACATATTTTTCTATATAGAGTGAAATATCAACTCCGAAAGATGTAGAATTTAATTTTACTGCACAATATTCTGAGTCATATGATACACCACCAGGTATTACCATAGAACCTTCTTTGAAAATATGACTTCCAAAAGATTCTATTTGGTTTTGTAAAATAGACTGTATTGTATTTAATTCTCTAGACTGAACTGGCTTTGCCGGATTGAAAAGAACTTTATAAAAGTTCTTTGTAGAATCAAAGTCATCAAAATATGGATTAACATTGAGATTAGTTTTTTGTGCCATTTTTTAAAATTCTAGAATAATTTTAATATCTTCTTTTTGTCTAGAGTTTCTTTGTACTAAAGGTCTGTTATCGATGTAAATAATATCTCCAGATGTTTTATTTATTTCAGGACTTGCAATACCAGAAGTAAAAGATACATCAAGGTTAATTATTTTATTTTGAACTGTTAATGTTGATGCGCTAAACGATGAATCTATCGAACATAAAAATCCACTATCAATACCTCTAATTGAACCACCAGAAGAACTAAAGTCAATTGAAGCGTTTGCTGAAGAGGAAATACCAACATAATCAGTTTGATCATATGTTGATTGATTATAGTATAATGATCTGTCTTTAAAATATTTTAAAACTTTTGTATCTCTATCATAAGATGCCACATATCCAACTACTTTATCTCCATTCGTCAGAGTTTGTTCTATTTTTTCACCAACAGTTGGTAAAGTTGTTCCATATGGTATAACTTTTAATGATGTTAAACCAGAAAATCTGTCCGAAGTATAAGATTCTGTGGATATAAATTTAGTTGGATTTTTTAATATTCCTATTTGAGCAAATTTTGTATCTACCGGGAAATCTTTGGAAGAATCATCAAATCTAGAGTAGATTAAAACCTTATCTGATCCCATTTCCCTATATAAATCATATCCATGCCCTCTTGAAGGTGGTATTATTGGTATTAGTTTTGCTGGAAATGGAATAGTGTCTACAGTTTGAAGTGGACCAAGATCAACAATTCCATAAGTATATCCACTACCACCTGCAGTTACTGTGGTTTTTATTATTTGACCATCTTCGTTTGCTTCAACAAAAACTCTACCTCCAGATCCATCACCTAAAATATCTACCTCTCCTGTAGCATAATTACTTCCTTGACTTTCAATATACACAAACTTAATTTGATTATTGTTAAGGGTAGAATCTCCATTATCTCTAATAGATTGTATTTGGGATAATGTTGAAGTTTCCCAACTATTTGGTAATGGTATATATTCAGTGGAATCAAATTTAATAATATCTGTAGGGGGAACAGTAAATAGATATTTCCAAATATAACCATCTCCACTATTGCCGGCTCTAGATGGTTCTAAATCTGTAAATAGTGGTTCATCTTGAGATTGATTTCCAGTTGTATTGATACCACTAGAACCATTAGATATGCAAATATATACTTGATACTGACTATTCATTACATAATAATTAGAATCATATAATCTAGCCCTATTAGTAACTGCGGATGGATTTGTGACACTATAATCGTGTCTATACATATCATATCTTACACCTTGCGTCCAATCAATCTTTCTTACACATCTCCTAATATTTTGAGATGTTACTTTTTTTCCATATAAAATAGTGTCTCCATAATGAGGAAGATAATCAAAGTTGTCAGTAGGATTTGGTAATACTGCACTATCAGCATCAACTAAATCTGGACTGTCCCAATTTTCACTTCTACCAAATCCATTTATTCCTGGATTTGGTAGACCAACGAAAATATAATAATTATCAGTCCCAGTATCTATTGAATTAATAAAATTATTTGTATTTAAAATTCTAAATTGGTCTGTAACAAAGGCTGGCATATTAACCTGGTTTTTTTTATTATTTATATTATGTTTTTAAATCTTTTTTAAGAGCACCTGTTCTTCTTAGTCCATATCCTTTTCTTTGAACTGTTGGATGAGTTGTCAAACCAGAATTAATCTCATATCCACTTACACCTATAGAGACAGGATTAGAAGATCTAGTAAATCCACTAATTTTACCCCAAGAAAACTTTCCTACAGGATTTGACAATGTTCCAGTGGTTGCAATACCAACAATATTTGTACTATTTGATATATTACAGGTTATAATTCCAGTAAGTGTATCAATTCCATGTATATAATAAATATTATCCAAGTAAGAAGTTGATACTCCAATAATATCACTTTCATTTTGATCTATAGTTGTCAATCCAGTACCAACTTGAGTATCAAAAATATAAATTGGATATCCAACTGAAAGATCTGAATAAACCTCATCAGATTTAAACAGTTTAAATTCTATGGATAAATCTGTTCCAATACCATTAGTTGTCCCAATACCTGTAATTATTCCATCAAATCCTACAACAACATTTGCATTTAAACATTCCTCAAACTCAATATCAGGGTATTCTATTATTACTTGAGGTGGATTTGTGTTTGTGTAACCAAATCCTGGGTTGACAATAGTTGCATTTGATATAGATCCAGATGAAATAGTTAATGATGCTGTAGCAGTTGTTCCAACACCAACTCCAACTCCATAATAAGGATTTGATATTTTTATGTCTATAGATCCCCCCGCATAACCAAAACCACTATTTACTATGGAAAGTGATTGTATTGTACCAGCTGCAGAAACAACCGCAGTTACAATACCAACTTCTATAGACTCATTAGATGGAATAATTAAAAGATTAATTTTTTCTGTGGGAAGTTCTTCTTCATAATCAAAGAAACTTGCATTGTCAACAAATACCTCATTATCTGACGATGAAAAGTCTTTTATAATTTTTGCAGTTGGATATACTTGAGGTTCTAAAGAATCTCTAGATTTTGAGTATAAAATGTCATTAATTATAATATCTTCCTTTTGCTTTATCCAAAATATCGGTTTTTGATTTTCTTCATCCACTCCCTGTTCAGAATATAAATTAGTTTCCATTAAATCTGATGAAATAAAGTCAAAAATAGTCCTTGTATTTTGAGTAACTGTATTTTGTAAATTAGAATTATTACTATAAATCTGTACAGTATCACCAATCTGAAGTAATTCATCGACTTCTACTCTCTGAGAGTCCACATCTCTAGTTCCTACGTAGAAATAAATTTCCACATTATCATCTACTTTGGGGGCTGTTAAAAATCTTACTGATGACCCACCAGTAAATTCATATGCAGTTCCTGGTTCTTGAAGAATTCCATTTACAAAAATAACTAACAGTGAATCAAAATCTATAACCTGAGAATCTGGATCATCAATATTTGTTTGGAAACTTAAAAGTTCATCTTCATAATATAATGGATAGTTTAATCTTGACCCATTTTGGAAACGTCTTATAGAGTCAATTAAATTTAACTCTCCAAATTGCCATGCAGCAAAATCATCATTATAAGTTTCTAAAACTGCAAGTTTAAATTCTTCTATTGGCTCTGATAAATCTTTTGCTGTTACTAACCCAACTGGTCTAAAAATATCACCTCTTCTAAAATTGTAACCAGGTCTTGTAATTTTAAAGGATGAAACTTCAAATAATGTAGTACCAATACCAACATTATTAGGACTTGCACCAACTTCAACATTCATTAGTAACCCAATTCCAGTTTCAGTTGTCTCACCAATTCCCAATCTTGATACGCCTATAATTGGTAAATTTTCATAACTTGGTGGTGACACTTGAATTATTGGATTGCTATATCCTGTGCCACCTGCCCCTACAGTAAACGATAAAGTTCCACCCGCCCCAACAGAAGCAGTTATAGTTGCAGGGTCTCCCATGTGTCCAGACTCAGTAACTCCGATGGAAATAGTACCTCTATATCCAGAACCAAAATTTAAATCTTCGTACCAAGGATATATCGTTCCATAACCAATATAATAATGTGGTAAGGTGCTTGTGCCAACTTGAACTGAGAATGATGTTGTACCAATGCCAACAAGATTTAAAGAATAATTATGAGATGGAAAGTAAGAAACAATTCCTGGATTTGATGGGCAAGTAAATGCTAATCCGACAATTTTTACTTGATTAGCACCAATAAGACCATCTGTAGAAGGTGCAAAAACTCTTAGTATACCAGTTTCATTATTATATGAAACCGTAGTAAATGCAATTGAATTTCCTGTTGTTGCTATACCAATTATGTCAGTAATAGTACCATTTACATCCAAAGATGCTTTTACTTTTGCTCCAACCAATGGGGCATATCCAAGACCTGCAGTAGATCCTAAAGAAACAATAATTCCACCTCTTGGTAATTGGTTTTGGTTTACATCTGATTCGGAAATTGTAATTTCATCATTATCATTTCTTATTCCACTGAAAACAACACTAGTAATTCCAACTGAAGGATTTTCTACAATTTTAAAATTATAATCTGTTATATTTTCAGTAAGTGGAGTCTGATAAATTCCATTTATGAATAATATGCCATTTCCAGATGTAGTACCTAAACCAACAGTATTAATTCCTTGAGACTTTAATATAAATGTTTCGCCTATACCTGTAAACTGTGAAGAGATATCATCAAAAATAACATTTGTAGAGTAATCTTGCCTTAAAAATACTCTTCCACTAAAACTTGCTCTAGATCTCTCTAAATTTCTTTCATCCTTTGTAACTAAGTCAAATATGTTTCCTCTAGGTGGTTGTGTGAAATATATTTCATCTTCGAATATGTTATAAGAACCTCTGTAAATTTTAACTTCTGAGTCATCCAGATGTGAAGTTGCCGAAGTTCCAACAAATCCTCTTTCAACTTCTACAATGTTCTTATCTCCAGTAAAGAATAATATTGGTCCGGAATTACTAGTTCCAATTCCAACATTTAAAACTCGCATATATTCATCACCTATTTTCAATAAATCAGTTGGTTTAATTGAACTTATTCCACTTAATGTAAAGAAAGTGGATCCAATGGAAATTTGCCCGTCATTACCCGACAAGGAATGTGCTATACCAGTATAAGTTAATGGATATTGTGCTAAGTTATTAATAGTAATCAGAGACTTTTCATTTTTTTTGTACATTTCAAATATGTGAGCATTACCTTCACCAAGATCAGTAAATGTAACTCCTGTTCCAGAATTTGCATTTGATTCAGTTAATGCAATTTTAAATTCACTATTTGATAACTTAATAGCATAAACACTTGAAGGTAATCTATCTGTTGAAATTCCAGTATCAGTTATTGATCCAGATGGAATTCCCATGGCACTTTGACCAAGACCAATAAAAGTTGATTTTGGTTTATAAATTAAATTCTCCCCAGTACTGAAGAAATGATTATTTATTGTAAAAACACCAGTAACAGGATTTAAAACATTAGTGTCGAAAGGATCAAAAGATTTTGCAAATATTGGAGTATTTCTGTATCTTAATTTGAAGTTTAATCTATCAATGTTATTTGAATTCAATCCAAAATATTTTGCAATGTTTAAATCTTCATACAGTGGAGTTAATGAAAGTGGTTGAGGAATATTTATTTGATCTAAGAATTTATAAAAAACTTCATTATAATGCTGTACAGTTATAGATTCTCCATTAAATTCATTGTAAGGTGTAAATATTACTTCAAATTTGTTTTGATCTACGAAAGAACTAAATGTTCCTATTCCAGAACTGTTACTAACTATTAAAATTGGATATTCTACAATAACGGAATTAAGATCATCGTGAATAACCGCCAATTGGTGCAATGAACTAGTATTCCCAACACTAACTTTAACAAAAGATTTTACACTAGAGAAAAGTTCGGAATCATATGAGAAGATTGTAGAAGATGATGAAACAGTAGATGTCCCAGAGTCTAATATAACAGTTCTCTCACTAGTATCCGATTGTCTTGTTGATTTAAATCTATATGTATCTATTCCAGAAGAAGTATCATCAAAACAGATAGTTTTTGTCCTAACTGTGATATTATTTTCTGATTGATTTAAATAATTTAATTTTATTAATCCACCACTCACTGACAGCCCAAATGATCCTATAAATCCGTAACTAAAATCATTCTCATCGTTTCCATCAAAATAATAATCACTATGATAAACATCATTCCCATCATAAGTTGCATAAATCTCAACATAATTCATTTCAAAAGTAGTTTTATTTAAAACATGAATTTGTGAATAAAATGAAGAATATAGTGAAGAATCTAATGATAAAATATCTTCAGACTCTTCTGGTAATATTACATTTACTGTGTTGAATATATTGGATGATCCTACAGTTAAAGAAGATTCCGATTCTAATGTAGTTAAAAATCTACTTCCTAATATTTTTATTTCATAATCAATATTATATGGGTCTGTTGGTTCAAATAAGAAGTAGTAATTTTTAACATCGTCAACTACTGGAGTTATTTCTGCAATTTTTGTACCAAATACATTTGAATCTTCCCCAATAACATATAAATTACTTACTGTATTTTTTTCAAGGAAAAATACATCATCATTATTTTTAAGGGAAATAATTTCAGAAAATTGAACTTCATTTGTACCATCCTCCACTAAATTTTGATTAGCAGATCTTATTTGAATTAAAAATCTTCCATAAAGTTGATCTTTTGGGAGAGATAAAATAATTTGATTCAATCTTCGTTCATTATCATCAGAACTGGAAAATTCTCTACTTATATCGTCTATTTGTAAAACTCTATTAGTTCTTGCTTCTACATAATCAGTTAACTTTAAATTTTTAAATCTTATAATTCTAGATACGTCGGAAATCGTATCATAATCACGAACAAAATCTAAATTTTTAATTACATCAACCCTAGATTCGGATATAAAGGATTGTATTGAGTCTATTCTTGAACTTGGTACTAACCCTGTAGAAACTATTCCACTAGTAACTGATGAAATTTGTGTATCCGCAAAATTTTTGGTTCCAATTGGATGAACCATAGAGTTGACAACGGGAGAAATTTGATCCCAAGTTTTTTCACTCTTTATAGTATATGATAAATTTTGGTAATAATCATTATCTGGTAAGTATTGAAAATCATTACTGAGTTTACCTATATCGTCTTCCCAATCTAAAGATTTAATATTTTCTGCTCCAACTATAAAAGAACCGCTAACAACAGATAAATTTTCAACTGTAGCTAAATATCCACTAGAAAATCCTTTTATTACATCACCTACATGTAATTGATAATCACCAGAAAGTTTTAAATAATTTTTATTAGATTTTTCAACAATTAAATCGGTAATAATAATATCATCAGACTGTAAAACAATCGATATTTGTTCTCCTAATTCAAATATACTATAGTCTTGTTCAACGCTAAAAATTGGGTAATTGGATTTTTTAACTATAGTAGCAAAAGTATTAATTTGGAATGTTACTGCAATTCCTGGATCACCATACAACTCTGGTATTTGAATTACCATTCTTCCAGGGTTTGAATTTGAAGTGTAATCAATTACTTTGAAGAATTGATATCCATGATTTTCAGAATCAAATCCAATACCACTATCTGGTATTATTTCAATGTTTTCAATAAATACTTCATCATTAATAGCAAACGGATCATTTGTAAATCCTAAAATAGGAGTTTTTATCAAACATGTTAATATTCCCGCTCTTGATGATTCAATTCTGTCTATTATAATACCATTAGAATTATCTACAGATTTTATAGTTACCGGAGTTGATGGTAACCCATTGACTGGTACTTCAATAGTAACCAATTCTATATTTGCATTACCAAGTCCACCCCCAGACATTTTAGCTCTAAGGAGACCGTTATCTATTTTTTTTCCACTATTAGAATCAACAACAACCAAATTTGGTGCTGATGGATACTTTTTACCACCATTTACAACATTTACTCTTACTAAAGTATTTGAGTTGATTATTTTTACATTGTTTGATATATCTGCTTTTGGTGACAATGTTTTGTCATTGGAGTAATCAAATCCAGTATTTTTTAATGATATACTTCTAAGTTTACCAATACTCAATGATGATGGAATTACATTTAATCCCCTATCAGAATTTGATGAAGATAGGGAGTAACTTGGGATATCTTTATAATTAATTCCCGGATTAATTATTTTAACTTTACTTATAGATCCAATTCCAGATGCGGAATTTGTAGTATATGATAATACTTCACAATCATTAGAACTATAAGAAGATTCCTCTGGTGTATCATTCAAGTTAATATCAAAAGTTGTATCAGTAACATTAAAAATATTATATCTTCCAGAATACTTACTATCAATAAAATTAATTTCTGAAGAATTTTTAATGGTATCCTTTAATGTTACAAGTTCAGTATTTTTTTCTAAAGTGTAATAAAGTTTTTCTGGATAATTGTCAGAATATTTTAAAGTTATAGTTGCATCACTACCAATACCTATGCTATTTACACCCACCAAGGAAAATTCTCCAGTAGAAGCAAAAGATACAAATTCTTTTGATAGAGTTTTATTTGCATATAGTTTAAATGTATACCCTTCTAATGATGAATCAGATACATTAAAGACTAAATCATTATTTTTTATAACATTTATTTTTGGTTGAACTAAGTTCAATTCTTGAGTTCCAATTCCAACTGATGTAAATTCAATAAAGTTTGGTGGTGCTGATATGGAATCTACATATGTTTGACATAGATTGACATTATTTGAATCAATTTTATGAACATAATAAGTTCCAGTGCTTAGACCTCCAATTACAGATGTTGAAATATAGTAAACTTTATCACCTGTAAATAGACCATGCTCAGATAAAGTTATTTTATTATTTTGCAAATTAACTTCTGATGGTGTAAATGATAATAATTTTGTAGTGATTGATTTTATCTCATCATTATATTTCAAATTAATAAATGATGATCCACCAATACCAACACTTTTTCTTGGTTTGACATCAATATTAACTGTATCATTCAAAGATAAATTATGAGATGTTGAAACTGAAACTGTACTTTTTACATCAATAATATTACACAAAATTTCATCAAAGGTAGATTCAAATGAATATTTGTAATTATTAGAACCAACTATGCCAGTAAAATATAATCCATTGGTGGTGGTAGTTAATCCAACAGAAGTAACTATTCCAATATAATCTTCAGATTTGTTTATTATATACAATTCACGCTCTGTTTCAGATCCAGACAAAATCTGGAAAGAAATGTTACCATCATTACTAACCTGAATACCTTGTGTTCCAGATGGTCTTCTTAAAATAACTTTTTGATTTGTTTTAAATCCATGATTTGGTAGATATATTGATTGAGTTGGTATTGGTACTGTAACTAACTTTAATCCATTATAAAAAGTTTTATTAGTAAAGGTTCCCGACCAAGTACCAATCCCAATAGAATTATTTGGGTTAAAATATCTTAAATAATTTTCTACTTGTGTTGGTATATTGTTTTCAACGCTAATTCTTAAAACATCTGACAAAAATGAAACTGTAGAGTTTGCTGTATTTAAACCAGAAGATATAGTTCTTTCAACTCTTAAAACATTAAGGTCATTAAAATAATTTAATATAGTAAAATATTGCTCATAATCTTCACCAATTATTTTAATAGAACTTCCAATAGACACACGTTTTGGAAAATCCTGTAGATATATGTCAGTGATTATTCCTACAGCACCAAATGGTATACTATTGGATAATTTAGTATTAAATTCTTCTACAAAAACAGTATGTTGACCATTTAATTGATCAAAAGATGAAGTTAATCCAGTTATGTTTACAGTAGAATTATTAACTAAATTAAAATTTGGTAAATATTTTACATAAATTTCAGCATTTGAATTTTTATAAACTTTCGAATTTTCGTATATTCTAACTGTGGATTGTATGCTGTCTACCTCTTTACCTATTATTGATTCTACCGAAGACTCCAATCCATATCCAGAAGTTTTTTCATTGTCAAAATATAATATATCACCTACTTTATAGTTATTTTCACTATTACTCACTTCTAAAGATTCCACACTTCCAGAAGTAGTTGATTCTACATCACATATTTGTCCAAATATATTTGGAATAAAATCATTTCTTCCAAATTTTTGTCCGGATTTATAGGGTAATGTATTTCTTAATAAGTTTGACTGATTAAAATCAAATTTTTGATTAAAGTCTGGATTGGTGTTTTCTGCTATAAATTTAGATCTATAATATTTTCCAATAAAATATGGAAATACTCCTATGTAATTATTTTCTGGGTTTAATTTTGCAGTTGCAAAATAAGCATAAACACCATTTGGGTATTCGGGAGTTTTGCAAAATCTTCCATTATATTCATCAAGATCTCCAGAATTTGTAAACTTGTAATCCTCGATAAAGTAACCAAGAGGAAAATCTGAAGTGCTTACTCTATTTTCAACCTCAAATAAAGAATAACCAGATTCTATTAATTTTATTTCTGAACTAAAATTTTCTGGATCAGAATAACCAAATGGACCATAAATTGGAATTCCATCATAAGACCATCCTATAATTGGAGAGTGATTTGTGATAGACTCATTGAATAGAGATTTTAATAATTCTGAATATCCTGTCACTACATATTGAAGAGTATTTTCTTTTGTTTTATGCAACAGTTCATAAGATTGATCTCTATATAATTCATACTGTATTCCATATTTGTAACAATTATCTAGTGTTAAAGATCTAATTTTTGGGAGGAATACTGCATTTTTTCCAGTGGAAATAACTTTCAAAGTAGTATCATCGGGGTTATATCCATATCCCTGATTTAGCACTGTTACAGAATTTAATCTTCCATTTAGTATATTTGCTCTTAAAAGAGCTCCAACACCACTCTTGCTTTCGATAATTATATCTGGTACGGAATAATAGTTATTTCCATAGTATGAAACTAAAACATCCACAATTCTTCCTGCAGATATTACAGGAGTTAATTGTGCAAATTCACCATCCAATATTTTTACATCAGGAACATTTTCTAAATTTAATATAGTAGATCCATAATTAGATCCTTCTTCATAAAGATAAGTCTGAACTATAGAACCTTTTACAACTGGTGTTGCTACAATAGACCTGATTGATTGACCATCTGGTAAAGTGTATGAAACATTTACTGTTATTTCTGGATAGTTAAAATATTGATATCCAGATCCTGTAGATTCAAATTTAATATAATTTTCTCTTAAGTAATTTTGATTATCTGTACCACCAATACCAGCATTGCATACCCTAAAGGAATTGTTATCTACCTTTAAAACATAATACTGGTTTGATGTAGACAAACCTGATATTGGTGTTGTCTGAAAATCATAAGTAACTAATTCTCCACTAGAAAATCCATGTGAAGTAAAGTTAATTGTATGATTATATGTTGATATACCACTTGGCTTTACAATTAATTTTCTATTTATAAAACCTTCTCCACTATCTATAATTTTAAGTGAATCTAATACATTTTTTGGTTCAGTTTTAAATTTATGGATTCCAAAATTACCAACAGTAGTAAATCCAACAGTGTTTATTCCAGATACATAATCACCATATGTTGGATAAATTTGTATAGTCTTGGAGTTAATTATTTTTGCGTAAAAAATAGAATTATTCCCCAAATATCTTCCAGTATCAGAATCTGATCCCTGAAATACTCCTAGTCCTATTTTTTCATTATTAATATTATTAATATCATAAATTACTTTTTGACCATCTATAAAGTTGTGATCGGTTAAAAAAGTAATCGTTTCAGATGTTATACTTAAACCACCACCTTCTTCTAAAATTCTTGCATCAAAAAATACTTCTCTACTTTTTAACTTAGTTACTGGAGACAAAATTGCTCCTTTTCCATTTCCACCAGAAACTTTTATTGTTAATGGTCTATCAATATTGAATTCTTGTGAATCTATGTGTATTCTTTCAATCTTTCCTTGAACAACAGGTTGTAATTTTGCACTCCCATAAGAAAATTCTAATCTTGGAGGATTAATAACATCATAATCTTCACCAGGATTTACTACCATAACAGATTCTAATGGGCCATAATAAATTTTATCATTAGATTTAGGACTAAGAATTTCTACACCATTTGCAAGAATTCCTACTGTTTCAGTACCAATTTCATCCTTACCGTCATAATAAATGTCAACATTAAGTTTGATTTTTTTTAATAATTTTTGTGGATGTATAGATTCATCTTCAGTTTTTTGTGAAGAGAGTGTGAAATTATGAGTTCCACTGGGTATGGACTCTAAATATACGAATTTATCTATTGATATAAAAGATCGAGAAAGATATAATTTAATTTGTTTTTTATCTGAAGATACTGTAATATAGTACAATCCTTCAGAAAGTCCTCCTATAGCAGAATCTGAATATGAATAATATACTCTATCTCCACTTAAAAAAGATACTTCATTATTAAAACTTACTGAAGTATATTTTCCTTCTTCACTATCAAAATTAACCAAAGACGATGCATTATATGAAAACAAATCTTTAGTTATTTCATATGAAGGTAATGAATTTGATGCGATGTAAACATTTTCATCATCTTCAGTGTATACATTAGTAACATCACAAGTAAGATTATTGTATTTTAATGGAACTATTGAACTTGTTGAAGTTTTTACTTTTCTTCTAATATCATAATCCTTTAGTGTATTCAGAGAACTTAAATTTGTATTGAATTCTAGTTCTCCTGTTTCTTTGTCTATTGAAGTTATTTCTACATTACTTAAAGAATCCTCTAATATTTCAGTATTTCTTTCCAAAAATTCTACATAGTCACCCACTTTAAGTGATGAATCATCAATTTCACTTAAAGTGAAAGCAGTTCTTGAATTTACATTAAAACTACTAAGTTCATATCTAGAACTAGTATTGTAGATAAAAGTATTTGCGATTATTTCTACATCTGTCTTAGTTGATTGTGGATTTTCAATTAAATTTCCTAAATGTTTAATATAAATTTTATCCCCTTCTGTAAAGATATAATCAGAATTACTTTCATTTCTTATTTGAAGATCATTAACAACGCCTAGAAGGCGAAGGTTGACTCTTTTAGTTTTATCACCATTTTCATATCCAAAATAAGTATCATTAGAATAAACATTAGATGTTTTTTCTATATTAGCATCAATATAGTTCTTATTTGCAGTATAGCATCCAAAAAATTGGTTAATACTTTTATCGGTATAAAAAATTTCAACCCCATTCTGGAATATACTTCCAGAATTTTCAAATCCAATTGTAGAATCTACTGTAAGGACATTTGCATTATCTGTGGAAGATATTTTTTCTATGACTTTAGTTGTTGGAGTTACTGTAAATTCTCCACTATTTTCAGAGTTAGAATCATCATAACCTAAAAATATATAAAACTTATAATAAGTCTTATTATTTCTTGTGAAAATTTCTGCTTCTGATACTGAACCAAATACATTTGAATTATTGTTTTTTGTTACTTGATATCCAGTTAATAATAAAGGATCTTTATCTGTAGATAGATTTTCAAATAATAATTCTTTTCTACGTCTATAATTCGATGCAGAAGTTTTAAATAAAAATGTTTCTAAATCAACGATCTTTGGATCTATTCCATATAATGCATTAAATAGAATTCTGAAAGATTCTTTACTTCCTTTTGCTTGATAGAAAGACTTCGAATTCTTTATAAAATTGTTTACATTTAACTGATCATACAAACTTACTTTTTCTAATCCTGGGAGAAAAGTAAATTTAATTTTCTCATAGAATTTTTGTAGAAACAACACACTCAAATTTACAACCTTTGAGTTATTTGAGTGTGTTGCTGAATTAGTAGTACTAAAAACTAATTCAGTGTTATAAGATTCAATTCCACTAAATCCTCTTACACATCCAGTAAATCTATCAGATAATCTTTCTTTGTAAGTAATAATTTCATCATCAATCTGAAGTAATCCATAAGAATTTGGAAAACCTAATGTGTTGTTAACATAAATTACTTCATCTCCGATAGCAACATCTTGAGTCAGTAAAGTATTACCCGCAACTACTTCAGGAGTTAAATTATCTAATTTAAGATATTCTACTAAATTTTGAACAACATCTACACTTCCTCCTTGGTGCTCTTGAGAAATGTAGTACTGTTTTAAAAATTCAGAAAATTTTGGGTTTTCTTCTAATATAAATTCTGGTATTTGATTATCAATAATTTCTTGAATTCTTACCTTTGATTCAAAATTTGATTGTCCCATATTATTTTCTAATTAGACTTCCGTTGGAGTAACTTGATTGATAATAATCTCTAGTGAATAAAACACCAGAAGTATTTTCACCAGAAGATATTACATCTTTAATCATATTTATTTTACTTTTTGGAATATCTAAAGAAAGATATAAATCTTTAAGAGCTATTACATCATTTGATTCTGGATATGCCTGAATTTCAACTACACTGTCTGGAAGTTCAGTTGCAACAATATTAATTGCATTTAATCTAATTTCTCCAGTTACATAATCAACTATTCCAGCAGAACTTATGATAGTCCTTGGTAACTGTGTAGGATTTTCAGATAACTTGATTATTGCAATAGTTCCAGTAAGTTTATCTTCTTTTGGAATATCTGTTAAGTAAACAAATTCATTTTCTGATGGTATTTTAAAACCTGTAGATTTTATATTTGTCCCTTCATGATTAACATGGAATCTATTACCATAACATAATTCATACTCTGCAAATTGATTTAATAAGACGTTTAAATTTCTTCTGATTGTTATTTTAGTAATGTTTGAGGTTATGGAGACATCTGTGTTGTCTATTACCTGCAATAATTTACTATATTTGAATCTACCACCAAATCTATTAACATCTAAAGAATTTGAGTATGATATTAATGAGTTTTCAACTTTTGTCTTTAATGTTTCAACACCAGGAGAATTAGATGTATTATAGTAGATATAAGAATCTAATTCGACGTAAAGAACTTTAATATCTACAATTTTTTGATTAATTCCAGTAATTGTATATTGCTTAAGTCTTGATAATACATTTTGCTTATCAAATTGAGAAATATATAAACCATCTTTTGGTTTAATTGCTATAGTTATTGATCCAAATTCAGGTGGATCCAAATCTTCGCCACCAATTACATTGACTACTTCTGCATTTGGATATATGATATTTTTAATAATTGATTCATAATCGCCAGATGTTACTGCTCTGTATTGGGATGAATAAAGTCTTGGTGCAAAATAACGAATTGAGTCTACTGATTCTATATTTGAACCATTTTTAGATGATTGATTTGTTGTGATTGTAACAGTATTTGATGGTGCGATTAAGACCCCATTTGAATTTTTAACTGATCCTACAAATGAGAAGTCAGACGCCCCATTACCATCTCTACCATCAGTTACAATATAATTTACCGTAATAACTGATCCATTCTCAAGAGATTTTCCAAAAACACCGTCACCAAACAGAAGTTCATATTTCTCATCTTTTACTTCTTGTATTAAAAATATTTCTGATTCACTATTTACAGTAATTATATTATCTACAAGTGAATATTTTTTACCAATTCCTGTATCACTAATACCCTTTACATAGACGCGAATAGTGCTGGTATCTACATATGGGTTTGGAATAATGAATTTTTGATCTAATGAACTATCAACAGTAAAGGTCAGGGATAAAAATCTCCCTTGATAAATTTCAATATTTTCAAATGATGCGACACCATTTGAAACTGTTCTAGTAATTTCTTCTGGTATTGAAAATATATAAGAAGTATTATCTACTGCACCAACACAAAGTAATTCTGGTTGAAGAGCAAGAGTTGTGGTCTCACTATTGGTTTCTATATCAAACGATACTACTGCAGTTGAACATTTTCTGGATCTGGGTACATATCCAATATTTCTTGCAAGAGATACTACATTTTCACGAAGAGTTGCAGAATCTAAAAATACCTCATTAACAGATAAGTTTGAATTAAATGCATTAATATAGGTATTATATGCTAATGTATCAATTAGAACTGAAAAATTAGATCCCTCAAAGTCAAAATCAGTAAAGTTACTGTTTGCTCTTAAATAATCCTTTATCGAAGATTTTATCTGATCAAAATCTAAGTTGGTATAATTGGTGAAAGGCATTTTATCTCGTTGCCTCTAGGATGAAAGTAAACTCTTGTGTTGGAAAGTCCTGTCCAATAATATCGAAGATTACAGTAACTTCTAAAGCATTATTATCAAGTTCTGGATCTACTGTAACCCGAACATTTTCAACTCTTGGTTCATATGAATTAATCGCTATGAGAATTTGGTCTTCAATAATAGATACCGTTGCATAATCAACGATTCCAAATAGACTTGATCTTACATCTGAACCAAAATCTGGATTAAAAAATCTTTCTGTAGGTATTGTTTCTACAATATTACGAACAGATCTTATAATCGCCCTTTCATTTTTTAGAATTGGCAAATCTTTAGTTACTGGATGTGGTTCAAAAGACAAACTAATGTCCTTAAATGATCTAGATATCCTTGTAATTGGATTAATTGCCATTTGAACAGGACTTTTTCTTCAGTTATTTATGGTTATTTCCAAGAAATACCATAATTTGGTTCTGTACCATATTCCCAATCATCATAGTCATTCGAATTTCTAATTTTTTGGTGCAATTCAGACTGTTCTTTTAAATGATGTTGATTTTTTGGGATATCATCATGCATAATTTCTTGTATCACCTTAGGTTTTTTACTTAAACTCCCATAATCAGATGTCAATGATGTGGTTCCCCACATTTGATACATGTAATTTTTGTCTCTATCAACGGGCAAATTGGACATTTTAGCTCCTGTTTTAGTGAATAAAACAGAACTTTTATAAAGGAGGTTGCTATCTCCTTATTTTTATTTAACGATTTAGTTCTCTGATGTTATAATTGTCAGAATTTAAGTATTTTAACAGTTCAAGAGCAATTAATCGAGGATTTCCATCCCCACAAGTATAAACATCAATTGCAAGACATCCATTTTCTGGCCATGTATGGCAAGAAACATGACTTTCTGCAAGCGCAATGACGATTGTACAACCTTGTGGAACAAAACAGTGGGAAAACGTGTTTAAAATAGTCATTTTTGCACGTTCTATTCCACTAATCATAACATTTTGAAGAGAAATACTGTCATTGATAAGTGAAAAATCTACATCATAGACTTCTAAAAGCAGATGTCTGCCCATTGAATGTTGTTCCAATTCAGTATTGTGCAAAAAAATTATTTATTTTGATCTAAATTATTAATTTCATATATGTAATGATCAGAGGTCTCTAATTTTCTTTTGTTTTCTACAGAATATATTGTTAGATCAATTTCATATCCTGGATTTTTATCAATTCTGTTAAATGTCCAGGCATTGTCATACCAAATAATGCGATTATTTGGATATGCATAATAATTTCCAGTTTCAACTTTGAATAAATGGGCACATTTGTGCTCTGGTGTTTCAGAAAAGTTTAAATCTGGTATACCTTTATTCTCCCATGACCAATCTAAGGTGAACATATAAGTTCCTAGAACTTTTTTTCCATCTGGGCGAATTAATTCTGCTTGTAATCCAGAAAGACGCGATCTTTTTTGTACATCAATATAGGGTGAAAAACAGTCCCAATACATAATGTCTTCAAGTGGTTCAATCACAGCATTAGGTTTCCAACAAAAAGCGTGAAGTGGCCTACGAGTCCAATTCACGCCGTTCTCAAGAAACGCCTCAAACAGAGGCACTCTTTTTTCAATACTTGCAACAGAATGTATATCACATTTAGTTACTTCACCATGACCTTTTTTATGATTGAATAAGAACTCATTTCTTATGTAACAAGACCAATCTGGAAGGTTATGGTTTAAATATGCCATATTACCCCTTTCCTTGACCTCTATACTTCTTTCGTGCTCCATTACGAGAAGACGCGGCATACTTAGTACCACCACCTTCTCCTTGACGAGACTTTTTAGGTGGGCCTGGATTATAACCAGTCTTATTCAAACCACCTTTTGCTTTAACTGCCATAAGACTTAATCTCCTTATATAATTTCAGTGTGTATTTCATGAGGTGCAGGAGTTCCATTTTCGTAAAACTCCTGCGATAAATCCATCATCACATCCAAATAGTCTTCTTCTGAAAGATCGGAATAAATTTTGCGACCATTGCAGTAGATGTTATATTTTTCGTGATTATTTGTCATAAACTCAAATAACTCTTGTTTTTTCGTGACCAACGCGAATACGAGGATCGCACCAAATTTCAAATCCTGCTTCTTTTGCATCCAGACAGAATGACACATCTTCGCCACACATGTCTTGAACTTCTCCAGATTCAAAGACTTGCATCTTAGGAGCGAACCAAGGGTACTTCATTTCAGGATGTTCAAAGACTCCTCTCTTAATCATCAACCAACCAAATCCAGCATAATCAACTGTAAATGGTTTACGACGCTTACTAATACTTTCGATAGTCTCATGATTCATGACACCACCATTTGAACGGAAATCTTCTTCTTCCATCCAGTGTGCAACTGATGTGGTGTGTCCATCTTCGGTACAATACCAACCACTTGCAATATCTTTGTCCAGAAGAATCAATTGCCAGAACTTTTCGGTATTGAAAACGATGTCAGAGTCAATCCAAAGTTGCCAATCATAATTTAATTTACCATCCCAAGGAAGTTGATCTGGTCCACGAAGTACATTTGCTCCCAGACACTTACATCTGGCAAAATTAACCATGGATGAATAGTCTTGTGAGATTTGAATACTTGCTCCTGCTTGCACTAAGTCAAAACAAAGTTGTACGAAGTTTTTTAGGTAAGTATAAGAAACTCCTCTTCCAGGTAAGCAAAAGACAACGGATTTTCCTTTGACCATTTCTTTTGCTAAATTATAATCCCATTCTTGAGTGCTTTGTGAAACAATTGGTGTTTTTGCCTTTACAGTAAATCCTTTAGCCATAATTGAATGATTTTTTACTTCAATATCATACCAAGTATATAGTGTTTTGTCAATGAGATGAATTCAATACTAATTCCTTTGATCGTAGAACTTCCTCATAAGAAAGATCGTTTTTCTTTGAGTCATCTGTGATTGAAAGAAACTCTGATATCATTTTCCATGTTAAATCAAACTCATCTTTTGTTAATGAGTGATAGATGCACTTGTCTTTTAAGTATATGTGATAGAGTGTTTCAGTCATTTTCTTTTTCTGAAAGTATAATTTCGTTGCCGTCGATTGTGAATTCTATTTCTGTATCCTCATACCATGAGAGATCGTTTATAATCCACTCAGGTATTCTAACATAATATTCACCATTTATTGGATCGACCTCTAGGGGTCTAAAATTTTCCGGAGATTTTTTTTTCATGTAGGGGATTTCATTTTTCAATTTTATATAGGAATTCTTTTACTTTGGGGTCAGTACTATACTTCCGGAATTTTTTGTTTTTGAAGTATTGTTTGCCTTATATTTACTTTTATAGATTGACAAGGTTCCTTGACTTATTATACGCCCCCCCATGACCCCCCCGCTTACGCCATCGCGGCGCAAAGGCACTGCCAAACACGAACGAACGCAGGCGATTAAGGCGGCAGAGTATCAACAACTGCCGCCCCACTAAGTGTAACTAACTCATGAGAAGTAGGTGCCCACGATGACAGTTCCATCGTAGCAGTATTTCATAACTACCCCACTGAAATAGGTGTCGGAAGTGTAACCATCCCACCCATAAAGGTGTTCGTGAGGTGCAGCAATGACCCGAATAAAGTCACTCACAGAATACCAAACTCCGCGATACTTGAAGAACTCAGTGTCATCAAACTCGTCATCAGTAAGGTAATCAAACTGTTTGCGGAGTTGACTATACAAACTGCCGGGGTTCAATGCACCGAATCCAGGCAACCATTGCCCCATAGTGCAATCGCGTGGGATGAAATTAGACTTGATTGTGACAGTCATGATCGGAAAGTGTAGGGTGAAAGGTGGAAAGAAAGGGCGGAAGATTGCCGCCCTTAAGTGTAACTCAGAGACCGAACTTTTCTCTGCAGATAGGACCAATCCCCAACTCGATTGAAAGGGAGTTAGTTAACTCTCTGCCGCAACATGAGCAGGAACCTGTATTCTGCCCGTAAAGTTTAGCGGCAGAGTAAGGATCAGCGGCGACAGATTGCACTCGCTTGATGAGATCAATCTCACCCAAATTTGTGGCGTTCGATGTAATCCAACCCAGGTAAATGTTACTCAGTGTGCCCCACTGATTGACCTCTTTATCGTGAGAGAAAACATAACATTTACCAGCATACTTGCTGGGTTTAACTATAAAGTTTGTGAAGCGCATTGTGATCCTTTTCAGACCACGATTCTGTGCCTCTTCGATTGCATTTATGATCCCGCTAAAGTTGTATTGAGCGGGCGCATTGTGACGGATGATAGGATGGCGCATTGTGCTTACCTTTGGTGTGGTTTGTGTGAAATAGGGAGGCGATTGTGCCTCCCTCAGTGTAACTTACCAGGCGTCAGATGTGAACACCCGATAATAGTCTAGACCATTAAGTTGACAGAAGTGTTCTGCCAACTCCTCAAATACCTCATCCCCGATGTCATCAAACTCATCAGAATCAACAACGAAACTGACAACTTTTGCGCTAGGGATGACATAATGAAACCCGCGATCTGAGGGGTGGAAATACTCTACAACCGTTTCGATTTGCGTCGGGTTGGTTGTATGCTGCCCGACAATGAGAGTAGTCATAGGTCTTGAAAGTGTGGGGTGAAAGTGTAACTAAATGGCGAAACTTGAAACTATTAAATACGGCGACGGGTGATCAGTACACCCGCGCTCCGCCCCGTCGCCGTATTCGGTTTTCAAGGTTCGCTCCGCTCACTGTAACCGATCGGCAGCGATCCCACAAGCGCCAAACGGTATCACCCGATACCAAACGGCAAACTCATCTCATAAGCGATTCTGATTGGTCAGGTCTTGACAGATCGGGCGATGCCGTGGTATCTGCTGCAGCGATTGAATGTTAATTATAATTAAACAACGATTGCAGAATATAAAGAATCAAGAACCGATTGCAATTGCACCTGAATTAGAATTAAGAACCGATTAGGATTGCAAACTATAAAGAATAACTGTCCTTTGGGAAGTTCATTGTGATTAGAATTAACCACACCACTGACTATAAGAATCACAATGAACTTCAGAAAAGAAAGTATAAAGAATTACAAACTCGAAAAGTATAAAGAATTAAGATCTAGGTGTGATTGATTCTTAATTCTTTATACTCTCATTCTTCATTCTTTTCTTTATACTAATTCTGCAGGTGATCCACATGATCTATAAAACTCTATCATTCTTTGCGCTTCCTCAAGTGTAGCGAATGATTGAATGTTCCAGGATTGAGAATAAGGTCGAAAGTAGCGAATTGCGAATCGCATGATAATAAACTCGATGTGAATGTGTGTATGATCTAGACATGTTGTTACATCATCTCGATCATGTTGTGTGTATCTCGTCGAGAGTATTGTGTGCGCTCTCGACGAGATTATGATGCGCGATCTCGACTAGATTTTGTTTTGCCTCCCTAATGCTGCCCAGGTGACTGCATTTGCGCTGTGAATCTTGACGCTGTTACGGACCCATACGATCTGGCGGGTCTGTAGGTTGCTGGCGATGTTGAGAGTCATGGTGTTTGTGGTGTGAATGGGAGACCCTTGCGGATCTCCCAGAATCATAGCATGGATTCAACCGATCAAGGCAGCGATCAGGCGGTCACGCTTGCGGATCGCGGTGGAATGAATGAACCACAGATCACGCTTGCCGTTGTCGGTACGGGTGGCACCCAGGATGCCGCTGCGCTCCATTTCAACCATGAGAGCGTGAATGGTGCCCTTGTGCTTGGTAGGGTTGAGACCCATGCCCCTGACGATCTGAGAGCAGGTTTGCGGTCCCTGCTGAATCAGGGTGGAGCGAACGGCGGTGCGAATGATGGTGCGGAAGTTCATCGGAGTGGTGTGGTGAACTGAAGGTAGTATGAACGCAAACGGCACCAGAGTCAAGAGGGTGAACCATAAGGATTACTGATCGGTCAAAGGGTTGACATAGGGTGCGGGTGCCGTGCTAAGATGAAGGTAGAACCTTTTTTTGGTGGAGTTAGGTATAAAAAAAGGGAGCGAAGTTGCTCCCAATTCTTTATAGCATCTCAATCAATCGCATCATGGTAGTGATCTGAACTGGTGTCTGCCAGCAAATAACATCATCCAACATGTTGCCATTTGGGCGCATCACAGCGACCTCAAATGTATCATGCTCAATGTCACCATAAAGACCCGAATCTTTGGGACCTGATACAACCGAAATGGTCCAACCATTCTCAAAGGTATGCTGTGCAATTGTTGCACCTTTGATCGCATGATCCCGAAAGGTCAGAGAAGAGAAGTTCATCGGTGGTGTGGTGTGAACTGAGAGAATCCTATAGCATCATGGGCACCATGCGACCAGGTTGTGCCAGTTGTCAGACTGTCCGCCATGGCGGTCTGATGGGTCTGTGGCGCCTGTAGACTATGGGGACAATCGGCACCAACGGCAGCAGGGTCGCTGCCTGATCAAAGGTCGCCACCGCCCCTGCCATAAAATAATGCCGCCCAAAGTATAAAAAAAGGAGGCAGATTGTGCCTCCTTAATTATACTTTAAGATCAGACTTCGATCTGTTCGATGTCACCATGCTTCAGGGCACGATTAAACTCACGCCCCCAACTTGTTGCCGCTTTTGCTTCATCATCAGAGAGAAGATTGAACCAGCGTTCACACTCTCCTTCATCTTCCCAAGCGTAGCGATAAACTTTATCGCTGCTGTTAAATGTAACCAACAGATCGTAGCAGTTATCATCAACTGCGACAATCTCAAGGTGAGCAATGGCGCTGCTGGTGACGGCGGCGCTGATCGAAAGGTCGGTGGCAGTGGTCATCGGTGTCTGTGTGGTTGATTCGTTAAGTCTACAGCATGGGCGGCGGATCTGGTGAGATCAGCGCCGCCCAGTGGACAGTTCTCAGACTGTCACAGACAGTTTCTTACTGTAACCACTAAATTGATGCTTAGAACGACGAGCACGAATTGCCTTGCCATAGATAGAACCTTTAGGTTGAGTTCCATGCACTAACAGCGCGAAAGGTTTATCACCAAAACAATGCGAATCGTCGTGATCAACTTCTAATCCTGCTGCGTTTGCTTCCTCTTCAGTCATGAAGACTTTCGCATAACGATTAAACAATCCTGCATCAATTAGATGATCCCACTTGCCACCATATGATGCGGTGAAGTAGAAGTTAGCAGGAAGATTAAAGTTCAGGAACAGTTGCAAACTCTTAGAGTAGCAGTAGAATTTAAGATCAGGATTGCGGATTGCAACTTCAATCCAAGCATCCAAATATGCACCAGAAAAGAAATCGCCAGACTCATGAATTCTCACAAGTTTGGTATTCTTTGTGCGGTGCTCTTGGATGCCTTGGTTGATAAGATCCACAGCAGATCCATCCTGCAGAGCATCAACAATCAGGCGCAAATTGTTGGCGCGATTCTCAAACGCTGCATCATATTGCACCTCAGAAGATGCAGCGAAGCAACGGAAGATAGTGTGCTCGCCGTCTTGAATGGTACGCTTGCCATTGTCATCAACAACAGCAAAAGACTTGCAAAACAATGCACCTGGGCAGGTTTTACCTGCTGGCAGGTTAAAGATTAGGGTTTGCTTGCCGAGTTTGGCGTTGCCTTTGGTGAAGTTCAGCATGGTGGTGTGGTGTGAACTGCGATCATCCTACAGGGCAGGTTGGGGGCATCGCTGCCCCCGCTGTGCCACTTCCCCAACTGTCACCAGAGACCTTCTTTAGTCAAACGCACCACAAAAGCGTTAGCGATTGCACCACAATGGGGGCAAATTGTGGCGTATTTGATCTCACTCTTCAGAGAATACTTCGTAGAATCGTTATAGTAACGACCAAACTTGAAGCGATAGATTGCACTGAGAGTTTTGAGCAGTTGGCGTTGCTCAATGCTGCCAACTTTATGATACATTCCGATGAAATGGCGGAAGTCTGGGAAATAAGACTTAGCGCAACTTTCAAGTTTGTTGATAACTTGCTCCGCCAATTCTTGACCCAAATGTGGTGTCAATTCTTGAATGGCAAACTTATTGAATGGCAGCAGTTCTTCATCCAAAGTAGAAGAAACTGGTTTTGCCATTGTTTCAGAAACCATGCCTAAGATCTTGGCGATCTCATCAATTTGTCCCTGAACTTGGTTGCCATTGATAACAACTTGGATGGTGTTGTTCATCTTGGTGGGGTGGTGAGTCGGCGTCAGTGGTGCGCCGTTGACGGAATGATGCCCCGCCAGAACCGAGCACCACAACCACCTTTGTGCCACCTTCTGAACTGGCACAGACCTAGCGTTTTTTGTCCCGTCTGGCAGTATCTTATAGGGACAATCAGATGAGGGGAGGGGTATCCCTGTAGACGACAATACATCGCCACCGCTCCTGCCTTGAAATACTCATTCTCAATAAGACCTTGCTTATTGAGAATAAGAAAAAGGGGATGGACACCACTCCATCCCCCCAGTTTCACCTTGACCCCTATGTGCTATGATTATCGGTGCTCTTACGCGCAGGGTGACTTTTCAACAAGCGGGAGGCAAACCCCTTCCTCCCTTGTCTTAGAATTGTATCATCCAGTCTGGGTCATTGTCAAGCGAGACCCAGAAGAAGTAGCGTTTGTTCATGGATGCAAGGAACATCTTGTTTCCTTTGCTTTGCTCAATGATACAGTGAGCATTGTTCCCCATCATGTTAGCAAAGCGGTTCTTTGCTTTCTTGGAGATGGGTGTGACTGTTGCGGTTTGCATGATCTCAATCTCGATGTGTGCAATCTAGTTGGTGATGCAGGTCTCGTCGAGATCATGTGTGCCACTAGATGCAGTGGCACATCTCGTCGAGTTTCTAGAACTGGATCTCGTCTAGGGTTGGAGCAGAATCTTGACTAGATTCACTGCTGTCCATCCCAGCACACAGTGCATCGAGAATCTCCAGAATCCGTTGCCCATTTTGTCCTTGGCGAAGTTGAGAAATCAGAAGTTGCTTAGTCATAATCAAACACAAAGATAAGGGAAATTAGAATCAACAAGTCCAGGAACTGCAGAACTCGTTACTTTAAGTTCAGTTCCATCATCGTACCAACCGTCATTAGAAGAATCATAGACGAGAACCTCTCTGTCGAGTTGATCCTTGTCGAGAGTCTGAATCATCTGGAGGAGTTGTTGGTAGGTCATCAGAAACGAATGATAGGGTGATCAACATCGAGGACATCACATTCCTCAGTTGCAAATACAAACTCTACACCATCCTGATAATACTCTGCGTCAGTATCATCACCACAGTCAAACTTAGAATCGCAGATGCAAACATCCTGATTCAGTTGTTCTTCTGTGAGTTGCTGTAACTGTTGCAGAAGTTCTTGGTAGGTCATGAGGTGTCTCAGGAACAAAGGTAGTATGGCAGGGATCTTGGGGAAGATCAAGACCCCTGTGTGCCAGTTGTCAGACTGGTTTCTTGATTTGAAGAAACACCATTTGAATCGGTTCACCTTGAATGTGAAAGAACACATAATTGGGGTGAACTTCAATGTCACCATCAACAGTGGAAAAATCAACATAATCATTCCCATCATTGTCGGCAATGTAAGGATTGTCATCCGTATCATAACCAACAAAGTAGAGCGTATCATTCACGCAGACAGCATAAGCATCTGCCAGAAGATTGTGAAACTGTTCAAGAGTGATGGTGGTGTTAGTCATTTCAGGAGTTGGGTGAAGTTGTCAACGACAATTTGGCAGGCAAGATCTTGAACCTCTGAGAGGTAGTCTACCTCACCGAACTGTGATTCTAGCAGGCAGATCAGGTCATTCTGGATCTGTTCACGAACTGAAATAATGTCAGTTTGGGTCATCACACGTTGGCGGGGTGATTGACAATTTGGTCTTCAATTTGGTTAGCAAGTTCTTCCATGAACTCACGGTCTTCGCCATCCTCAAACTGTGCGTTGTTTCGCACAATTCGCATCAGGAAGTCAATCTGTTCGTCGGTGAAGTGATACTCTTTGAGTGTGTCACAGGGGAGAATTGAAGTGGCAAAGTCTAAAGAAATCTTGCTTCTTGCTGACAGTTGATGAAGTTTAACATCATCAACATTCAGAACTACATTTTCAGTTTTTGGTAGAAGTTCTTGAAAAGATTTCAGTGTGAGATAGATGTAATCCAGTTTCTCTTGTGAAGTCATTTTCTCAGAGGAGAATTGAAGTAACGAGTGAAGCATAGCACCAGAATGATGCCAGTGGAGATGACACCGACCAGTCCGAGAACTGTCACAGTGTCGCCAGCGAAAGTGTAAGTGTCAGGTGTCATTTCTTATCAGGAGGATGAACGGATGAAGGATCATAAAGACCACCATAACCGCTGCGGTCTTCAAGATACCAGAGGATAGAAAAGGTGGAGAGAATTACTCCACCCAGAATCAATGTTACCATCAATCCTCCTCATCAAAGAGAGCATGAATCTTGTTCCTGATAGCATAAACATCTTCAGGATTGAACAGATCATCATCGAGTGCATTACCGATGAAGTTGTAGATCAGATCCCACTGATCTTCGGTGAAGAGTTGGCGGTAGACTTGCTTGGAGAGTGTGTCTGCCATGGGGTTGGTGTCTCAGGAACAAAGGTAATGTAGAACGGATTGGGGGGAAAGTCAACCCCCCAGTGCCAGTGCTCAGAGTGTCACATCACTCTGAAGGAACTGTTCCCAAGACTGCTCCTCTTCTTCTCCATCCCACAGTTCGGGAATGTCGAAGATCTCACCAGGAGCATCTTGAATCTCAGACCAAAAATCGGTGTCGAAGTCCATAAGAGGTGTGGTTGACGACAAGGGAACAATAAACGAAAAAGGGGGCGTTGCCGCCCCCCAGTGTGCCAGTTATCAGACTTCCACAAGTGCTTCGCTCTTGCGGGCGCGGTGAATGTAGGAACCCACCGAACCCTCAGGATCAGCAATCACTTGCTCCAGACTTGCAATGAAACCTGAAGGATCAGCAGCACGGAAGGTGTACTGCTTTTCACCACTGGTAAACTGGATGTTCACCTGATCACCGTCCACGCTCAGGTCAGAGATGGCGGTGCTGTTGATTTTGAAGTTACGCATGATGTTGTTTTGGATTTTGTAGGATAATAGGCACACTGTGTGCCAGTAGGGCGAGGGAGACTTGAACTCCCACGGGCATAAGCCCAACAGATTTTAAGTCTGGTGTGTCTACCGATTCCACCACCGCCCCGTGGTATGTGACAATCATAGCAAGACCTGCTATGATTGTCAAGTGCAGGTTGTCAGGATCGAACTGACCTCTGCCGATTTATGAGATCGGTCCCTTCAACCAGATGGGTAAACCTGCTCGCTTAAGAACTCTTCCCAACTGCCCCCATAGTGTAGCATATGATGGCAGTTATGGCAAAGGAGATCGCATTTATCAACTTCCTCCTTGATAAGTTCCCATCGTCGATTTGCGAAACTTCTCCCATCAAGTTTTAGTTCTTTTTGAGATGGATCTCGATGATGAAAACATAAAGTTGCTGGTCTATCTTCACCGCATGTTTGACACTTACCACCTTTGTATTGAAGTGCTTTCCATTTGTTGGAATATGCTCTTCCTTTTTGTTCGGTATAAGTGTTCCTGTCCTTGATTACGGGATCGTTTTTATACCTCCATTTGGCACGACAACTTTCATTACAATAAAGTTTTGCTCTGCCACCCTTTCTTTCGTGTTGGGGAACCTCTAATCCACAAGATTTGCAGACAATCATTTTTTATGAAGATAAACATATACCTAATTATGCTGTCACATAGTTAGGAATCTCTACGAGTTCCACAGGTGCCTTATAGTTGTTCTTATAGCACTTCCAGTTATCGTCGAGATTATACAGATAAGCGTACTCTTCCCCACAAAGATTTCCAGATACAAACTCGTCGAAACTTGTATGAGCGATCTCTAGTTCCTCACCACGCTCTGTGTAATAGAGTGGTTGAGGTTCACGATCATCCTCATACATCAGATAACCTGCGGCATCATGAACATATTCTCCCTTCTCATCGCGGACGGGAATATCATGATTCCATGTGCCACGAGTTCGAAGATGTGACATTGAACCACCGTCGATGAGTTCTTTTACATCTTCACGGTTCTGATAGTGTTCTACCAGGATTTTTCCGTTGTGTGATACATAACCATCCCAGTGGCAGTAAACACTAACCACAGTGTGGTCAGGAAGTTCGATACCAATGCGTGAGCGAGTTGCCATGGTGTGTTGGTGAACTGTGAGAATTATAGGGCACTCAGAGAGGTGTCTGTGTGCCCCGTGGACAGTTTTCAGAGTGTCACAGAAGGTCTTCGTACTCCCCAGAGTCCAGAGCGTCCTCCAGGGCGATCACAAGACCGTCGAAGTCCTCTGACGATGGTAGCACACCGATGAGGAGATCGACAAGACCACCGTACTCCTCACGGAGTTCGTTCAGGTACTCAGTGCGGTTTGCGTAACCGTTCTCAACGTAGATCGACATGAGTGGTTCAGGTGTTGAACGAGTTCAATCTACATCAGAAAAACGTGAGTTGTGTCATCCCATCAGACAGTTCAGGTTTTGGCATAAGGAGACTCCTCAACCGTTCCAGATGTGATATCCTGTCGTGCTCTTTTGCCTCTTGACAAAAATCAACAGGTACACCATGCTCAGTGTTAAAGAACCCATAAGAATCCACATTGGCTTTATATAATGCCGAATCCTTATAATAATACACCCAGTTCTCATCAATGAAAAATTTCAAAATGGATCAAACTCCTCTGTGCTTACGTGTACACTCTCATCACCTTCTAACTCTAGAAGATCTTTCCAGTCTATATCATACACATCTAGATCATCATAACAGTCTATATCTAGAGTGACAATGACCCTGCGTTTCTGCATTAGCATAAGAACTCGATGTAATGTGTACTAGATTCTATCATGCATAGTGTCGATATGCAAGATCTTGATAATCTTGCCCATCGCGTGCATAATCCTCGTCGAGATCTGATGTGCCTAGTTCGGCATATGTATCTTCGTCGAGATCTGCATAATCATTGCTGTATGTATAGTCGAGATCGTAGTCGTCGTACATAACTCGTCGAGATAACTGTGTTTATTGTACCATAAAACTCGACTAGATTCAAGCGAGTGTGCCAGTCTCGTCGAGATTCATATAAGAATATATAGGTCTTATGATAAAAAATGTCATATAACGCTAACATTGTATAAGATTTTGCAAGTCTTATGTGGGTCTTATGCGGGGTGTGCCAGTTTTTTGAGTGTCCTGGGGCTTGACAAACTGCGCGTCTTATGGTATGCGGGCAAAGGTCACAAGACTCAGACACATTTATAAGGATTCTCAACAATTACTCTAAATGATTCTCAATAAACATTTTTATTAAGAATGTTACAAAAAGAACAATATGATTTAATCGAAGAATAACGGAAAATAATCAAATTGCATTGTGTATTATAAAATAACAAGTGTGTTCTCTAAATAAACAATAGTGTTTTATTGTAAAATGGCACAAGGAATCATCTACCTAATCATCAATAAACAAACTGGGCACAAATACGTTGGTCAAACAACAAACGCAATGAATAAAATATGGCAAGAGCATATCTCAGAAGCATTGAGAATGTCATCTTCTCCATTACATCGTGCTATGCGTAAGTATGGTAATCACAACTTCATGATTAAAGAACTTGATGAATGTGATGATAGTTTATTAAATCAAAAAGAAGAATACTGGATTAAACAATATAATACCTCTAAAAGTGAAGAAGGATATAATATTATAAGTGATGATGATAAAGTAGAAGTAAAAATAGAAATACCAGTACCAATACCTGAAAAAAAGATAGAAAGAACAGAACCCTGGGGATTTCAACTAAAAGAAAATAGAGGCAATGGTAAACACAGTTCAAAAAGAGTAATGGGAATCAATGTAGAAACTGGTGAACAAAAAATATGGGAAAGTATAACTGCGGCTGCATTAGAAGTTAATGGAAAATCTGGTAACATACATGGAGCAATTAAACATGGATGGAAAGCATATGGTTACAGATGGAAGAAATTAGACAATACACCAAATAAAACTCCTATAAGAGGAGTTCATAAAAGAACATGGGAAGAAATAAGATTTGAAAGTATTAATGCAGCAGGTAGATATTTTGGATCTAGCAATATGAGCGGCATACAAAATAGTTTACGTAATCCTCACAAATACACCTACAAGCAATATTACTGGTTTTATAATTAAACAGTATAACGACCCAGTTCCCGATTGAAGAATCTTCTTAACTTTTTGAGTCTTGAATCATGAATCTTTTCTTTTGTGGTACGATAAATATCATCCTCATATCTGGACGATTCAACATCCTGCATTGCCTTGGATTCCATCTGAGGATAACGAATATAAGTGTCTCTGGTGGTAAAGTCACGATTTCTTCCCTTATTGGGTTGGAATCCATGAGACTGATAGAACTTCTGAAGTTTTGCCTTCTTTCCTTTCTCTGGTGCCAGAGTTAATGTAATTCTTTTCTTTTGTTTGTCCGCATACTTTGAGAGTCCTTTCATAATGCGAGATCCAATACCACTGTTTCTTTCTTCAGGTGGAATCCAAATATTGTTCAGACGAATATCACCAGATCGATCATGAGAAGCATCAACATTCACACCATGATGCTTTTTACCATAGGCACGGGAAATCTTATTCAGAACTTCTTGTGGTGGTTTTGCATCTTTTGCCTCTTGTACAAACTGAGAGAATGTTTTCATGAATTTGTAAATTCGTATTCGGTATCTGATGGTAGTGGAGTTAATCTTCCCTTACCTTTTCTTTTTTGTTTTGTATTTAATTGTCGTCCGACTTGAGCAAATTGTTTTCTAGTTTTAGGATTCATCTCACCAAATCCTGCTCTTTGATATAATTTAGATCTTGTATTTTTCTTTGTCTCACCCTTTTGATCATCATACTTATTATTTTCAGTTGGACGATTGGTGACAACTGATCCATGTGGAAGACGATGTTCTACATCTTGTTTCCATACATCTTTTGCCGCACGAACTAATTCATTTCTTCTTTCTGGATCTTTTTCCAGTTCTGATGGTTTATCACTATGATTCCAAGTGACATTGAAAACTCTCTTTCCATCTTTTGTTCTTCCATGATGAGTCACATTATAATAAATTCCCGATTCTTTATCACCCACTGACATCCATCCTGGGCCACCAGTAACATCACTCTGTGCAGAAGAATGACGATTTAATTCTGGATTGTCTGCTCCGTGTCGAACATATCTTTTTGTTCTCATTTGTTGCAGTGCTCTCTTTGTTTTTGATGAATATGGTCTTTCATCACGATCTTCTGCCTTCTGTTCTGGGGTTTTTCCTGATGGTAATTTATCATCAGGAGCATAATACTTTTCTGCAATTGTAATGAATTCTGAGAATGTTCTCATTGCCTTTTCTTTGGTTGTGTTTTTGATCTTTTTGTTTTACCTTTTGCTCTAAATGTTGTTGATGGATTGCGATCAATAGACTTATTCGCAGTCTCTTTATCAATCATAATATAAGATCCTTCTGGTTGTCCTTCTCTTGGTGTGAATCCACCATGTGCATTTGGCACTCTGACAACTTTTGCACCTTGTTTAAATGCTGACTTTGCCTGATCGGAAGCACTGGTTGGTTTTCCTTTCTTATCGGCAATATCATCATCAGATGCAGATGACATCCACGACTTAATCTTCTTACCAAAATCTCTTGGTGAATCAGTGCTTGTGACTTTGGGATTGACAAGTCTCAAATTGACTCTTGAATGTGAATAATCAGATCCAACTCTGGATGATGGTGTCGTATAAACAATATCCTTTCTTTCATCTGGATGATAAGATCCTGTTGAAGGAGAATCTCTGAATCCAGATCTCATAATCTCACTCTTATTTGATGCTGTCGTATAATGTGCAGTGCGAAGAACTCTCATTCTTCTTGCTTCATTGATGAATTCTTCAAATGTTTTTGTACTTCTTTCAAAATCTCTAATATTGTTGGATGCAGATCTTAAAGTTTTTTTTCCTTGAAGTTCTTTAAGTTTTTTTTGATTTTGAGATTTTGATGCATATTTACCAGACAATCTTGAACTTTCATCTCTATAAGATTCTCTTTTTTTCGCTCCTCTTTTTTCACGATGAACTAATCTTCTTGTCTCAGTGTGCTTATCAATGTCACTACCTGGTTCAAATCCAGTTTGCCTTTTATGCCTTACAAATTCTTTTTCGATTGGTGACAGTTTTTGATAATTATCAACCTTTGCCTCACTCACATAACCACCACCCATTGCTTTACGAATTGCATCAACTGCTTGAGTACGAAGTTGTCTTCTTTTTTCTCCCTTACGAACTAATCCTTGTTTTTGTGCTTCGATATTTGTGCGTTCTCCTCTTTTCTTCGCTTTTTGCAGTTTTTCATATTTACCTTCTGGTTTATCACCAGAGAATTCTGCCCATCTACGATCTTCTGGTGATGATCCTGCTTGTGGTTTCTTTTTTCCTCTTTCTCCACGATGGGCGCTCTTTCTCTGGCGATCTAATGAATCGGCATAAGGTCTTGTACCTGGTCTTGCCCAAGTAATGGTTTCTCTTTCAAAATCCTGATGAGTATCTCCACCACTAAAGCGCCCTCTTCTGGAGGACGCTTTTCTCATTGCAGTAGTTTTTATACTTTCTCCTTTTTTTTCTAAGTATTGATCTTGTTTATTACCTTCGTTGATCATTTGTAGAAATACTTTTGTGAGTATTTATAATTATCGGGAAAGGGGAAAAACAAGAAAAAGAAGTCGTTTCATTTCAAATTACGAAGTTCATTGGCAAGTGACAGCAGATCATCTTTGTTGACGACGACCATGCTGTTCTGAGTATTATACTGTGGAATGGTGTCCAATGCAAGAGTCAAAATCTCTGCAGTCAGTTTTTCTTCTGTATCTGCTCCTGCATTTCGTGCATCCCAAATGGACTTCATCAGTTTTTCGGCATTTTCTTTCATATTAGTAAATATAAGATTTCCATTCAGTCACATTGGACTTATGAAGTTTCAGTGTGATTTTATTTTCCATTGGTTTTGGAATTCTTCGCAGTTTCATACCAGTTTGTTCCAATATTGTATTTCCTTTTTTGGTGTTACAGGTAGAACATGCAACAACCATGTTTTCCCAGGTATCTTGTCCACCACGGGATCTTGGTACAATATGATCAATTGTTAGTTTTTTCTGTGACCCACAATACTGACATGTATGATCATCCCGTTGATAGATCAGTGCTCGGGTGGGTTTTTGAATCATAATGCGGCTCAGTGGAATTTTAACATACTCAATGAGTCGTATGACTCTTGAAGAAAGAACTTGTGCCTTTTCCTTCAAAAGTAATACGACTGCACGTTTCCAATTTGTAAAATTAATTGGTTCATAACTTGCATTGAGTACAAGAACCGTATGATGGGGATGTAATTGTAAGTATTCCATCATTTTTCTATGACTTACAATCTATCTAGGTTCATTTACCAAAACGGGTTTTCCAAAGATCATAAGAACGATTTCGCATTTCCTCAAGCATTTCATAACGCTGTCGAATTTCAGAGTCTTTAGGAAGATCATAAATGCAAGGAATTGCAAGATACATTCCATCCGCAGCATGACACAAAATAGAGTTCAGAAGATCATGCTCTTCGTAAGTAAATTCCATCGTGATAGGTTGCTGATCACAATAGTTTTCTTCGGTGAGTTCAGAAAAAGAGTTCAAGGAAGTTCTCCAATTGACAAACGTATTATAAAGGATTTAATTTGAAAATGGATCGGTACTGTACCACTTAGAAAACTGGAACAACCTCAACATCAAAATACCCTTGTTCCTTAACATGCTTTTCCCACATACAAGCATCTTCAACTTTATAGAAAGTTGCGATTTGTTTGGAAGTTGCCTTCTTTTTGTTCTTGGTGTAGATAACCTGGTACTTCATGGGGATTTTTAATAAAAACTTCAATTTTTGTCTGTCTATTCCAATGTCGTATTACACCAGCAACAATGAAACAATTGGTAATCAAATAAGTTGCAAAGATGACCGTTCGGATCAGTGCAATCCTGTCAAACTCTTTATCACATTTAGATGCTTTTCCACCCAGTGCTTTTGCCCACCATCTCCATGGGTTCTTAGGTTTCATAAACAGTTTCTCTTGATTTAATGTATTCTAATTGTTTCCACTGACTTGAATAACAAAGAACGAGTAATCTTTCGTTTGCATGAAGACAACATGCCTCATAGTTTTCGCAATCTTTAAGGCGCACTGATTTCTCTATTGTAATGTATTCCTCACATTTGAAATACACCCAACCTTCCACGCCCTTACCATTATTCCACTTTACATAATCATTTATTTTCGGAATATAAAACATTGAAGACATTAGGTAGTAAAAATATCAACAATTCTTGATTTTTCTTCATCAACAAGTGCAAATTTATGAGCATTGACTACTCGTTCCATAATTCGGGAGTCATAAATGTTATCATACTCATCGCTCCATTTTAACAGAAGATCATGACATTCATTATCATTCTCTGCGATGATACTTATGACACCACCATATTCGGAAGAAGGAAAAGGAACCCAATAATCAACAATGTAAAGATACTTCATTTGTTTGTGTAAATTACTCCTTAATTTTAGATGAAACTGTAAGGTTTGTCAACTGTCTTTGAAGTTCGACTTGTATTTTAATCAGACGAATATTAAAATACTTTTGATACTCATTTTCTTTCAACAATGAAGTCAGATTGTCAATTTGTTGCAGTGCCAGAAGAAGTTGAGTCTTTTGATTCATTACATAAACTCTGTAAGATAGTAATCAACTGTAATTTCTAATTCTTCTGCTTTCTTTTCAATTTCCATTTCGATTACCTTTTTGCTCATTTTTTCATACTCTTCATATTCAGATCGATTTTTAAAATTCAATTCTTCAACCTCCGAATGTTTCATGAAATCAATAAATGCATTTAAAAATTGAACAATTTCTTCTTCGTTCATTTTGATGTACAATTAGAACTATCCATAATAGTTAATTCGCAAATTGATGGATGATCATACATCATTGATGAACTTTTTTGTTCAATTAAAAATACACCAACTCCAACCAAAGTTCCAATTATAAAAACAAGGGAATAATGAAAGGATTTCATAATCTAATTTTGAATGACTGTGGTTTGTGTTAAAATAGCACGGCGTGCCGAATATGCTTCAAATTGTGTTGAAAACGATGCAATGGTCTGGTGTGTATCAGACCAGACCAAATACCATCTACTCACAAACTGCCGAATGTAAATGGATTTCATACAGTTGGAGTAACGTCGATCTCTTTAATGTTCAATCCACAGAGTTGATTGTAGACACGATTGAGAATAATTTTAGCAGCAGACTTTGCCTTGGATTTCTCATACCAGATGGTGCAAAGTCCATCAAATGTTTCAACGTAAATGCGATAGTTTTTCATTAGTCGTTGTCAGTTGGAATATGATTGTAGTTTGGTCACATATAGTTCACGGGCACATTTGTGTTCCTCATCAGTATAGTTCCCGTTGTCTATTGTCCAGATCAGTGCCTCCAAAAGAACATCAATTTGTTCATCAGTGAAGTGAAACTCTTTACGGGTGTTAGACATAATCAATTAGAGTTGATGAGTTGAGTGTAAGAAATCAGTACAGGAGAGAGAATGAACCACAGAAGCGACGAACCCACTGGAGAGTATCATAATGGGAGCGAGGATTGCTCAAGGAGGGCAGAGTCACGGGGTCAATTCCCTTGATTACCTTGTAATTATACAGCCCTCATCAGGCGATTGGGGAACCACTGTGCCACTTGTTGATCCGTCCACCCGCTCTTCTCAAACAGGTACTCCAGATATAGTGTCTCTTCTTGCTCCCGTGCCTCTATTTCGTGTGGTTGATACCAATATTCGTAATTTTCGACAGGTTCTTTACCATAACACATTTTTCCACGACGCATCCGCAGTGAACCATATACCCACTGCCTTAGATGTGTAAGTTCATGTAAAAGAGTTTTTATATAAGTTTCTTCATCCATATAAGTATCCAACTCAATCAAAAACTCACGAGGACGATAAGATTCTCCCACATAGTCACAATAACCTACTACATTCTCACGCTTCAGACCACGATGAAGAATCTCCACCTCAATCTTATGGCGTGGAAGAAAACGATTTAAAAACCAAGAGGTAACATCCTCACAGAGGCGCTTGCGAAAACCATATCCAGAAGTGTAAATGATACTTTGCATGACCAATGAGTAAACCAAAGAAATGACGAGACAAAAATCAAACGATCAAAATTACTGTACTTCATAAATTAACAAGCAAATGTAAGGCCTCCAATGGCAGCACCAGCAGCAGTCGCCCAACCATAATTATCAGGATAGGCACTCGCAGCAGCACGACCGATTGCACCACCAAGAACAGTTCCTAAAAGAGTTCTTGTAGGATTACAGTTTGGATTTGTTCGTCTTCCATAACCGCCATAACCATAACCACCGCCACCATAATACTGATTAGTGGGTCTCCATCCTTGATTTACATTGTTGCAAGGAACATTATAGGTCTGAACACTTACACCACCAGGAACATAATTACCATACTGATCATATCCACCAGGTTGATAAACTTCCTGATTTTGAGTACAAACAGCGAACTGATTGACTTGCTGTGCCTGTACGGGAACAGAAAACAATGTAAGTGGAAGAATGAGAAGAAGTTGTTTCATTTTTCAGCGAGCGTAGAGGTATGAAGATGCCCAGTCAGCATTCTCAAGCAACCATTCACGATGCTCAATAATGCGGAGATCATAGCGAACACCCTTAGCAGGCGATTTCCAACTGGCACTTTTATAAATCTGACCAGTCTTCTTATCTATAAAGCAGTGGACGCTTCTGCTCCCATTTGCATTCATAATAATTTTGTGATACTTGCGACCAGTCTCGGGATAGAACTCATAGTCACAAATGCCTTGCTTGAGTTTTTCAATACAAGTGAGATGATAACATTCCTCAGCATCACTAATACCACCCAGACTTTCCAGAGAACGCTGATGTGAACGAATTGAATAGTTGATGTAGTTCTGACGCAGTGCTTCACAGAGAGCGTAAGTGTGACCCAGAACTGCAAGAGCAATGTTCTCTCGTGCTTCTTGCTGGGCAGCGTAGTCAGCGAAGATGGTGGTCATCTGTTTGCTTGTGAACTGAATGTATTATAGGGCATTGTTCAAAGATCAGTGAAAGACAATGTGCCAGTTCAAAAAGTGGTTATTTTAATGGATAAATGAAGATATGTTTTCCTGGAGTCTCAATATATTTTGCTTCCCCAGATTCAAGAGCATCTTTAACTTTTTGAGCAAATGGTTTTAATCGTTTATTTCCTTTTGTATCTACATGATATGTGCGAATACATTTATCATGATATATTTTACCTTGATAATTAATTACTCTTCCTTTAGCAGTAAGTCCGTGATATTCAAAATTTGATGCTTTATAAATTGTACCTTGATGATTATGAAATGTATCGGCGTATGAAATCACTATTTTATAATTTGTATTTTTCTTTAACCATTTTAAAGTCTTGCCAATAAAATAGGATTCTGTATTTCTTGGTGTATTATCAATACAACAAAGTCTACGAAGTTCTATAATTTCACTTTCAGAATTTACATACTTTTTCCATGTATTTGCCATTCCCAGAGGTCCATAAATCATTGCACCAATAAGTTGGTTATTATAAAATAATCCAAAGACATGGGAAATTCGCAAACCATTAACATTTGATGAATAGTGCCAAGTTTCTACAAAATCTCTTACATATTGAATCGTAGTAAGTTTGACAACGAAATCCTTTACATTTGCATCCCTACAATCAATTTCTTCATAAAGTAGGAATGATAGTGGATTCAACATCGTAATATGTTTCTTGTATTACTTTAATTATTGTATCATAAACATCTGAATAATTCAAATCAATTTTTGACCAGAAAGAATTTCCACCAAGATATAGAATATTGTCTTTGTCATATTCATAGGATTTTCCAAGTGCCGTGACAAAAAATGGTTTAGTTCCATTTTTCTTTGTTGTATCAATTAACTTTTTAATTGAGTCTTTTACATGTGTTCCTGTTTGAGTATTTTTATTTAATTTCATCTGACCTTCCCCAAATTCAGTGCGGAGATCAATATCAGAAATTTTTCTATTTTTGGTATCAGTGTTTATTACATTTTTTCCACATTTAGCAGCAACTTCTTGGAGTGAATATCCAAGACAAGTTGAAAATGTTCTTTCAAATGTACAAATAACATTAAGTTTTGGAACTGCTGCTTTAATAATATTCAATTTTTTCTTATCTTCTTTAATATTTTTTTTAATTTTAGCAATAGTTTTGCTTTTAATCGGGAGAAGAATATTGTAAATTTGAGAATCAATCATTTTTTTCTTTTTTGTGAGAAGAAAACCCACCAAGAAGCAGGTCATGTGCCAGTTTCAATATTGGTTTTGTTTTTGTCTTTCAACTGCCTGGTCAAGTGCAAACTTTTGTATCAGTTGCACAGGGCCGTTGAATACTTGTGCAACAGTGGGAACACCAACTGTCGCAACAATAATACCAAAGATAGTTCCAACAATGAAGTTAAACATTACTTTTTAACTGCAGGAGCTTGAATGTCAAAGGTAGGCACAGGAGCACCACCATTACTCGGAACCATATAAACAGTTCGGTTGGTGTTCTCTTCACCTTGAGTAATCCACAAATACTGAAGATAGGCAGGATTACCTTTCAGACTATCACCGATGATTTGGTTTGCTTTGGCAACACCTTGCGCACGAATCACCTCAGCATCAGCAAGTTGTTGTGCAGAATCTTTCTTGGCTTGTGCTTCAAGAACTGCAACTTGACGAGTATATTCTGCCTTCTGAAGTTCTGCTTTACCTTGCAGAGATTGTGCCCACACATTGTAGAGCGGACCAACCACAGCGTTGATAATAAACAGAGAAAGAATAAAAGAAACGCCAATGATACTGGCATTACGAAGTGTGTTGTCTTGTGTCATAATTTACCTCAAATAAAGTTCAGGGAGTAATCCAATCATAACTACCAGGAGTTTCTACACTCTCAGACCCATCATACTCATCAATACGATAAGGACCAGAGACTTCAGCAATAGCAAGTTTAGCACACATTCCGTTTGCTTTGTCACCCAGTTCTTCTACAACTTGAACAAGAATAGGATCGTGACGGGAAATATTATGGTCACTCCAAGTTTGTTTGGAATACTGTTCGTTAAAAGCAATACGTTCTTCTAATGGCAAAGAATGCCAATCTTTTGGTCTTGTAAGACGTTCTTCTGGTGAAACCAACCAAACAGTGAACATATCCATGAAGTCACCATCTTCAATCCAAACTTCTTTGCCTTGAAGTTCCCAGTAACGCTTACATGCTTCACGGGACAAATTGAACCCACCGTAGCAGGCATTATATACTACTTTAGACATGATCAAAGTTTGAATGGAGAAACAATAATACGAGGTTCAACATAAACAGGGCGGGTTTTGCCACTGCCAGAAGGATCAGAACACATCACCCAAGTACCTTCTGCACTGGAAGGAGAGAACAAACCATTAGGATCTGCTTGAGGAAGAGTTGTACCAGTGTATTCATACTTCTCTGGATTGGTATATTGTGTGGCAGCAGGAAGACCATAACCAATAGAGTTACACAGAAACACTGGACGACCAGTAGTTTCGGGAACAGTGTAAGTATAAGTCACCAGACCATCCTGATCACGCATTTCAATAATCTGCTTCAGCAATTTACGTTCACGGAAGTTCTTGATGGCAGGCATACCAGTTTGAGCATTACCTTCTTTGAGGATGCGTTCTTGTTGCACTCGTTGCTTATCATCAGAATCTCCATATTCATCACACCCAACAAGAGTTACACTCAGAAGTGCGATTGAAGCAAGAGCAATAAAAGGTTTCATAATCAGTTAGGAAGATTGGAGATAAATGATTGGAGGTCGGTAGGCATAGCATCAGCAGGAACTTCTACGGCACGATGACGAATTATATCGGCAAGTGCTTTCTTATGTTCAGGATCTGCTTTGATGTATTCAAACTGCATATTTTGCAATTCTTGAACAGCACCAGTTCGGAAGGACTTTGACTGTTCAAAAGTATTCCTACGAACATTTTCATACTTAGGAGCAAAGAATGAAGTGAAGATCAGTTCATGGTAGGCGATGCCCCAAGTTAGAGCACCGATACCAATTACACCACCAAAGATAGCAAGAATAGGTTTCATTTAGAAGATGCGTTAGATTTGAAAATAGCATTAGCAAGGAAGATAATAGCAAAGTTCTGCCAGAAGGTCAATGATACACCAAACCATGACAGAATCAGTCCAAGCAACCATGCTTCAAAAAGAAGTCCAACAGTTGCAAGGACAATCACACCGAAAGCAAGACCAAAGAAAGTAGAAGTTTTCATAGTTCAAACAGCAAGGGCACCAGAGGGGATTTCGACAATTTCGGGATACTTGCTCCCGAACTCATTACGATTATAGCACACCCACTCACCATTCAGGGTGTAAAGATAGGCATATTCTTCACCTTCTGCAAGATAATCGTATTTGTTTGCATCAAGACGAGGAGGACAATCTTCACCCCGATAGGAGTAGTAGTTAGCACCATATTGGGTTTTCTGATCGGACCCGAACACTTCATCAGTCCAGGCACAAGACATATCACCACCATCAATCAGTTCGGCGGCAAGTTCTTTGCTATTGTAGTGCGTCTTCAGGATGCGACCCAACCATTCAGGATAGGAATCCCAGTGATGATAGCTGCTCAGAACACTTCCATCAGAAAGTTCGATTCCGATTCTTCCGCGAGTTGCCATTGAGGTGTCTGTCGATTACCCACATATTATAAGGGGTCCCCAGTGCCCTGAGAACCCCCTGTGTGCCAGTTTATCAACTGTCCTCAATCATCATAACAACGACACTCTAATGCACCAGGATGAGCATCACAAAAAAGTTCCAATGGTGTAGGATCGTGAGTATCTTTAGGATGATTTACTTTATAAGACTCTAGTGCTTCTAATTCTTCTTCTGTGTGTCTTCTTGCTTGAGGTGAGGTTTGTGGATTATCCAGAATTTCCTTATCCTTCTGGATGTGTTGGTCGATTGTATCCATTGTTTTGTATCGTGATGATAATATTTATTTTATTGAGGTGTGCTATCACCTTTTCCTTCAAGAGATCTCACAAACAGTTCAGTAAACAATTCCATTTTTTGTGGGCAAACTGTAGCAGGATTATCATTAATCGCATTTTTAAGAGCAACCAATTCATTCCATTCTTCTGTGCTGAGTTCTTTTGTTCCAGTTTTTGCGAGAGTCATAAGTTTCCTGCGATGTGTCCCAAATGTTAGCATTCTAACATATTATTAGTTATAATTTTAACAATTTCTTTGGGATCATTTAATCTTTCTTCATAAAATCTTCAAGGGCATCAAGATCATCTTTGAGTTCTTTCTCTTGCTTCTGATCGTGATAATAAGACCAGAGTGAATTATGAACGGTCATCAATTCACTAATCCAAAACCCAGCAGGATAGATTCCCAGAGCATCTTGCAATCCTCTGTGAGATGTTCCTTCTTGTTCTGCCTTACACATAATATAACAAATTGCCTGAACCATATCAAGTTTGTCTGATTCAGGAAGCATAAAATACTTTCCTACTGCTTTTTCTAGACTTTCTTGATGTACCTTCTGCATTTCCTTATAAGCATCAGAACTCCACCATTCTTTCAAACTATCTCCAAGAGTGTTTGGTTTATTGAGTTCTTCTGAATTCACTACTGGTTTTTCTTCTGTCATTGTGTTAATCTCCAAACATTGTCCCAAAAAATCCAGCGTCTCCTGGTTTACGATTCTCAAGTTTATCTAGAATCGCATCAGTACTTTGTAGTGACTCAATACGACTGATAAGGTCTGCTATAACTGAGCATACCATTGGTCGTTCTTGACGAGCAGCGAAAGAAAGTGCGTTACGAAGACTTTGTTCCGCTTCTTTAAGTGATTCTTCAACTGATTTTGATAACGCCATAATTAAACTTTTTTAAGAATAAACGATCCGTCCAAATTATCTATCCATTCAACTTTGTCTCCTTCTTTTAAATTTGCTGCTTCTAGAAGATCTTCTGGAAAAGTAACAAAATATTCACCATTTACTTCTTCCTCCTCAACAGGTAGAATCCACTTTACGACTTTATCTTTCTTTTGATTTGCAATTTGATACTCCAAATCACTATGCCCCCAAGGTCTCATACCATCATCAGTTTCTTCCCAGAAAGAAGTCCAAGCACCTTTACATTCTGGTGATGGGTCATCTTTCGCACAAGACTTTTGTGCTTTTTCTGCAACTGGACGATGACCACTCAACAGTTCCAGAAGTCCAGAAGCACGACTAATACGATCCTTATGATAATAATAATCTTCACGAACTGCTTCACGGATAGCAGAATAGATTTCGTGTGGTGAAGCATCTCCACTCATCGCATCGTGAACCCACTCCTGTAACTTTTCGAGTGAGTATTTTTTATAATCAAAGTCAGTCATTTTCATAGTCCTTGATTGCTTGCTCTATTATAACCTGAATCTCCTTTGAGGTCAACCCATTCAACCAGGACCAATTTGGGTCTTGTTTGTCCCATTCTGCTGTATAAGACCCATCAGCATTTTGTATGATACGAAAACTATCAGTCTCTTGGTTTGGGTTTGTTGCACTCATTACAATAATATGAATAACCGTGTTTGAATGATTTTACCACCTGATAATGCTCTGAGTCAAGTGGTTTTGTTTCACCACATTTAGAACAAACTCTACTTGTTGTCGTATCCGAGTTGCTACCAATCTGCCTTCTCAATCTTACGGAGTTTCTTAAGTTCTTTGTAAAGTTCCTTGATTTGCTGATAAGCGTCTTCTGGTGAGATCTTATCCGCGATTTCAAGTCCTGCAATGAGGGCGACTTTATCACCAAAACGAGCAAGGGATCGTTCAAATTCGGTGAGGGTTTCATACATCGTAGTTAATTTTACAGTGCTCTGTAATAATATCTATGCGTGCATCAACGGCATCAACCGAATTCATAATTTCATAAAGAACATTTGTAGTCTCAATGTTTTCTTCTTCAAGTCTCTTAATATCCAAAAGTGCTCCTGAATACTTTTCTTGAAGTTCCTTTACTGCAATTTCTAATTGTGAGAGACGATCATAAACATCATCCATCGGAACTTCATCCAATCTACCCCACTTTTTTTGAAACCAATTTGGGTCCATCATAATACACCAATTTCCCTCAAATAGTTATTGTACCTTATAAAAGATTGAATACGAATAGGAACACCTAGACTTTCACAACACCTACAATATGAAACGAATTCGTACCAGGGACTTGTAGGATCTGTATCACTCATAGTTTGCCTCCCACGACACCTTCGTGAGTTTTTTCGGGTTCAGTGAAACCTTCTTGAAGTGATTTAAGAAACCATCGCGTAGCACTTATACAAGAGTCTTGTGTTAAAGAAGTGATAATACATTTATCCTCTTTATCATAAGAATCCCAAGTTCCCCACTTTTGCTCTACAACATAAAAAGCATCATCAATCAGTGTTTTTTCAGTCATATTTGGAACTCAGTTTGTAATCTTTCTTTTTCAGTTTGTAGCGGTCAATGTGTTGCTGGCGATGTGCTTCTGTTTGGAAGTAACATTTACGGGTTTCTTTGCCGTCTTTATGAACTAATTTGTAAGGAAATTGGTCAAAAGGAAATTCTTCCGTGTGTTCCATAATATTGGTGAGTGATGTGTGTAGTATAAGACAAGATTGCTTAAAAGTCAATCTCCAAGCGTATGAATGACTGGTTTTTCGTGTGCTAGGATGCGATAAAGATCTTCATTCTGTGCTGCTGATACAGGCACAAATTCAGTCTTATCATTAAACTCATCGTCACGAATTGCCTGATTGATGACGATAGAACCTTCTTCACCAGACCAAGAGCGATGATAGGTCATTTTAGGAATCACAAGAGCACCAGAAGAACGATTAAGATGAACGATATGATAAGGATAACGCCACTCGGGATTCACCAACTCAAAGGTTCTACTTCCAGACAAAACACGATTATGGTCTACCTGATGATAATGAATATAAAACTGCTTTGCTCCTACAATATCATCAGGAGGAGAGATGGCGGCACCAGTATGAACCACTAAATCTTGTGCGTTACAATCTTCTACCGAAATATCATAGAAGATAACGGCATCTGTCTCACGAAATACTCTGTGCTTTTTGAACTGAACTTCCGACATTAGAATCCTTTTGCTTTTGATTTTTGTTTAATATCTAGCACCTCAATATGACTCAAAAAGTTCCCATTGCGATTCCACCATAAGACCTGTGCGTCCTCATAATTATCAAAGACCTGATAGGTTCCATCATCATAAACAACCTTATAATGATGGCGAGTATAAGGTTTCTCGCAGTGTAGTTTGAATGATTTTATCTCTTGTTGATTGTTGTCAATAACACCCATAACCAAATCTCCAATAATACAAGTACAATAATTTCAACAAAAACTGGTGGTAATGTCATAGAAACTTTTTACCCTCAGTATCAAACTTAGTCCATTTAGCAATGTTAAGACACATTGAAAGTGTTGAATGTTCTCTATTATATAAGTCCCAATCTTGTTTCATTTTAGCATTATATCTGCGACGATAAGCACAACACCAGACATTAAAAAAGATTTTATCCTTTTCGGTCATATTCTATCACAATTCTTTTATGTTCGGTGGTTCTGGTGATACAAGTCTCATAAGATAATTTTCCACCAAGTGCTTCTGCTGCTGCTTCAAGAAGTAAATCTATATTAATAGCAATCTTATCCCCATCAAGTGAAAACTTTTCAAGGTCTTCAATAAATTCTTCAACTGCTCGTTTTTGTGGTTCCTTCATCTTCTTTTAATTTATCAAGGTATTCAGTAAGTGCTTGAATGAAGTCTTGTTCAGTCCAGTCATTCATTATGCTTTCTACTGGGTCAAATTCATTCCAAGAAATCTCAAACGATCCATCTTCTTTTTCAGTTACTTTAATTGTCATTTTTCGCAGTGTAAAAAGTAGTAATAACGAGCAGCATTTGTGGGCGAATATTGGACTACCTCACATCCTTTGTAGTTATCTACCACCGCAAACTTTTGGTCTGGTGGTGTTGGTTGTGCTTCTAACCAGTTCGCAGAAGTATTCATAAGAAATACTAGCAGAGAAATACTAAAAACAGCAGTGAAAATAAAAGGTCCTTTCATTATTCATATTCTCCCAGTCTATAAAATGCTCTAAAACCTTTAGCAAGAGCACCTTCTGGTAAGTCCCGATAATCTGGGTCATAATATTGAACCATTCCCAAAATTGCGGTTGCTGTTTCTACTGGGTCTGGGATTTCTCCACTCCATTTTACAAGAAACCCACCATCCCCACCAATATGTTCTACAAGATGTACCATTACTTTTTCCCAAGAATTATTGGGCAAATCATTGAAGTTCATAATGTTTCTGTGTGTATGAAGTCATTATACAACAAAAGGCACCCGATTTCAAGTGCCCTTGTTCCAGTTTATAAAGTGTTCTTATGATATTACTTCAACTTTTACTATATCCTTATGTTTTTTATATTTTCTAGTATAAACATTATATGCACTACTATAAACATATCCATTTTCTTTTGCCCAACCAGTTAATCCCCAAGTAGTAATTTCACTACCATCATTAAAAGTTATTTTCCACAACTTTGACGAATGATTTTTTTCACCTTTTTGTGCTTCCTTCATTTTTAAGATTTGTTCTTTGGGAATAATTTTTCCTTTTTGAGATTTGCTTATTTTATCTCTTGTTTCTTGAGTAACAATTCTCCCTTTATTTGATTGACTTATTTTATTTTTTATTTCTTGTGAAAGTTTTTTGCCTTTATTAAACTTACTTAATTTATCTTTTGTTTCTTGCGAATGACTTTTTCCAGTATTTGATTTACTTATCTTTTTTCTAGTTTTTTCAGGTAAGGATTTACCATAATTATGGTGATTTTTACCACTTTTTACTGCACTTAGTTTTTTCTTATGGTCTTCACTTAGTTTTTTAGACCTGAATTTAGAAATAACTTCGGCAGAGTGTTTATAACCAGAACATCCATCTCCACCATCAGTTTTGTTTCTCAAAATACCAGTTCTTAAATCTTTTCTACCGAACACTGAAATCATATAAATTTCGTGTTTGAATGCTTCTTCTTCGGTTAAATTTTGTTTTAAGTAGATTATTCTAGATTTATCTTTTGGTCGTCTAACTTCAGTTTTATCTTTATTGTATAATCTTCTTCCCGTACCTTTACCTATGTAATAAGGTGTTCTATCTTCACGCAAATATGCGTAAGTATAAAATCTGTTAAGATTTTCCATAACTGCTCTTAACTTGGTGGTTATTATTATTTATACAGGAAAAGCACCACAAAAGGTGCTTTATCCCAACCTGAAAAGAACCACCAAGTCAGGCAATATTATTTATTCTTCATCCCACGGAGCACGACGATTTAGAAGTTTTTTCAAACTTTCTATTTGTTCTGGGTCTGGATTGTTTATTCTCTCTACAAGGGCATCAAAATCCTTCTCAGGCAACACAATGCGTTCAGGTTTTGCACCTTTACCCCAATACTGCTCAAATGCCCATTGATAATTCATATCAATATACCCACCATTCAATGAACTCCAAAAAGAATTCCAAAGATAATAATCATCAAATCTAAATCCTTTGTGTGACATCAACCTGTACCACCACCATATCGGAGTATACTTAATCGGTTTAAATCCGATTATCCACTTGTTTAAGAACACTGGAAAGTTCATTTCTTACTCATCATATAAGTGTAATAAGGGTCTCTGCCCCTTAAATTATAAGGATCAAAACCTTCTTGGGACATAATGTATTCATCCATCATTTGGTGATAACCCCAGTTGAGCTCGTCAAAGAAAGCACAACGATCTATATTGTCATTATAATCCAAACGGAACATAATGGCAATATAGATGCTGTCAAATCCATCAAGTATAGAACTAACCCATTTTGACAATTTCATCCAACTCCTTCTCATCAAAGATACTCTCCACATATGTATCAAAATCAAGGGCAGGTTCTGACATCACATAATGACCAATATCTTCCCAACCTTGAACATGATTGCTCACATAATCTTGAATAGCAAGGAAAATCTTTGCTGCTCGTTGTTTGTCGTGAGAGGTTTGAACTTTATGGGGATGAGAAACAATATTTGTAATCACATCAAAGAGTTCTTCCAGTTGAATGGAAAATGCTTTTTGATTTTGATTGATTTCAAGTGTCACGGGGTTTCATCACTCCAATAGTATTTCAGTTTATCACCATCTGCGGAAATATTCAAGTGATAAATCTTTTTGTCTTGTGTGTAAATTCCCACCCACAGGCTCCGTTCATTCATACTTTCCAGGTGAAACATTTCCACTTCTTCCAGCACGATTTCATCTGGGTTTTCTTCCCACCTTACAAGTTTAGTCATTTTGCCTCCCAATACTTACCATCAGGGCCACAAAGAAACTCATACTGCCTCTCATAAGCACAACGATAACCATTAGTCATTTGGGACACAAGGTTCAAATCATTAGGACGAAAACACAAATCCCAATTATCATTTTTTCTAAGAATGTTTTCTACCCAATTCATACGATAATACTTACAATCCTTACAGAGTTTAGTCATTTTTCAAGTTCTTCCGCAAGTTCATAAAGCATTCTAGCATCAACTACCATATCTTCACCATCACCAAAATGATAGTATTGATACTCATTAGCAATTTCTCTAATGGCAGTGGATAATGCTTGTCTTACATCTTCACCATCCTTTACACCATTATCAATCAGTTCCCCACAAAATGCTTTCCAGATTGTTTGTGCTTTTGTGTTCATTTAGTTTTTACACCTCTTCTTCTATCGTGTTCAGCAACTCGTGCCTTATCAACATTTCTACCCCAAATATCATATCCTTGTGTTTGAATGAACTTTTTGTTCCTTTCATCTTTCTTTTCAAATCTGTTCATTTCAATATCCTCCATAATCAGTTGTAGTAAGCAGAAGAAACCCAACCAGGAATACCAGCACTATCAAGATAAGAATTGATGCGTTCTACTTCATTCTGTGCTACTTTTTCATCAGTAGTTTCATAAAGAAGTTCAGTTTCTCCATTGGTGGTTTGATAGATGTAGAACATTTGAAGTTCCTTTGTGTGTATGAGGATATTATAAGGCATCCAGAGGCACCCAGAGCATCCCCTGTGCCAGTTCGTCAAGTGTTTTCTATTCTCAATACAAACCATCCCTTCTTCGTCTGTTTTTTCTTTTCCTATCCATAAAATATTCAAGAACACCAAATCCCATAGAAATAATAATATATGGAAGTAGGAGTATCGCAATATATTCAATCATCAGGTGTCTCAACTATAATTGTAATGTAAATGGGTCTCCCACGTAAAAGCAGGTTGATCTTCACGAGCAATCATCTCTATAACATAATCTGGAACCAGTTTACCATACTTGTCCAAGAATTCGTCTTGTGTGAGTTCATCAAATCCGTGCATATAATGGTCGCAATCAACAAACTTTGCGAACCTTTCTTTCTCACGATCTCTACCATCAATAATTTGATAGTTACGGCAGATTGTTAAGAAGAAAGACCTACCTTCACCAGTGGCACAATAATCAATCGCAAAGAAACGATAAAATGGTTTAGTCATTATCCTATAAAGAGATTTGTAGAAATATCGTAAAAGTATTGAGGTGGTTCGTCTGGTTTCTTTTCTGGTTCGGGTTGATAAGAACTTTGTGGTTTTTGTTGAGTTTTTAGATACTCTTTGAGTTCTTCCACACTCATTTCATAGAGTTTTGGTTGTTCAGTCATTAGAGAGTAACAGCATACATTAGAAGAAAAAATGACGATAGAAAAAGTAAGATTGTTGGTTTATCTTTTACATATAGTCCAATAAAAATGTTTGCGATGAGAAGATAAAGTTGTGTGTTAGTCATTTTCTTTTACCTCATTTCTTATTCATAAACTCATTATAAGCATCCATAGCATTTTCAATTTGTTCTTTTAAGTGAACAACTTCGTCTAACGATATGATATTTCTTTGAGTAGATTGTAAATCGGACAATTCTAACTCAAACGCAATTTCTTTTTTCTCAAATGCTTCGGTAAAATTGTTATTACCATAACGAGTTGGAAATAGTTGAAGTTTAATTTTTTTAGTCATTCTTTTTCTCCTTTCAGTTTTCTAACTCTTTCAAGAAACTCATCTGCTTGGTTACGAAGACCTTCAATCAATCCCTCAATATCTTCAATCGCAATGTGATTATACTCCCGATTAAGATATTCACAACGAATCGCATCAATCATACTTTCCATAGCAATAATCTGTTGATACTCTGGTGTGATTATGCCCCAAGGAAATGCAGAAGTTGCAAGATTGTGAAAGTCATTATATCGTTGAAGAACACGATTACTCTTTTCTCTCCGTTCGGCTTCCTCAAAAAATTCGTCAGGATAAAATCGGTCTTCCATAGTGGTTCCTTTGATTTCCTCTATTATACAACAAAAAAGGGCACCTGTGAAGTGCCCGTGTGCCAGTTTGTTAGGTGTCCTCTTTCTTTTGCTTTTCAATAAGTTCTCTTAGCCTTGCTCTACCATAATCTGTGAGTTCTTTTTTGGCATTTCTCAACTCTTCCACTTCCTTATCAGAAAGAAAGAAACCATCAGGAAGATGCCCATATCCTTCACTCATCTCTAATTTTCCTCAACCATTGAGCAAAGTTATTCCAGTGTCCGTCATTCACTTCTGTTTGGAGGTCAGCAGCACGGTTGTCTTGGTTCATTTTATCAACCAAATAACTTATCTCACAGTGAATAAGATACCGATGCATTTTTAACATCGTATCAATTTGTTCGTCAGTCATTAGAAATAATCCTTCCTCACACATTCTGTTTCAAGGTCTTCTACTCGGTCTTGTAAATCCATAATAATCTCAAGAATTTTTAAAGCATCAAGATTTCCATTCTCATCAGCAATCAAAGAGAGATATGATTGATTTATAATCTCTCTTTGTTCTTCATATGGTTTGTAATGCCACTCTTTTCTTTGTTTTTGAGTATATGTATTCCAATCTGCTGGATTGTATCTCATCGCAACATTCCCTTCATTTCTTTCAAACAATCGTTGTAGCCTTCTATACTACATTCAACAAAAGTATTCTGACTTCCTGCTGCTGATTGAGGTTCAGGCAACCATTCGGCAACTGCCTCTACAATATCACCACAAGCATCTTCGGAAAACCCCCATTTGTCTTTTAAGATGTTCCAGAGTTTTTGAGATTTGCGTTCCTCTACCATCCTATTAATTACTTCATCCATAGGTTTTGGATTATCCTTTCTGTCCCATTCTACTTCATCATACCAATCGGGTTCATCAGGACAATATGGTTCATCATACTTCCCCTTCTTCACATCATTAAACCAAAGTCCTTCAAGAAGACGATGAGTTTCGTCATCTTGAACGAATACCAACTTTGTGCCTTCAAGAACCTCATACTTTTTCATATACCAATAAACATCACCAGGAGCTTCAAGACGATAATAATTCTCACCATTATAAAAGACAACCTCAAACTTCCCAGCAAGTTCAAGTTTCATTTTGATTTGAGGATAAGCACTCTTGATTTTACCAAAAACTTCTTTTGTCTCTTCATTATACTCAACATACTTATCAATCAGTTTGAGTTCTTTCAGAGTGAGATTGAGTGTGATAGGTTCAGTCATTTTCAGGTTCTCCAACATACTTTTGTGCGTTGAGTGTTCTCCACATTATAATCTGCTCAAAACATTCTCCAAGATTGTGACAAACGAAACTATCTTCATCAATTCCATCAGGGCCATCCCAGATTGTAGCAGTGCATCCCTTTGTGGGATGTGAAGTCATAGTGATTTCAATCTTCATTATTCGTCAGTCCTACTTGTTCTTCCAGTTTAGCATACTTTCCTCGCATAAAACCTTCATAGAACGATGCGTAAATCCATTTTCTCATCAGGTCTTCACGGGTCTTTGGGTCTTCAACGGCACAGTCTCCCGCAAACCATTCAACAGTCCAAGTCCATTCAGTATGATTTCCATAAAACCATTCGTTGAAGGATGTTTCAATCTCCTCAACAAACTCCCAGTCTTGTATTGGGTATTGTTTAGTCATTTGAATAAGTTCTCATTTACTCTGCGAATAGCATCATTATAACCCACAAAATACTCTGGTAGTCCAACACCTTTTTTATATTCAGGAATATTCTCCCTAATCAAATCTCTTACCCTATCAGTCATCTCATCACACTCAACACTATCACCAAGTTTAGTTTTTAGTAATCCCCAGAGTTTATCATAAAAACTTTGAGGTTCTACTACTCGTTGATACTTCACTCCCATAATGGTTGCGTATTCTCCTTCTATGAGAACTTTTGAGATGTCGGTTTCAGTCATTAGAGGTCAAGTGGTTGTGAGTTGTCCTTGTGCCATTGTTTGGTCCAAACCAACCATTTTTCTATGTTTGGAGACATTTCAGCACTATAATGTTCCCCATTTTCCGAGATGGCATCCAAAAAATGAATACCTGTCTTGGGGCAGATTACTCGTGATACTTGTGTGAATTTTACTTTTTCAGTCATCACCAATCTCCTAAATCAGGTTCAATATCACCCAGAAGTTCTTGAGCAAACTTCAAAGTTCCCCTCTCAAAGTATCCATCACGGAAGTCATCTGTGCGTCCTCTACTTTTATACCAAGACAGAATGCCGTGCCCAACATCATCTCTTTTTATAATCGTCATATTCTGTTCGTCACACCACACTCTACCTTCCTCTCCCATCTCACGAAGAGCGTTGAGTGTAGCACAGTTCCAGTTGTTTTCAAGGAAGTTTCCGTCCTTATCAAAACCACACTCAGGAGCATCACCACTCCAAGTTTGTCCTCTTTCAATACATCGGGGGCATTTGTAAGTCATTTCAGTTCAAAATACCAAGAGCATAAAGTTGTCGTTCAATCCTTTGACTTGGTGTTCCAGTAAAGGCACCAACAAGTTCAGGATTTAGAGTATCAAGTTTAATAGCAAGTTCCCAACACTTCTCAAGTTCTTCTTGATAATCTTTGAGAAGTTCTTCTTGTTCAGTCATCAGGTGTCTGTGTGTATGAGAATATTATAAGGCATCCACAGGGTTTATGGAGTGTCCTTGTGCCAGTTCTTCAAGTGTCCTTCAGTCCAATCAGTTTAGCAAATTCAGGAGTAATGGTGAGGTTTTGTTCTCTTACAAGATTACGAACTTCTTTACGGAGATGAAGATACTTATCTCTGTATTCTGTGAGATACTTTTGTGCTCGGTTCTTTTCATCAAAGTCGCACTGGTGTTCGTAGGTTCTACTTTCGTAGTATCTCATTGACTTTTCAATTGACGGATTTCACTTTCAAGTTCATAAATGCGTTCAGACATTTGGTGAAGAAACATAATCAACGAACGACTACAAATGGTCTCACCACTATCTTCTGAAATTGCAGAAATAATGTCTTCTGCTTCCGAGTTGTTATAAGGAAAGAACTCTTTTGCGTGTGCTTCGGGATATTGAATGCCCCAAGTCGTTGCGGGAATAGTTCGCTCAAAAAGTGTAGTCATTTCAGTTGCTCCAAAACACCAATAAAAGTATCAATACAATCTTTGGGAATGTGAAAAGGTTCCCCTGTTTTAGTTTCTTCAACTCCGTGAGTTGTATATTGATTAATCTCTACAAGACCTTGACCATCATCAGTAAATTGGTAGAACCAACCATCTTCGTGGTGAATACGGATTTCTTGGGTGATAGAGTAAGTCATTTGATCGTCACAGTTTGATTTTTGATTTGGCAAAGACGGGAAAGATTATCACCCGCAGTAGCAACTTGGAAGAAGTTGTAGTTAGTCCCACACTGTTCGTTGAGTGCTTGTTGAGTTGTAATGACTTTCATAACTCCTATGATGGGAGCAACAGTAATAACCAAAACAGCACCACCAGCAACCAAAACAATCCAAGCATCCATAAGATCAAAGTTGTTGCGTTTCATTAGTCCTCTGTGTGTACAAGAGTATTATAAGGCAAAAAGGGGTCTTGTGGAGACCCCCTGTGCCAGTTTGAGAAGTGTCCTCAAACCCAAGTTCTTACACTTGCCTTTGGATGTTCTTTACAAGCACTCAAAACCTTCTCTACAAAAGGAACAAAGTCTTTGTAAGTTCCCCAACTATTAGGTGAGTTGAACTTTTTATAATACTCTGGATTTTCTTTGAGTTTCTTCAACCCTTCTTCCAGAGGAGCAATCAGTTTATCCGCAGTTGGATTTTCACAAAGGTCATATGGATGCCATAAAGCAGTATAAATCCCTGCTTCTTCTGCCATCTTATTCAGGTTGTGAGTGATATTAGAAGAAAACAATTCAACTTTATGAGGTTCTTTTCCACCAGTATCAACTTCAACTTCTAACCAAATATCAAGAGACATAATGGGTTCTGTGTGTATGAGAGTATTATAAGGCATCTGGGATGCCGTGAAGCACCCACTGTGCCAGTTTGAGAAGTGTCCTCAATCTTTAATAAGTTCTACAAGGTCATAAAACTCATTATAAACTTCTTCAAGACCATTAGAGTGTCCCTTTTCCCAAGCAAGGTCAAATGCCTTTTGCCTTTTAGGATTATCAGTCACATTAAAGTTCTCAAAAAGGTCATTCACAAACTCCTCGTGAAGTTTATGCTTTTCATCTGTATATTGAAGTTGGTGTGCTTTGTATCCTTCTTTATCAAGAACTACCTGAATCACAGCATCAGGATACTCTTCTTCTAATTCAGGTTTAGTTTTTTCATAGTCATGCCCAGACCAAAGAACTTCACCCTTATCATAAACATAATACTTGATGTAATCCTTTTTGTTGGGATAAGCAGTTTGTGATTTGGAGTAATAATCAAAGGGTTTCATTTCAGTTTCCTCAAAATTGATGTTTAATTTCTTCTTCTGTTGCTATCTCCACAATAGGATAACTCACATCTTCATAATCATACAATTGAAAATCTTTAATCAGGTCTGTAACAACATTATCACACAGATAATCAGCAAAAAATCCTGTATCAAGTTCTCCGTCATTTGTAAGCATATCATTCTTATGCTTTTCAGGGTCAAACCTCACATAAAAAGTTACTTTATAACCTTTTAGATTTTCCAAAGCATTCTTCACATTCTGTTGTTCCTTATGCTTTTGGATTTGAAGTTCAAGTTCGTTGAGTTGTTCTTCGGTCAGTTGCGAAAGGTCAATCATCAGGTGTCTGTGTCTATGAGAGTATTATAAGGCAAAAAGAGCACCTTTGGAGTGCCCCTGTGCCAGTTATTCAAGTGTCCTCACCCAAGTTCTTATAAATCGCATCCATCCATATCTTATCAATATATTTCCGTTCTTCATCAGTAATCATATTTGCTCTCATCCACTCTTCAAAGGTGATGTTATTATCATCCAAGTATTTTTGGAGTTCTTCAAAGTTCATAAAGCATAACCTCAAAGGTGATTTCATTAACCATAATATTCCCATCATTTACCATACTCATACTGACTACCTTTGCTTTTCCTTGTTTGATTTTCTCTGCGACTTGTTGAAAAGAAACATTCACACTATCAGGGTCATAAGTTGTGAGTTTTGATAGTTTTGGTTTCTCTACTGGTTTTGGAGGCTCTGGTGGTTTTGGATTGTGGATTTCATTATATTTTTCAATTAGAGGATTAGTCATCATACATCAATCCACTTGAACCCCAAGAGTTTGTCCATACAAAAACGAACTACAAAATTCGGTTTTTCATCCATAAAATACTTAAAATACTTACGGTTACCGAATGTATAATAACCGACTTCTTTACCACCTTCTTTAATTATAAAACTGGAAGTAAAATTATTTGTTCCAAGATTATCACTATAAATTAATCTATGTTTTTCTGGAAATCTTCCATTTTTACGAGCATACTCAAAGTCCTCAATAATTCTATTGAACCTTTGATTGTAGTAATACTCTTGATGACATTTGAGTTCAGCAAACTTATGCTTGATACTCTCAATATGTTTATCAATCTTCTCATCAAATTCCTGTGAGATTTCTTCTAATGACTTGCGTGGTTCTGGAATATCAAGATAAGGTTTGATTACATCAAAATACTCAAAATCTTCGGTGTAATAAAAAGCACCACAAACATAGGGAAGAATACTTTGAGGTGCTCCTTTGAGTTTCTTTGGATTGAGTTTGTATCCTATTTTTTCAGTCATCACCACTCTGTCTCCACCATAACATAATTCCTCAAATAATCGGGAAGGTTTTCTTTCAAGTATTCTAACATATAATCCTGTAAATCATAAGCAGTTGGAGAACATTCTTCAATCAACACACCATACTCCAAATCCTCATCGTGAATACTATACTTCACCCATACATCCACCACTCGTAGGTCAGCATAATTTACACCACCAAATCGTTCTGTCGAATTCTTATGGAGTTCCAGGGCTTTATTAGCAACCTCTTGAATGAGGATTAGATTTTCTTTGATGGTGTCGTTCATTTGAGGTTCTCCCGAATAGTTTTTAGACAATTGTTCCAACCATCATCTGTAAATTTAGTGCTATTTTCTACGGAAGAAGGCAACCAAGCATCAATCCTATGCACAAGTACTTCACAAGTTGGTTGATTATCATCATCACACCACTCACGGATAATCTCAAAGAGTGTCTGTGGTTTAGGTGGTTCCACTTTCTTATATTCTACACCGTCAATTTTCACCGTATCTTCATCAAGTCGTTGAAAGACTTTCATAGTATAATCCATAGCACTTCCGTATTTTTTCTGTTCTACGATGATTTCGGGATTAGTCATTTGAGATTTCTTATAAAGACAATATTCTGGTTCAAAACAACCACCTTGAGTTGCGTTGGTTTCTACATCTACTGGTGCATAACAGAACCCACAATCCCAGTATTTACATTTCATTTGGTTCCATCACAATAGATATGAGGATAAGTGTCAGGATACTTCGCAGGTGGTTTTGAAACTATAGGAGGAATTGTATAAGGAATAGGATTTGGATTTGTGAGAGGAGTATAAGGAGTGTTATAAAGTAGTGGAGATTTACTCAAATACTCTTCTACGATGTTACAGTCCCAACCATCTGCATAAATCTCCTTACCATAATCAACAGCATCTGGTCGTGCGGGAAAGGAAGCAACATAAGTTCCTTTGTGATAGAGTGAATAAACTTTCATAATCAATCAGTAGTTTTAGAAGAACTATAATAGGATTGAAGCAAAACAGCAACAAAAAGAAACCATCCCCAACCAGCAATCCCGTGAAAAGCAAGAATGGTTGCTCCAATCACACAAGCAATAGAAGGTAGATTAACAAGAAGTAGAATAAGTGCGTGGTTCATCGGTTCTTTGTTTGTAGAGTTATTATACGACAAAAGGCACCTGATTTCAAGTGCCTTTGTGACGGTTTCTCAAGTGTCCTCACCAAACTCCTTTTTGAGTTGTTCATATGCCTTACGACGATTTTCTTTTCGTTCTTCTTCCAGTTTCATTCTCTTTTCATACTCTTCATCATTTTCAAGTCGGGTTTTGTAGACATAGTATTCTCTTTGATTATCGTAATTATAATCATAATCAATACCTTCCCAACCATCTTCCTTACACTTTTGAAGAGTAGAAATGATATCGTCTATTTTACCATCAAACTCACCACACAAATAAAAATCTTTCCTTTCTTTGATTGTAATGCGTTCAGCAGTCATCAGTCCTCTGTGTGTATAGAAGTATTATACAACAAAGGACACCTGATTTCAAGTGCCCTTGTGCCAGTTTAGTAAGTGTCCTTATCGTCCAAACCTATTGTAAAGGAACACTCTTCCACCTCCCGTAGGAACAGTAACCACAATTTCATAGCCCAGTTTAGTAATCATAGTTGCCAGATTGCTTCCGTGACTTTTAGCACTACAAGAAGTATGAGGATAATGGTCAATAAACTCCACACTCTTACAAGGATTTTCAAGTGCTTCTGTGATTGCTTTGTGATAAAGAATGGTAGTTCTACCCGTGCCTCTGGTTGTTGCTTCTTCGTATTTTTGAAGAACATCATCAATTAAACTCATAGTATCACCACAGTTGTTGATAGAACACCATTTGTACTTATCAACAAGACTTTGAATTATTTTGAGTGCCTCGTAAAGTTCTTGAGCAAGTCGTTGTTTGTAGTCAGTAGTCATTTTTATTCTCCTCCAATATGAGATGTTGGTTTTTCGTCAGGATTGCGACTTACAGAAGCACACCATTCTCTACCGTCATATACTCCTGGAAAGTATGTTCTTTTATGTGTCCAAAGAGTGAATGGTGTTCCTTCACTACATCCATAACCATCATCAAACTCTTTGAGTAGTTCTTCTTCTGTGAGAGTGGAACTTACAACATCATCAAAGGTTTCTTTATGTTTCTTCATTTCGTGTTGAATGAGTTCTTTCCAGTTAGTGTTCATTTACAATCCCTTTGGTTGATTATAAAATCATTATACGACAAAGGACACCTGAAATCAAGTGCCCGTGTTCCAGTTCGTAAAGTGTCCTACAGACCCAAGAGTTTTTTGTCGGCATCACTCAAGGAAGCAAGGTCTTTCTTGAGTTGTTGAAGTTTTCGTTCCTTTGCTTTTGCTTTTTCTGCTTTTTCTTTCTCCAGTTGTTTTACTCGTTTATTATACTCTTTGTCGTTTTCTTCCCGATGCTTGTAGAGATAATAGTCACCATCCTCATATGGTTCCCAATTATATTCAAGTCCTTCCCAACCAGCATCTAACTTTGCTTGAAGTGCGGCAATAATGTCTTCAAGTTTTCCATCAAAATCTTCCCAATATTTTTGGGTTTCTTTGACTTGAATTCGTTCAGGTTGGTTAGTCATAATGTCGAATTAAACTCATATTCGTGTGCGATTGCTATTTTTTGGAGGTCTTTGATTTGAGTTTCAAGACTATCAATTCTATCAATAAGTTCCCCAAAAAGACCAATTAAACATTCATAGTCAATAGTTTCTGTAGTTTCACCATCTTCTCTACTAGAATAAGTGAAATAGCATAGTTCTTTCTTTAGATTTCTTTCAGTCATTTTTTTTATGTTCGAGCAGTTGGAACTTATGCATATGAGATTTTGATTCAAGTTCTTCTGTGCGTTCAAATAATTCTTTTAGAACATCAAAAAGTTTCTCCTTATAATTTTCATCATTATCTTCACCATCAAAGATAAAAGATAGTTTTTCCCAATAGTCATTAGTCATTTTTCAGTTTCAGCACATTATTGATTTGAGTGCGGATTTTTGATGCCTTTTGTTCCGTTTCTTCCAACTCTTCCATAAGCATTCGTAGAGTTTTGGTTTTCATAATTGTGTTGATGTAGTTGTTGTTCATAGTTGTGTTAGTCATTTTTGTAATACCTCTATAATAAGTTTTAGATTGTCGTTAATATCAAGAAG